TTATATCTTTAAAGATTATTTTTTGTTTTTTATAATCTTTTCTTAATTCACGAATAATAATAGCTTTTTTTTTTATTTCATCTTTAATTTTATTATGTTCTGCATCTACTTGGAATTTTTCTTCTTTAATTAAATCAAGTTGTTCAATATTTTCTTGAACTTTCTTTTGTAATTTTGGATCTATTTCATAATCTTCTTGTTTAGGAACACATGATTTTATAATAGTTTTCTTTTTCTCTCGTATAACTTTAAGCTCTTTCTTATAATTAGCTTTCGTTTCTTTAATACATAATTTTTGTTGTTTTTTATCAGCAATCTTTTCACATTTTCCTAATTGTTTTTCTTTTTCATTTTCAAGATCTTTTATATTTCGTTCAAAATATATACCTGCTTTTGCTTTCATTTCTAAATTCTTTTGTTTATTTTTTCCTTTATACAATTTCTTATTTTCTTTGATTTCTGTTTGAATGAATTTAAATTCATTATTTTTTTCAACAATTTTTTCTTTTAATTCTTTGAGCCATATCTTATATTTATCAACTGGTTTTTCTTTAGATTCATCATCTTCTTTGGGAAGACGATATGTTAAATCCACATTAATATCCTGTAAGACAGGATAAGCAAAATTACGTACGTCCGATGAACGATTTAAATAACTAATATATCCACTTATTTGATTTTGAAATTTAATAAGTGATTTTGGGTTAAAATAACCCATCGAATCTAAATAAGTTGTCTTAAATATTTCAAAATCAATTGGTAAAGGATCTTTATCTCTTAATAAATTTAATAATTTAATCATTTCCATACCATCTTCAGTATAAGGAGTTGCTGTCATCAATAAAACACGTACACTATCTTTGCCAGATACTTTATAAGAATGTTGAATCATTTCTTCTAAAATATCCGTACGAGGCTTTTCACTACCCACAACAGTTGGCGAATAAAGTTTATGGGCTTCGTCAATAATTACCAATGTTTTATGTAAAGGATCATCATTACCATTGCGTTTAACTATTTCTTCATAGTACTTATTCTTTTTAAGCAATAGATTACTAAATTGTTTATAAGATATAGGTTCCATCCAATTTTCTGGTAAATATTTCTTAGGATTTGAAATACGTTCGGGTAATTTGATACTACCATCTTTAATCTTTTCTTGAAGGGTTAAACTACAGACCTGTTTATACATATTTTTCCAAATATCATTTTTAAGGGTATGTCGTGTTACCCATAAAATTGTATAACCATCTTGCTCGAAACTGGTCGTAGCTGTTGCGATTGCGCTACACGTTTTTCCTGTACCCACACTCTGAAATAGCAACATTCCTTTGTACGCAGACGATGATTGGAAGTAATGTCTAACAAAATCTTGTGTAGGTGTAAATTGAACAATTGTAGAAGCTCCCCCAGATGTTGACATGCATTGATTTTCAAGTTTTACATTAGGATATGTAAAGGCATTAAACTTAGTTCGTATAAACTTACTCATTTCATTAAACTCCATTATTTTTTGAGGAGGCTCTGGACGATGTGAAACTGCACCTCCTTTAAGAATTGCAGGTGGTAAATCAACTTTAAATTGATGTATGGATTCGGTAAGTTCTTTATCTACTGCTGTATCAATAGCAACTTTCTCTAATTCTGCAGCAAATATAACTTTACCTAAATCAATGTCTGCGTATTTTAAATAAAGTTCAAACATTTGTTTTGAATTACGAAGCTGATATTGGAGCTGTTCTGGAATTTTAACTTCATAACGAAATACATATAAAGGCCATCCATATTTTGGATGGAATTGTAAACCACTTTGTCCACAAAAACGTGTACTGCGACCAATGGCTTGTTTTTCATCAGATTTAACGACAACAGGTTCAAATAAATGTACATATTTAACATCAAATAAATCAATACCCTCTTTAAATCCCTGATCCAAAATAATAAAACGAACCAAATTTCCTTGAATATTTTCTGGACGACGATTATAAGTTTCCATTAAATGTTTTCTAAATTTAATACTCATTGGACGATCATAAAAATTTTTACTCATTAAGATACCAAAATTTTGTCCATGTGTCTCTAATAATTTTTCATCTGGATATAAAGTAAAACCTAACCCTTGAACATGAAAAGCAGGTTGATATCCTTTTGCAACAAAAGCAGAACCAATCAATTTCGCTCCATAAGAACTGCTTTTAACATCCGTAAAAATCATATGTTTAAAATGCTTTCCTTCTTTTTCTAAATCTTTTTCATCTAATTGACGGATACGGTCAAGTAAAGCTTCCACTTTTGGACCCGCTTCTTTTAGATACATATCCAGTAATTCAGGAATAAAATTGCTCTTATCCATCATATGATAGGATTCCACTTTACTAAAATTAGCTACATTACGAATACATTCTGCTTTACGCTTTCTTTTTTTTTCAATATTATCAGTTGAAGTATTATCATCAGAATAATCATCATATCCAGAGGAAGACATTATATACTTAATTTAAACCTATAAATTTATAATATTTTTATTCCTCATAAGGATGTTCGTGAATTGTAGCGAGAACTGATTGATTTAATAGTTTCATATGCGAGTCACTATATACTCCTTTTTCTTGTATTTGAATACATCGTTTTCCTTCTCCATATTGAACAAGAATCAATGCATGTTCGTATATAGGTAAATAATATACTATAATTTTTACAATACGTTCTACTATTACATCAATCATTTCGATCATTAAATCATGTTTAGGTTGTATAAATATTTCTAATTGATGTTGTTTACGAATACTAAATTGATCTATACATAAATAATACAGATCTAGAAAATTTAATATTCTTTTATCCATTTTATTTTTAGTTTATATTTTTACTAATTCACATTCATCATCAGTCGGTTCTTCAAATACTTTACGATAACGATACAATGCTATCGTTGGAATATGAATACCTGTTTCTCGTTCACGTTCTTTAATGCGTTCAAGTGCTTCTTCAATCGGTGTTGTTACCCAAATACAGCGAATAGGAATATTCATTTTTTTTGCAAATTCAATATATATATTACGACGTTCATATGTTGGATTTGTTGCATCAAATACAATTGATTTATTTGAATATTTAGAGGCCTCTTTTACCATTTTAGAACCAGTTGTAAATACATCTCCATCAATGCGTACATATCCTTTCGGTTCTAACTGTTCTTTTACAAAGGAGGATTTTCCAGAACCCGGATATCCAATCATCACAATAACTTCTTGATGACTTGGAATGGTAAGTGTTGGAAAAGATACTTTGGGTTTATCAAATATTTCTTCAGGAGTATAGAAAGTAATGCCAGCATTTTTGGCAAATTGAATATCACGATCCGCCCAATCTCCTGGTCGCCCTGCAGCATCTCCAACAAAGAAACTACCTGATTCAAATTGAGGAAATTCTTCCTTAAACAATGAAGGATTTGGTTTTTGCATTCGTTTTTCCATACCAATAATCACTGTAATAGGAACTTTTAGTTCTTTAACAACCTCTTTAATCATTTCAACTTTCCATAGTTTGGATTGGTCTGTTACAATCACAATACGATACTTTTGTTTTGCATATTTACGTAGAGTATCTGGAACCGATGGACGTAGCCATTCCCAATCATTCTGTTCTTTTGGAAATCGTCTCCCTTCTTTTGGACGCACCAACGTTCCATCAAAGTCAAAGATTGCCAACTTTTTTGAACGTACTTTCTTCGAAGGTTCAAGAACAATATTCGAAGGGTCCATTTATCTTTATCCCTTTATTTTCATAAAACATTCATTTTTTCTAATGATGTAAATAAAAATTGAATGGTAACGAAAATTACATATTGTCAAAAGCGGTAAACAATTATTATAATATGATATCTTCAATACTTCGTAATACAATTAAATTTACAAATGGACGGACAGCTCGTGAAAAATGGGCAAAAACTTTCAATATTGTAAACGAACTAACAATTGATGAATTCAATAAGGATTGTAATCATGTATTCAATAAAGAAGCTATTATCCAATTGGATACAAGTGACCGTCAAACTGTCATTGAAGCCATTCCTTTGGATAAGATAGAATGGAATAAAAATTGTGAAAAAATTTATATTATTACCAAAAATAAAAAAATCATTAAAATCGGCGGAACACGAAATGGAATGAAAGAACGCTTTGGCTCTTATCTATGTGGACACCATGTATGTGAACGAGGAAAAAGCGGAAAAATGTCTGTTACAAATGCACATCTTTATCATACAATGGAAAAAGACTTGCTTGAAACAGAGTGTGAATGGGAGTTTTATACATGGACACTACCTGTAATTGATTATACAGTAAATATTCTAGGAAATGAAACCAAAATCAACGTACAAACTTACCATGCCTATGAAAGTTGCTGCATTAATAAATACAAAAATAAAACAGGACATATTCCTATTCTATGTGATAACTGCGATCCAGTATATACTAAATAAGATTCCTTACATATGTTCTTCAATCAATTTTATTTCTTCTTGAGTTATATCAAATTGTTTATATACATTTTCATATTCAATACAATATGGAAAATTTTGTAAGATACGAATATTATTAAAGTTACCATATCTGCAAATATTATTTATAAATTTATACAATGGATGATTCAATACTTTTTGAATATTTTTTGCTTCTTCTTCATTATTGCATTGAATAAACACAATTGATTGTGTCATTCCACAATGATCTACAAATGTTTCATAATAAGATGTTGTTGATATAAATACCTTATATCCATTTTGATATTTATGTGGTTTTGAACTCCATACAATTTGTGTAGGTGTATGAATAAGTTTATATTTATAAATATTACATTCTTTATTTGATATATATTCCTTTTTTGTATATTTATGCAAATAACTACTGGTTTCAACTTTAAACTTTCTCAAATTTGTATTATCAATTGTTTTACTTAGAATTGATTGAATTGTATGATTATAATAAAGAGGAATATAGTTTCTCTGTTCACTTTTAACAGAATCTTTATAGAGTTGATTTTTCCAGATACCCTCAATTTCAATATTCTTATAAAAAGGCGTTTTTTCAATCAAATACCATACAAAAGAAGAACCAATCTTCTTAAAATATTTCTTTGCTGTATGAATATTAATATGATGAATCTGCAATTGAGTTAACTGTTGAATCAAAGTATTTCTATCTGCAAATGACATCCAATTATCAGGAGTAATATAAAGTAAATATCCATGTTCATTCAATAGCTGTAAAGACTTTTGAATAAATGCGCCGATCAAATTATGATTTTTAGAAGCTCGTTTACCATTTGTCAATAGTTTAGCATATGGAGGATTTGCAACAATCAAATCAAATCTATGAGACGTTGATAAGGATAAGAAATCCTGATTATAAATATTGAGTTCATGTTGAAATACTTCTTTGAGTTTATTCAATCGATTTGTATTAACATCATTAAAATATAGAATATCTTTTAGAATAACATCTTTTGTATGATGTTGAAGGAGTTTAAAATAAATAACTATTGGAAAATTTCCACAACCACAACAAGGATCCAAGATTTTTATATTTTTATTTTTCCAAAAATTCTCTGGTATTTTATGAATCATTTCTTCAACACAATCCAATGGTGTAGGTTCATCATTAGATGTTTCTACCAACTGTTTATCTTTATTTAATACATTATCATAATATTTTTTCAATTCACTATATTCACTATCAATAATTGATAGACTCATTAACTTTAGATAGAAATTGTTTTCATAAATCAATTTTTATGCAGAATATAATTCAATCTTCTATCTCATATACAATGACTAATAAAAATGAGATTTATAAATGAAAATCATCTTTGTTATTAGTTAAGATATAATGACGGCTGTATTTATATTTCGTAGGGATTTTCGTTTAAAAGATAATACAACATTGATACAAGCTGCAAAAGATGGGTACAAAATCTTACCTGTATTTGTTTTTACTCCTGAGCAAATTGACCCTAAGAAAAATGAATACTTCTCAAATCCTGCCGTTCAATTTATGTGCGAATCTCTTATAGATTTAAATGATCAACTTAAAAAAAATGGCACACATTTAATTCTTATGTTAGGAGATCATATCCATACAATTGAAGAAATTTATAAAGCACATCCGTTTGAAGCAATCTATTCTAATGAAGATTATAGTGTATATACAAAAGAAAGAGATGCTACTCTTAAAGCTTGGTGTGAAAAGAAAAATATAGCGTTTGTTCAAAAAGAAGATTATGGTTTATTACCATTAAATGAAGGATTATTAAATGGTGAAAGACCATATATGGTATTATCTCAATTTTATAATAAAATTATGAAAGAAATTCCAATTCAAAATATAGCTACATACAAACTACAAAAAAAGCATTTTTTGGTTCCAAGGGTTCAAAGTTCTTATCCCATTGAAAAAATAGGAGCCTTTTATACCGAAAATCCCAATTTAGCTATTCGTGGAGGACGTAAACAAGCATTGACACGATTAAAACAATTAGGTATCTTAAAAAATTATCAAGAAGAACGTGACTATCCTGCTTTACAACGTACTTCAAAAATGTCTCCTCATTTAAAGTTTGGAAATATATCCATTCGTGAAATGTATTGGGAGATTGAAAAATTATTTGGTAAAAAACATGGATTGATAAGAGAGTTAATATTCCGTGATTTCTATCTTAAAATTTATGCATTCCAACCCAAACTTCAAAGAGGTGTTGCTCTTCATTCAAAATTTGACCATGCCATTCCATGGTCTTACGATAAAAAGAAATTTCAAAAATGGGCTGATGGTATCACTGGATTTCCATTAGTAGATGCTGGAATGCGTGAATTAAATGAATCTGGACATCAACACAATCGTATTCGTATGTTATGTGGCTCTGTCTTGACAAAATATTTAATGATTGATTGGCGTTGGGGTTTAAAATACTATTATACACATTTAGTAGACGCAGATATTTTTAGCAATACAGCAGGATGGGGATTTGTATCTTCTACTGGACCAGATGCAGTACCTTATTTTAGAGCACCATTTAATCCATATATTCAATCCTATAAATTTGATAAAGATGCTGTTTATATTAAACAATGGGTTCCAGAACTCAAAGAAGTTGAAGCAAAAGACATTCATAAATGGTATGACTCAGACGTTCGTGACAAATATCCCAATATTACTTATCCAGCCCCAATGGTGGATCATAAAGAAGCTTCAGCTCACGCTTTAAAAGTGTTTAAAGCTGCTTATGAAAAGAAATTTGAATGAAGAATTTTACAGACGACGAGTTGATGTTGTTCCTCTACGTATAGTTCTTTGTCGTGAAGCTAAGCTCTTTTCAAGATATTTTAATAATAATAAGGCTTTTTGAATAAATTCTTTATCCATAGCTTTTATATCACCAACCATCATCGTATCAGTTAAATAAACTTTTATATTATTTGGGTCTTCAAAATGTAATAAACTTTTCTGCAAATTTATTTTGTTAAACACGAATGATAACCATCTTAAACCAATAAACATTTCCTTTAAATTTTCAAAATCTAAATAATTATTTAGATAGAGTGTTAAAAGGACTTTTGATAGTAGAATTGAATCAGATTGATTCTTTATACGAGTGAAATTTAATCTAAATGAAGCCATTGGAAACTCCGTATTTGGTATAACTGAACTAATAGTAATAGAGCCATCTATAGTTGAAGGTTTGTTTATAATAGTTACTATTACGTAGTTATTTTGTAATTTAATGCTATCTAAACCATTTGTCAATTCTTTTTGATAAAGTTGAGAAATATATTCTGTGATTTCACGAGCCGTTCTAAATTGTTTTTCTTCAGTTGTTTTATTATATCTTCCTTGGAATATAGCTGTTACTTTTGTAGGTAATAAAAATTCTACCGATTGAACGACACTTGGTAAGGTAGTGGCTGCAAATTGCAATTGTTGTACTGGTGTTAGTTTAGAAGTAGCTAAACCCTTTGTTAAAATAGTCGATTGTATATCTGTTGGTAATTCTAAAAACTTTTCAAAGTTTTCTTCAGGTTGAGGTAAAACATATGGCGCTTCTGGTATAGGAGGCATTAGACTTGGAACACTTGTTGCTTTCTTTGTTTTAGAGGACTTTGGTTTTGATAAAGTAGGACCACTTCCTTTCATAGAACGTCTTCTTAAAAGATTAAAAGGTTTTTTTGTTTTTCCTTTTTTAGCAATGATTAATACTGAAGATTATTCCCATCTACTTCATCAAAATAGTGCTCATCATCATTAGAAAACTCTTCCTTCAAATAATACCTAATCATATACTCATCACGACAAGAAGGGCTGCTTGTAATACGTACGATACGACCCCAAACCCAACCGTGATAACGACTCTCAAAGAAGATGCTATCACCAATGTCCATATTCAGTGCATTCCTCAGCCGAATATCATCGTTCTGCACTACAATCTCCATCTGCTTAGAGTGATCAAAGAGCGTTGCCATTCGCTCATTCCTCTCATCATAGTCCTTGAAGAACACCTCGTAGATATGGTTGTTGTTGTAAGTCTGCATGATTACGATTGATATATAGTATATTATCAATCAAAATTTCATTTTTTTCAAAATCGGTAATAAAAAGAAAATTTATTTGCAAGTTCGTTTTTCTTCTACGATCATCTCTTTTACTAATCCAATAAATGAATAACTTGGTTCCCAACCTAATTTTTTAAATGCCTTACTACTATCAGCTTTTAAATAAGGCACTTCTAAAGGACGATAATAACGTGGATTTATACATACTCTTACTACCTGATTTTGATCGATTCCAACTTCTGTATCTCCAGTTCCAATCCATTGAATATTGTATCCATTATGTAAAAATACTTGTTCAACAAATTCTCTTACAGTATGCGTTTCTCCCATTCCAAGTACATAATCTTCTGGTTTATCTGCTTGTAACATCAACCACATTCCATAAACATAATCTTTTGCATGACCCCAATCACGAATAGCATTTAAATTACCCAGTTCAATACATTCTTGATTTCCATTTACAATATTTTGAACACCTATTACTACTTTACGTGTTACAAACGTCTCTCCACGACGACTTGATTCATGATTAAATAAAATTCCATTACAGGCAAACATACCATATCCATCTCGATAGGTTTTAACAAATTGATACGCCATATGTTTTGAAATTCCATAAGGAGATACTGGTTGAAAAGGTGTCTCTTCATTCATCGCTTCTGTCCCTTTTACATATCCATACATTTCACTCGTACATGCTTGATAAAAGCGTATTTTATCCAGTGAAATTGGCAAAGCCCTTAGAGCTTCAAGTAGATTTAATGTACCAATCGCATTTACTTGGCAGGTGTATTCAGGTATTTCAAAAGATACTTTTACATGAGACTGAGCTGCTAAATTATATACTTCTAAACGCTCCATATTGGGATGTTTTTGTAGGATTTCAAGCAGTCTTTTTTGTAAAGAACATGCATCTGTCATATCTCCATAATAAAACTGAAATTTTGAATGCTTATACAAATGGTCTATACGCTTTGTATTAATATTGGAAGAACGTCTTACAATGCCATAGACATAATAATTTTTTTCTAAAAGCAATTCTGTTAAATAAGAACCATCTTGACCGTTTAATCCAGTAATAAAAGCAACACGCTCCATAACATACTTAAAACGAACTCTATAAATATGTTTAAATGAAAATTTTAGTCACAGGTGCATCCGGTCTCATTGGTAGTGCATTAATCAATGAATATATATCTTATCCTGGTTACAGTCTTTTAGATAAATGGGTTTTTTTATCTTCGGCAGATGGTAATTTAACCAAAGAAGAAGAGGTAAGTTCTTTGTTTGAAAAACATCAACCCGATATTATAATTCATTTAGCAGCTAATGTAGGTGGTTTATTTAAAAATATGCATAAAAAAGCGGAAATGTATGAAGATAATATATTAATGAATACATATATGTTAAAATATGCCAGACTTTATAAAGTTAAAAAAATAATATGCATGCTATCAACATGTATTTTTCCAGATGGAATTCAACCATTGACAGAAGAAATATTACACGTAGGTCCACCACATCCTTCTAATGAAGGATATGCTTATGCTAAACGAATGATGGAAGTACATGGTCGCATCTTACAAAAAGATCATAACATTACATCAATTCATCTCATTCCTACAAATGTTTATGGACCCCATGATAATTTTAATTTAAATGATGCACATGTTGTGCCTGCGTTAATCCATCGTTGTTATTTAGCCAAAAAAACTAATATACCTTTTGTTGTAAAAGGTTCTGGTAAACCGATGCGTCAATTTATTTACAGTTATGATTTAGCCAAAATAATATTATTTAATGTTTACGAAAATGATATTCCTGGAATGTATATTTGCTCTCCCCCTTCAAGTCATGAAATTAGTATTGGTGAAGTTTCAAGACAAATTGCTGAATGTATGGATTATGAACATAGTATTGTATTTGATGTTAATTATGAAGATGGACAATTTAAGAAAACAGTAGAACCTCATGATTTTTTCTTTGGTTTTAAATATACCTATTTCAAAGATGCTATTCAGGATACAGTCAATTGGTTTATAACTGCTTACGAAAACAATAACGCACGTATTTAGTCAATTCCTAATGATTTAATACATACTGGACAACTTTTCTTTTTATGAAACCATTCTTGAAGACATTCTGAACAAAATGTATGGCCACAAATTGTTTTACGACGATACCGTATAGTAGAAAGATTATCAAAACAAATAGGACATAAATCTTCTTCTTTTATGGAATCATTGGAAATTGGTGCAACTGCTTGAATATCAAACCGTTGTTGTGTTGAAGATTGAACTACAGATTGTATCAAAAAAGGTACTGTTTCGTTATAATCATATTGCCTTTCACGGCGATATTGGAAACAACTACGAATAATGTCTATATAAAAGAATATTGCCAAACCACATAAAAAACTTTCTGCGACAGGCATTTGAAACTCTGTAAAAAGAGTGTGTTTTTATTTTGTTTTTATGGCTTTATATAATTCTAACTGCCAAAACAAAATATTTTATCAAATACATGAGGTATATCTAATGTTAATGGTTTTTCAATCTCTTTTTGTATAACAGAACAATTTTATTTTTGATTACTATCTCTAATAATTCTATCTTTATAAACTTTTGTATGCAATTCGATCCTATCATTTTTATTATACCGTTTCGTTATATGGTATAGTAATTGTTTAACTCGATCATATACATATAGCATTATTAATTCATTTCCTTCCAACACATTTTGAATCGTAAAGATAAGAGTTTCAATATTTTGTTTTACTTCTGGTTTTGTATTTTCTGTTATTTCTCCATATGCTTTAATTGCTTGTTCATAGATAGCAAGTATGTGCTTTAGTATAAAGTCACTGACGGCTTTAGTATCTGGAACAGCAACCCAAACACCATCATATAAACATAGACAATAACCCGAATGTTCTTCTATTTTCAATATATTTCGATAAAGGGGGTCTTCTAAGTATTTTCCTAAACAAATACATAATGGATCTTTATCAATATCATCAATACCATATTTATAAACTCCTGACTCCATTAATGTACTCTAATATACTGTAAAAGATTAAAACACTTCTATTTTAAGTACTTTGGGATAAAGGACCCTCTTTTTTCATTTCATGTTCAGACTCCGATGTTTAGAGAGAATTATGCAAAATATAGGTGTTTTAATGTAGCTACAAAATAAAATGACTATTTAAAAATAACAATATACATTATATAAAATGAAAGATATTACAGGACCTCAAGTGGTACAAACCCTTCAACAATATATTTCAAATTCGCCTGTATTGATTGTGGATTTCTATGCGCCTTGGTGTGGTCCATGTAAAGTTCTTGGTCCTCAACTCGAAAAGATTACCACTGCTACTGTAATTAAAATCAATGGAGATAATCAAGATCCTATTGTACAATCCAAAGTAGATCAACTAATGGCTAATTATCAAGTGACTGCTTATCCCACAATTCTTATTTTCAAACAAGGTTCTTTGGTACAAAAAGTTGTAGGTGCCAATCTCAATGCAATTAAAGCAGCTCTGTAAATTTTTCTATTCATTGATTAAGATGCTTTACATTGCGATTGCGATTATCTTTGTCGCAATTTTAATTCTCTATATGATTGTTTTAAAAACAAAACCCATGATTTTTTACAAATCTGTAGAAACTCCTTCTAAAGTTCCTGAAAAAGAAGCAGTAACAGAAATAACAGATAAAGAAAAAATGTTTCAAACCTATTTTCCTAAAGTTGAAAAAGGCATTCAAATGGATTATCCATTAAAACCTATTGGCTGTTGTCCACCTTCAAAAGAACTCTCTAAAGATTTACCCATTGCAGATTTACCAATGTGCTATGCCAATCAATCAAAAACCCATCTAGGCAATGGCATTCAATATTTCTAAAAGGACTTAAAATAAAAAATGATATACATAACTATATCGATTGAAACTATGCATACTGGAATCATTTCTTTTTGTGATCGCATCGCATTTAATATTAAATGTTCCGATGCTAAAGACTGGATCCTTAATGAACTCGAACAAAAATACCATTTACGAATTCTACAAAAACACTGGTTTAAACTCGATGAACAACAATTTAAATACGTTCAAACCGTTCCACATTGGGCATGTCTTCGTTCAAATGGTAACCCCTATTTTGTATATTTTACAAAATATGAAGATGTAAATCAAATTATGTATATTGATAAAAAAGTTCAACCTGGATATCAAAAGCCTCGTATTATTCTAACGAAAGGTCAATTTGATGATGATATATTTAATAATACACTTCTAGAAGGTGAAATGGTAAAAGATCAACATCAACAATGGGTTTTCTTGATCAATGATGTCATTATTTATAAGGGACGTTATCTAAATACTCTACAATTACCTGTACGACTATCCTATGCATATGAACTTCTTGAACAACATTATCATCCAGATGATTGGATGGATGTATGTCAATTTCATGTAAAACGTTATTTTGAATGTAGTCAAGATGATATTGCAGAAATGTTAATGTTTTCTATAGACATGCCTTATACGAATCGTGGTATTTATTTTATGCCTCATAATATGAAATATAAACCAAAACTAATGAACTTTAATAATGAATTGATTAAGAATGTATATCGAAAAGTTAAAGATAACCCAGAATTCCAAGAACGACCTCAACTATCTCTTCCTGAACCAAATATATCAGTTCCTTTGGTTCCTTGTTCAATTAATACACAACGTCCAAAACAAGATGTGGCGTATCATGAAAATGAGAAAATGCTATGGCTTCGTAAAACCGAACAACCCGATATATATGATCTTTATGAACAAGAAAATTCCCTACAAAAAATTGGCATTGCTTCAGTTCCATCTCTCCAACTCAGTAAGATGCTTCGCCAAATTTTTAAGAATCTAAATGTAGCAACTTCTATTCCTTTCAAATGTTGTTATGAAGAAAAATTTCAAAAATGGATTCCTGTAAATGTATTGATCGATATTATTTAATATGAACTATAAATGGTCTTAGATAGCTGATGAAAAGCTTGATTCCAATCTTCATTCATCTTATCGAGATCAATATTTGACACATGTTGGTATTTTAGATAAAGTATCCATTTATCCTCTTCTTTTTCAACTATAAAGAACATTCTATTATTGATTTTATAATGAATTCTATTAAGGATTCTTTTTTCATTTATTTCTGTGGTACACGGAAAACGATGAATAGGTAGAGATTCTTCTTGGAATGCTACTGTATAATGAGCATCATTAATACAATCACTAATCCAGTTTTTTTGATAAACTCGTTGAGCATCATTTGAACAATCATAGCTATAAATAAGATCTCTATGACAATATTCAACAATCTCTTGATCGAGACGATTTTTAAAAGAATGTAGAGGAAGTTTTGGAAGTTGAGTCCAACCACATTGAAGAATGCTGCAATTTATTTGATGTTTTGTTGGACAAAAATAATGTTCAATCAAATTCACATTATCGTGTAAAAAAGATTGGAGTTTCATAATTTACAATAAGTTATTAGAGTGTTAATATAAACTTCAAATTTTTTATTTAAGTAAAAAATGAATAAAATAAGATAATTGAGATATCATGACAGAATTACGCACAAACGTAAGAAATATCTTTAAGAGTTTGAAAATGACCGAAATACAATGTCAAGATTTAGAAATTGGAATTTATAACTATTGTATTGATTATGCGACTGAGCATCAAATTCCTCTTTGTTGGTCATGTGATCTTTTTAAAGAACTTTATATTGCAAAAACAAAAAGTCTTTATGCAAATCTTAATTCAAAATATAGTATTAAAAATAAACGTCTTATGAAACGTCTGAAAGAAAATGAATTCATGCCTCATGAACTTGCAATGTATCGTCCTGAAAATATTTATCCAGAAGTATGGAAAGGAATTATTGATCGAGAACTTCTACGAACTAAAGCTGCTTATGAACCTCAAGCAACTGCAATGACTGACCGTTATACATGTGGTAAATGTAAGAAAAATAAATGTTCTTATTACGAACTCCAAACACGTAGTGCAGATGAACCTATGACTATGTTTATTAATTGTCTTCATTGTGGTCATCGTTGGAAAATGTAAAAAATCTTATTTTGAGGGGTTTATTATGCTATATCTTTTATGGGACGATTGCCACCAAAGTCCAATCGCGGTTGTTTTTGTGGCGGTTTCTTTTCAATAGGTTTCTTTTTTTTATCGTGGGCGGCAAAGCCTTCGGTCTTTTTATCGTGGGCAGCAAAGCCTTCGGTCTTTTTATCGTGGGCGGCAAAGCCTTCGGTCTTTTTATCGTGGGCGGCAAAGCCTTCGGTCTTGGATTGATAAACCATGAGTAAGTAAGTAAATATAGCGAAAACAATAGTGTGTAGCAATAGGCCAGATACAGTTGGGCAACCTTTCACGGCGACAGTGAATAGAGGACCAAATACCATTTGGACAAGATTGTACATCACAGGGGAAGAAATAATTAAAAAGAGAAGAGCTGCTTGTATACTATAGAATAGTCGTGAATCCATTGATACTTATAAATAAGAAAAAAGAATAGTTAAATAAATCAATATTTATTTTTAGTCTCTTAGTAAAGTACGAATTGCTGTGAGATCCATATCTTTAATCTTCCAATATTCAATTTTATTATTTGGCATGGTTCGTTTAACAATATAAGGGAGCTTTCCTTCACGAAGTTCTTGCAAAGCTAGACGTCGCAATTCCATATTGTTTGTAATCTTCATATCTTCAGGTAATTGAATAAATGGAATCGCTCCATTTGCCAAATGCGTTATACGTAGAGAAATAATTTGATTAAATTCATACTTTGTCATTATAGAAGTGGACTTATTATCATTAACATTTGCAGAACGAACTTTTTGAATATCATCAATAATTGAATGAGACGATGACATCTCTCCTTAATATAGGATTTAGACTTTCTTTAGATCATTATTTTCATTTTTTTTCCTCCAAGTATAACCACAATAATCACATGTATAGAAATATTTCATATGTACGGAATGATATTTTACATACAGTACTTGGGGTTTATCTTTGGGTCCAGAACATTCAGCATTTTCACAACATAATTTTGGATCTTGAACACGAGGAAGTGTAGGATCAAAGCGAAGATAAGCATTACGATGTTGAGAATATAGCAAATCATCCTCTGAATACATTGTTTTAGATATACGAATTGCTTTACCTATATCTGGTTTATCGGCTTGATGATATTGACAATATTTACAATAACGAACCAAGCTTTGATCTTCTTCTGCTTTTAGATAAAGCATATTTTGACAAATTTTACAGAATTCCATCTTCTATACTTATGCAATAAACCTTTTATATAAGATATACTTGGTTTAAGAGAATAAATCATTCATTTTTTAAAGCATGCAATCTCTCAATCTATTTTTAATTCATTCATCAAGTCTTACTTTACGAGAACAACGAATGCATTTAACCGTAAAACAACTCGAACAAATTTCTCAAAAATATGGTTATCATATGCGTACTTTTAAAATAAATACGTTTGAACCCAATGATTTACAACCCAAACTTGAAGAAATTAGCAAACAAATACGTTATGATAAGACAGGTGATGAAGATTTTGATCGTGGATTACAACCCTTATCGGTTCAGCAATTATCCAATTTTTATAAACAAAAAGAAGCCCTTAAACAAATTGTTCAAATTGGTAAATTGCCAATGGTATCTCCAAAAGACTTATACCTCATTTTAGAAGACGATGCCCTTATCTTACCGGAATTTCAAAGACATCTTGAATATTTCTTTGAAAATCCAGCATCCTCTACATGGGATGTGCTTACCTTTTCAATGTCAAAACCATTTAGTAATCCAGCAGATCTATATGAATATATTGATGCTCGTGGATTTGGAAAAGTTTTACCTGGTAAAGAAAGTTACATGATTCAGCCAAAGATTGCAGAAATGTTATTAAAAGAATTGGAAACTATTCAATTTAGCTATCGTCTTCAATTATCGTATTGGCTTTATACACATCCCGAAGTTCAATTCAAATGCCCTTCTCATCGTATATTTATTGAAGGCAGTAAAATAGGATTTTTACCCAGTTCTACGACAGAAAACAATGTTTTAGTCTATAATCAAGAATTTATGGAAATGTTTAAAATGATGGTAGGACAAATTGATTATGATTTTCAAAAAGGTCGTCAATGTTATCGTGTCATTGAACATCTCAAATCACCTGAAGCAATGCATTTATATGCAGTTATGCTTCATCGTGAAAATAAATTGGAACAATCTAAAGATATGTTTATAAATGCATTGAATGAAATGGTTGCAAAACAAGGATTGATAACTCCCCGTTCGGAACTTTTAAACAATGCAATTAATATTCATGGAATAGTTCAAGAAGATTTCGACAAAATTACTTTACAACCCTCTAAATACAAAGAAATCTTGGTTTAAAAAATGATTTTATATTTATAGCATAGAGTAAAGATGATTATCCCAATTAAATGTGTAACATGTGGTAAAACCCTTGCAGATAAATGGGATTGGTATGATGAAGAAGTACAAAAGAAAAAAAAAATGATTGAAGAGGGTACTGATAAATCTAAGAAACTTACAAAAAAAGAAGAAGCCATACAAGAACCACTCCAATACTTTGATAAAATTAAAACAGGAGACCTACTTGATAAGCTAGGACTTACTCGTTATTGCTGTCGTCGTCATTTTCTAGGTCACGTAGATATGATGCAAGTTATTTAATTTATTCATCTAATATAAAAATAATATTTAAGATTGTTTCTTCTTTTTTTCTGGAGATGCTATTCGTGTTCTATTTATGACTTGTAATTTCATGCGTTGTTCAATACTATTGTACTTGGAAGAATCATAATCCATTTCATTAATATCCTGAACCTGACCTTGAAAAGAATCCGTATAGTAATTCTTTTGATTTTTAGTGAGTCCATTTGTCTTTCCTAGAACAGCAGTCGTCATATGATGAGTTATTATAGGGAATGTATCATCATCATGAGCAAGTTCCCATATATCATCCCCTCTATGAACAAGACAATGACTATCTTTGGGACTTGTTTTACGAACCACACGATTTTTTGGATTTTCTAAGACTTTACCGACAAAGTTATTAAAACGGATAAAAGCATCTTTAGACTTTTGAAGCAATGCCATTAAGTCTTCATAACTAATATTTGTACAATCAAAATCAAACTTTTCCTCACGAGATTCTGGACATTTTAAAATCGTAATATTCACTGTATTATTCGTTATATTATTTGTTGTATTATTAATTGTTTCAGCATTTTGTTGTTGTTGAATCATTTGAACATTCTCTCCATTGACTTGGGTAGAGCCAAAAGGAAGGACTGTATTAGATGATTTATTAAGATCTATCAATGGATAACCTTTGCAGAAATGTTTATGTTGAGAAAGGCCACTGCTACAAGTAAATGATTTTAGACACGAAGTACATTGATATGGAGTTTGACGACGATTGCAATTTGGTATATGGCGGTCGAGATTATATTTTCGAGAAAAACTTTTATAACAGCTTTCACACTTAAATTCTTTTTGATCGACTTCTATATTTATATTATTCATTTGAGTATCTATATTTTGTATTTGAGTATCATTATATTGTATTTGAGTATCTATATTATTACTTTGAGTATCTATATTATTCATTTGAGTATATATATTATTTATTTGAGTATATATATTATTCATTTGAGTATCTACATATACATTATCAGTATTATCCTCACTAACATCTACAGTATCTTTATGTACCGTACTAGTGTGTCTATCAAAGTTATATCTCTTATCCGTAGCATATTTACATAATGAGCAGGTATATTTCTTTAATGAGCAAGTGAGCATATTATATAAAATAGTAGAGAAAATAATCCTTTATATGCATATATCCTTACTATGAAAAGTGAGCAAGTGAGCTATAATAAAAAAGGGGGGGCAAAAAATCTCAAAAGTTTCTATAAAATTTTTAGACTTCTAGGAAGAAATAAAAAAAAGTAAGGGTTTTCCGTTTTTCCATCCTTTATAGCCGTTTTATTTAAAAACTTAAAATCTCGCTCCATTGTAGAGTTCCATCTATTATGGATTTTAAAGAATATGATAAAGTCTATCAAGATTTATTAAGTGAGAAAGGTCGCATTGATATAGCAAATGAAGGCCAAGAAAAAGAAGTACTTGTCAAAAAAATCAATGAATTTTTGGATCTCTATCCAAAAAGCATTCCAAAAGATAAAAATCCCAATGCGTATTTTTACCAACTCTCTTTAAAAGAAATTACCCGCAGATTTATACAGACAGCGATTGATATTATTAATGATTTATCGGTTGTCATCTCAAGTAAGAATTATGTATCAGGAACAGAATTTCGCCGTAGTTTATTTAAAATTTTTACAAAACCTGAAAGAAGATTGTATGTTGGAATGTGGTTGATTTTCTTTTCATTTGTACTCTACTTTATTGATTCGGCAGCATAGGCCGAAACATTTCTTTTTAATTTTTAGAGGTTCTTTCTATGGAAAAAGATTTTTATACCATCTTACAAGATTTAAAGGTTGAAATCTTTTTCTTTATCTTATTCTTTAGTATTGTCTTTTATCAAGTTCAACAGGCCGAATTAAAAACATTGGTCAGCTTACTTCTCATTAGCATTTGGGCTTATGCTCTATGGATGTATTTACAAGATCGTGCAAAAAAAGAACATTCTAAAGATGCAAAAGATATAGCAGTTATCGATCAAGTCCATGAAGAAAAAATAAGTCATCCAGAAATAACAACAGATAACTTTCCTATTAAGGGCGCTCCTAAGAAAGGACTCGTGTATATGAAAGAAAATCGAACTTTAATGGAAATTGCCAAAGATCTTATCTTTGTAAAGACCTTTGATATACAAAAATATCAAGAATTATTGATCTATATGAATCAATATCAAAAAGTCTATATGTATATTTTAGCTGAACGTTATCCTTGTCAAAGTTATATACCTACTTTCTTGGATGCCCGTGAAAACATTTTACAAACTCTTTATCAGCTTTATCTAGTGATCCCATCTACATTTAAGCATATTTATGGTATAAGTCCTTATCAAGTGATTGAACGAAATATCTTAACCTTTACCAAACTTTCTCGAACGATGTTGGAAGTCTTAGAGAACTTTTGTCGTGTGGATTTGAAAGAATATTATTTCCCAATGACACAACCCATTCCTTACGATGCTTCTAAACAAAAAGAAAAACAAAATCTTTTACCATAGTAGAAGTTAAAGATGCAACAAGTTGGAGGTCGTAAATTAAAAACACTTCGTTATAAAGGTGGTGTAGAAGATGACAATCTGCCACCACTATCTGACGTCGCCCCCGTCGCGCCTGAAGTTCCTTTCCCAGAAGTTGCTGCCGTCTACGACCTGGAAAACGCCCGCCAGATCACTGCCCCGGCGCCTGAAGTTCTTTCCCCAGAAGCTGCTGACGCTGACGCTGACGCTGAATTATTTAACCCTGAAACAGGAGAAAAAATTTATAAAGAAGATAATAATTCTACATATGGTCAAAAAGGAGGTTTAAAAGAAGATCCTTTGATTAGAGGTTATTTTAGTGTTAGTAAAGGATTAAGTAATTTAGAAAATTACAATGTTATTAATAATGGCTACTCAGTAGAATATATGAAATTAGATGAAAAAGATAAAATTAAACATTTGAAAAATATGTCTGATATTATAAGTAGATTTATTAGCTTATTTAACAAAAAACCAAATCTAGTAAAAGCCTATATGAATGCGGCCCCAGCATCCTCAGGTGGTAAAAAATCCAAAAAACAACGTGGTGGAGCTGATGAAATGAATTTTTCTAAAATGTACAATACTCAAGGTTTAATCATAAATAACAACGATCCTATTCAAAATGCATTATCGTATAACAATACAGCAGATCAAATTCCTCAACCCTTTTCTTCAGGTTCATCCGGGGCGGCGGCTTATACAAGTGGTATAGACCCTACATTTTTACAAGATGTCTTACCTGTACTTGCAATGACAGGTGGCTACAAGAAAAAATCAAAACGTACTAATATATAATTTAAAGAGCTAAATTATATACATTATAACGGATATGGCAGTGAATAGTTATAAGCTTTGGACGGAAGAAGATATAGATACTCTAGATAAACTTTATCAAATGAACTTAACGGTAAGCCAAATGGCCCGCTGTTTAAATCGTACAGAACGTTCTATCGAACATGCTATTAAAAATTTATTAATTCAACAAGTTCTTCATCATGGTACACAAAATGTAGTTGAACAATACAATGTTCAAGAGCGTGCTCTGTATGAAGAACTTGCACCTGATAAATACTATCAAAATATTATAGCTCCTAGTAACTCGGTTAATCCTGCTTGGCCAATTGTAGCGGCGGGTTGTTTACTCTATATATGTGTTGCTAGTGTTGGACACTATTATGATTATCATAAATAATATATAAACGAGTTTCCGTATTCTTTTTAATTTGAAATTTTTTTCCCGTAAAATAATATAAAAAATAAATAGAGTTGTTAAGGAATCTATGAATTTTTATGAATTAGAAGAATCACTCCAACCAAGGGTATTTGTCTTATCTTCGAATGAAAATGCATTGGTGATTCAAACAACAGTTGATCAATCTAAAATTATATTGAATAATAGCATCTTAACAAATTACTATTCTATTACTGCTGCGAGTAATTTATTGTTTCAATATAGTTCAAATATATTAACACAATTTAGTTATAGCAATGATAGAGCAATTCAATTGTCGGATCTTCATTACCTAAAACAATTAGAAATTCAATCTACATCTAATCTTGTACAATTTAGTTCAAACGCCCAGTTTTATTATACTAATAATATACTTCGATTAGGATTTCCATCATCAAGTCATATTTTTCAAGTAGATGGAAATATAGTATCAACAGGTACAATTTATGCTTCAAATCTTCAAATTACAGGAGATATTGTTATTTTGAATACAATTACGAGCAATACAGAACAAGTAATTATTACAAATTTAGGTTCTGGACCTGCTTTAAAAGTAACTCAAGAAGGTATTAATCATATAGCGGAGTTTTATGATGATACAACTCTTGCTTTATTAGTTGCTGATGGAGGAACTATTGGTATTCGTACTTCATATCCATTACAAACACTTGATGTACGTGGTAGTCAATATATTTCGGGAAATTTAGGTATTGGAACAATAAATCCACAATACCCTTTAGATATCGTTGGAGATATCAATATTACAGGAAATTTTATTCAAAATGGAACAACATCGGTATCTTCTCAATGGATAACCACAGGCAGTAATATTTATTACGCATATGGAAATGTAGGTATTGGTACAACGAATCCCCAATCTACCTTTGTAATTGGGAATGGTCCCTTTGATATTACAAGTACGCTAATGTTTAATAGTAGTGATGATATTACAAATATAGATAAACTGTATTGGACATATTCAAAAAATGGATCTAAGGTTGGACACAGTTCTGGATGGAGTGTAAATCATTATGCTGGACAAGAAGGTACTATTGATGACCCTACTAATGGTAGTTTTCATTTCTTAACAGGAAGCAGTGTCAATTATATTGAACGCATCACCGTATTAAACAATGGATATGTGGGTATTGGTTCAACTCAACCAGCAAATCGATTAGATGTAAATGGGAATACACGTTTCAATGGATCTGTAGCCATTAATAATAATAATTTGGATACAGGTTCTGGATTGATTAGCACTTCAAATCTATTATTTAATGGAGAAGATGCTCAACCAGGTATTAAAATTTATTGGACATATTATGAAAATGGTTCAAAAATTGGTCATAGCAATGGTTGGAATGTAAATCATTATGCAGGGAAAGAAGGTTTTGTTGAAAGTCCTACCAATGGAAATTTTCACTTTTATACAGGTGGTAACCCAAATTACAATGAACGTTTTACTATTTTAAACAGTGGTAATATAGGCATTGGTTCCACACAACCTTCTACTCGTTTAGACGTAACTGGAGGTGCATCATTCAAAGGTCCTCTTACAACTAATAATTATTCCATTGATGTTGGTTCAGGTACCATTACTGCTTCAAACTTTACAGGCACAGCCACAAAAGTAGGTCAAGATTTAATTCGTGGTAATTATTTGACAGGTACAAACTATAATGGAGCTGTAACAACGACTTGGTCAGTGGATGCTGACAGTGCCAATACAGCTAGTAAAGTGGTTGTAAGAGATGCATCTGGTAATTTTAGTGCTGGAACCATTACGGCTACGCTGAATGGCACAGCTACAAAAGTAAGTCAAGATTTAATTCGGGGCACTTATTTGACAGGTACAAACTATAATGGAGCTGGAACAACCACTTGGGCCGTGGATGCAGATAGTGCTAATACAGCTAGTAAAGTGGTTGTAAGAGATGCATCTGGTAATTTTAGTGCTGGAACCATTACAGCTACGCTGAATGGCACAGCTACAAAAGTAAGTCAAGATTTGATTCGTGGCACTTATTTGACTGGTGCCAATTACAACGGAGCTGGAACAACCACTTGGGCCGTGGATGCAGATAGTGCTAATACAGCTAGTAAAGTGGTTGTGAGAGATGCATCTGGTAATTTTAGTGCTGGAACCATAACTGCTTCTCTCACAGGTACAGCCACAAAAGTGAGTCAAGATTTAATTCGGGGCACTTATTTGACAGGTACGAACTATAATGGGGCTGGTACGACTACTTGGGCTGTGGATGCTGACAGTGCCAATACAGCTAGTAAAGTGGTTGTGAGAGATGCATCTGGTAATTTTAGTGCTGGAACCATTACAGCTACAATCAATGGCACAGCTACAAAAGTAAGTCAAGATTTGATTCGTGGCACTTATTTGACTGGTGCCAATTACAACGGAGCTGGAACAACGACTTGGGCCGTGGATGCTACAACTACTGCTACTTCAAATAAAATAGTTGCACGCGACGCTTCAGGATATCTGTATGCATCAGGTGTAGGAATTGGTACAACAACTTCATTACAAGCATTAGATGTAAGAGGTACTATAATTGGGACATCACTTGGGATTGGAACGACAGCTCCACGTACAGAAGTAGATATTATTGGTAATACTTTACATACAGGTAATATTGGTATTGGAACAACGGTTGCAAAATATCCCATTCATGTTCATTCTTCAGAAGAAGTTTTTACAGTTTATAATGGTAAGGTTGGTATATCTTATGGTACAGCGATTTCACCCAGTACAGATTTAGAAATACGCAATAGTTTAGATACCAATTATACCGGTATCTTATTGACTAATGATGGAAATAATTACCCAACAGCTTCATTACGTATTGAAAGCAAACGTCACGACCAATCTCCTAATATTGCATATGCTGGAAATATGGGTCTTTATCGTTATAATAACAATACTTCGTTATCATCCAATATACCTTTAGGTTTGATTCATTTTGGTGGCAATCATACTTCTGGAAGTACTGCAAATAAAGCATTTTCAGCTTATCTTGGTGCCATAACGGAAGAATCCTTTTCAAGTGCTTCCAATATGCGAACAGCCATTATCTTTGCACCTGGAAGCAATGCATATGACTATTATAATACGTCACTCGCTTATACTAATGAAAAAATGCGACTTAATTCATATGGCAATCTTGGTATTGGAACAACGTCTCCTATTACCACTCTTGATGTACGTGGTAATGTTCTCACGGGTAAAGGTATTAATGGTATTTATGATACATTTATAGGAGGTCCTTATCATAAACAGTATGGATGGGATACAGCAGGAACGTTACATACGATTACTTACCCAAGTTATTGTATCGCAGATAACAGTAGTGGAACGCTTCATATTCAGGTAAAATCGGCTACTGGAAACAAACTTGGAAATGCATCTGTTTCTTTCTTAAAAGCAAATGCAACCACTGTAGATCTATTTAATGTTCACTATCATAAGACAACCAACTTAACAACATTTACAATTAACGCATCTACGAATGATATTACGATTACAACAGATAGTGATTGCGCAATTGCTTGGACAAGTATTGGATCGTGTTAAAAATAACGATTTAAATAAATTCATTTTTCTTAAAATATCTTAAGGTGATAGATGTCTATCTATATTGGTAAGACCCCTATTTCTTCGGTCAGGACATCGGTTGCTACCACAACATCCAATGTACCGATTAGTTTATCTATAAACTCAGATGCTCTTGAAAATTTTATTCGTTTTCAAAATTTTCGTATTGGACAATTTCGTGATGTTACAGGAACAAGATTTCAACTATATCATTCCAATAATATCTTATTGAATTATAATTCAAATCAACTTCAACATATTCCTTATACTGTCTTTCAACAAAACATAGCTATACAATCGAATCTTATAGTTGCAAGTAATGTAAACGTTCAACAAATTGCATCATGTAATTTGGTTTTACAAATGGCATATGGAATACCTTTTCATATTGAAGATAGAAATGCACAAACAATTTATCAAATTGGTCTGGATAAAACCATGTATTTTTCAAGTAATCTAGGTATTGGTATTTTCTCATCAAATGCATTGGAAGTATTAGGAGATATGCGTGTTCAAAGCAATATTACTATAAGACAATCATTAAGTACATCTAAAGTAATCACAAATACGATATATGGTAATGATCAAGTGTCATCGCAAATTGATTTTAATGAAACAAATATTCACTTAATAGCAGATAAAACTATTATTAATAATCCAAATTTAAAAGGTCTTATTACTTATGATGGGATCATTCAGCTTGATGAAACAACGATAAATCATTTGGAAACGTCTAATTTGAAAGTGTTTAATAATTTAGACAATTTACCAGCTCTTTATATTAAACAGCTCAATCCAACCAACTTTGCAAATACCGCAACAGGTAATCCACTTCACATTGAATCCTATTTTTCGTCAACCAATAAAAATGTCCCTATCTTTATCGTCGATACATTAGGGCGTATTTCTGCAGGAAAAACATCCGCTTCTATACCAGAACCTGATTATGGATATAGCTATCATATTGATGCATCTCGTTATCCTTATCTTTCTGGATTTCTTCAATTAACCTCATGTAATATACCTCAAATGATGATTGATAAAAGAGGTTACATTAGCATTGGATCAAATCAAACAAATCATCCTTTACAAATTGTCTATGAACCTTCAACTTCTAAACCGGCCATAAAATCATTGATAGGTCTCTATCAAACAACAAGTAACCAATATGCTTATATTCAAAGTTATGACTCAAATAATGTTGTCAAATTTCATATTACGGATACTGGTAAAGTTCTCTTTCAACAAGATGCATCATATAATAGTGATTATTTATTAGAAGTTCAAAAGCGTGCTTATATACGTACGATTGAAACAAGTAATATTAAGTCATCGTCATTTATTGATTTTATGAATAGTAGCCTTAGCAATGTGGAACATGTAGATACTAATTATTTATATACTAATTCTGGATTAATGTCGAATGTATTTATGTATAATCTAACGGTAAATGGTCTAGATATTGATGCCTTTGATTATATAAGTAAGGCACCCAATTATGAAGAATTTCGCATTATACCTGATAGATTCTTATTTTATGGTTCCAACATTGTAATGAATCCGAATCCCTATTTTTTTGAAACGGAACAACCGGATCTACCCAACGACAATCTTCGTATTTATGCAAATGCAGGGCCTAGTAAAAGTATCAATGTGATTAAAACAATTGGAAACAATCAACTTTCTCAAGTTCGTATTGCTAATTGCAATAATGCTGTAAATAGTGTTTCTCGTACCACACTAATTGCAAATGGAGAAGGATTTACATTTGGTGTAATTAATTTATCAACGACACCTAATGGACAAGCAGAGGCTTTTATCACAAACAATAGTGATTTAACAGCTCGTAATCGTCAATTATCGATTAATCCAGATGGTATCCGTGTTGGTGAAAAGATTCATTTAATGAAGAATAATAATTTAACAATTGGATTTACTACACCCAGTAAGCGTACACTTACAGTGGTTGGTGAAGCAGAAATAAAAACAAATGCAGGAAATACAAGTTTATTTGTAAATCAATTTGGAAACGTAGGATTTGGTACGAATAATCCACGAACTGGATTGGAAATCAAAGCTTCAACTGTTTATATTGCTGGAAATTTAGGAATCGGTACAATTACTCCACAATATCCAGTAGATGTGATTGGAACAATGCGAGCTACACGTGTTTTAGGAGGTTTATTCGATGATATTATTGGAGGCAGTTTTTCAAATATAACTCCTTGGACTTATACAACTACTAGTAATATTTACTATGTTTTAGGAAATGTTGGAATTGGAACTCAAAACCCAATCAGTCTTCTCCATTTACATTCATGCAATATGGAAACACGACAGATGATTGAAGTTCAAGGTTATTATACAGGTTCTTGGCCACCTGTTCCAAAAGCCTCTACACAAATCGTAACTTCCAATGTTCTCGCAATACAAACAAGCAATATACTTACTTCTTTTATGCCAGTTTATCCATCAGATTATATGACTACAAATACAACAACTGTAAGTAGTAAATTATATGGAAATGGAATTTATACAGTAAAAAGTTCCTCTACAGAAAGTGGTTATCCAGCATATCAAACATTTGATAATAGTACTAGTACTTATTGGGTAAGTGATAGTGCAAATATATATCGTTATAATAATACATCAGGTGCTTATGAAGGAAATACTATTTTAGGTGGTATTTCGGGAGAATGGATTCAAATGTTTAGTCCAAATACATTTATATTAAGACAATACATAATATCAGGTCCCACAAGAGAATCAGGTCTAGATTCTTCCTATGATATTGTATCACCGAGAGATTGGATTCTTCTTGGTTCAAATATATCTTTTGAAGGTTGGAATATCCTTCATACTGTAATAAATGGTTATGTAGGTACATCTAATTATACAAATATATATCATCTTAATCAAGATATTTCCTATAATGTTTATGCAATTGTTATTACAAAAGCAAATGCTAGTACACGTACATATGGACAAATTGGTATAGCTAATATAAATTTTTATGAAGGCTCAAATCAACGATTTGTTCCAATATCTTATAGCAACTATCAATTGATAGGAAATACTTCAAATATAGTTACTATCACAAAAGACAACTCTTTTTATCAAACAGGTTCATATGAAGTTTCTATGACAAGTAATTATACACAAAGTCCTTATCTTGATTTACAATATACATTTAATACAAGTTCGATTCCATATACAGTTACATCTACACCAATCAGCTATATCCGTCAATCCTCTTTGGATGGAATTTTCAATGATCAAAGTACAACGTCTTTTATAACTTTATCAAATGCTTTTATCAACAGTCAAGACGTAAATATACCATTATCCCTTTTATTTACATATCCTCAAGTAACAACACCTATATTACAATATTCGATAGTTGGACCATCTGTATCTAGTTATGCACCTAGTAAATGGACGGTATCTGGTTCAAGTGACAATATTTCATGGACATTACTTGACACAAGATCCAATATTACTTGGACACCAAATGAAACAAAAACATATACATTTGCGTCTCCATCTACTTATAGTTATTATCGCTATGATTTTTATCGTAATAATACAGCAACTTATGGACCTTTAAGCATTCAACGAATACTAACATATGGAACCTTTCATACAGATACTTCATTGATGAATTATACAACTTATCCATCAATATATAATACACCACCAGCCTCAAATTTATCTCAATGGAATATCAGTGGAGGTCTTGTAATAGGTTCCAATTATGCCATTCAAAACCAAAATCCAACAAATCAATCAATATTAATTGAAAATGCAATTGGTATTGGGACTTATAATCCAAAATCACGACTTCATATTGAAGGAGTTATGCGTATCATTGGAAATACATCTAATGAAGGCAGACTCTATGTAGGTACAACAATTGGATCAAATACAGGAAGTGTAATCCATTTTGGAAAAACAAATGGTGATATTAGTTACGATGATACAGTTATTGAAAGTTATGTTCGTTCAGGAAGTTATCCAACAGAATTATTGATTTTTAAAGGTTCCAATTCTATTTCACCAACAGGTCCTGATCGTATTCGCTTACGAGCTGGAGAAATACATTTTGATGTTTATTCAAATGACACATTAGATCGTTCAATTGAAAACACACAAATGATTATTAAAACAAATGGATGTGTAGAATTATCTATACCATTAGTGACCTCTAATTTATCCACTACAACATTAACATCATTAAATTCGGGTATCGCAGCATTTAAACAATATTCTTACTTCAGTTCTAGTAATTATACACTACCATCACTACCAGAATATGGATGTTCTTATGCACGTATTCAAATGTGGGGAGCAGGAGGAGGTGGAGCAGGAGGAAATATGCAAGGTACCATCAATAGTGCAGGTACAATTTTAGGCGGTGCAGGTGGAGGAGGAGCAGGTGCTTATGGTGAAGTAATAATACCATATGAACTGTTATTTAATACTACTTTAACCGCAACCATTGGTACAGGTGGAGCAGGTGGTACAGCAGGTTCTATTGGTACAACTATTACGACAACAACAACTTCAACAAATGCAACTTCAGGAACATCTGGTACATCAACCACGTTTACATTAACAACTAATAGTTCATCATCATTTAGTTATACATGGGCAGTAAATGGAGGAGAAGGCGGGAAAGTATCTACTACAACTGCTGCTGGAAATTTAGGAGCAGGAGGTTATCCAGTTTCAACAACAACATTTAATAGTTCACAAAAAGGAGGTGATGGAGGTTTAGGTGGTACAACTTCCGCTGGAGGTGGAAATGGAGGTACTTTGATAGGAAATGGTTATGCTGCAACCGGTGGTGGAGGAGGTGCAGGACAACCAGCAACAAATACAACAACAGCCTTGTATTATAGCGGTGGTAATAGTGGTTCTGGAGCAAAAATCGCTAGTTATTTAGTAGGTTCTACTGCTTTTGCCTATGGTGAAAAATATACAACTAGTGGAACATTGATAAAAGTGGGTGAGAGTGGTTATAGTATTACAAATACTTATACAGGGGGAACAGGAGGAGGTGGTGGTTATGGTAATACTGGAAATACTGGTAGTGGTAATATAGGTAGCGGTTTGTTTGGCTATGCAGGTGGTTATCCTGGAGGAGGAGGTGGTGGTGGAGCATCTGGAAAAACAATTGTACCAAATACTTCGACAATTGTAAATGGTAATGGTGGCTTTGGAGGCGCAGGTGCAGACGGTGGTTTGATTTTAACTTATTACTAAAGTGAATAAAGCGATTGAAACATACATTCATTTTTCTTAGAATAACTTAAGGTTATGTCTATTTCAATTGGACGAATACCAGCGTATGAGACAAGAGATATCCCTCTAATTATTTATACAAGTTCTTCAAATTTAATTTCATTAAATTCAGATTTATCAAGTACTAATATTTATTTTAATGAGGAATTTCGTATTGGACAAACAAATAATAATGATGAAACTTTCAGAATTTATCAAGGATCTAAAGAACTTATACGTTTTTCTTCAAATAATCTTATATATTTTTCAAATGTAATTCTTGAAAAAGAAGTAAAAATAAATGAAAATCTTATAGGATTAAGTAATATATATTCTATTGGTATATATACAAGTAATGCTTCTATTTATGGAAAACAAGAGTTTCCTTTAAAGATACAGAATATATTCAATCAACAACTCTTTCAAATTACAAGAGATGGGATAGGTTATCTTCGAGGTAATCTTGGTATCGGTAATACTTCAATATATACATTGGATATTACAGAAAGTGCGTCAATTCATAGTAATTTAACCGTTAAAACCATGACTCGTGGAATTACTTTTACCACAAGTAATATCCATACTTTATCAAATTTAAATGAAAATATTGATTTTCATAATAATTATTTATTATTAAATGCTCCAGAAATTATTATAAATAATCCAACATTAACTGGCTCTATTGTAATAACAGGTGTTATTAACTTAGAAAATACAAATATTAAGAATTTAGAAAGCTCGAATATTCGTATTATGAACAATAAATTAAATGAACAAGGTATGTTTATTAAAAATTTAAATTCATCTACGTTTGGAAATACAGCTTATGGTGGTCCTTTGCAAATTGATTCTTATCTAGGAGAGAGCAATGGAACAGTTCCTATATTTGGTGTGGATACCTTTGGAAGAATTGCAGTTGGACAATTAATTACAAAAGATACATTTCCAGAATATGGGTTAAATTATCATATAATATCTAATCTAGAACCCTATATATCTGATTTTATTCAATGGATAACGCCTTATGCATCAGAAAAAACAATTATTTCAAAAGAAGGATTTATTGGAATTGGGGGGCGACCAATGCATCATCCTTTACATATTCAAAACACTTATACGACTTATGAAACAAATTACGAACCTATTTCATCACTAATAGGTATTCGTCAAACAACCTCTAATACAGTTCCTATTTTATTATGTTATAATTCAAATCAATCCATTTGTTTACATTTAACATCGAATGGAGCACTTTTATTTCATCCTCATAAACTTTATGGAGATGATTACTCTTTAGAAATTAGTGAGCGTGGTTATATTCGTACTCTCCATACAAATAATATATTTACCGAAAATGCGTATATAAATGGGTCTGGTCAAAATTTAAGCAATATTCAACAGATAAATTCGAGTTATGTGGATATTAATGGATGCTGTCTTTCAAATATCACTATTTATGGCTTAACAACACCGACAATTAATATTGAAGCTTTTGAATATATTGCAAAACCCGATAATTATAAAGAATTTCGTATTGCAACAGATCGTTTACTATTTTATGGTTCTAATATCGTGATGAATATGAATCCTAATTTCTTTGAAGAGGAACAAATTCCTTTAACGGATGATAATCTTCGTATATATGCAAATGGAGGTCCAAATGATTCCGTCAATATAATTCACACGATTGCAAACAATTCTATTTCAACTCTACGAATGAACAACTGTAATGTAGCTGAAAATACGATAACACGTCTTCGTGTGGAAGCTAATGAAAAACGTTTTTCATTGGGTACTATTTATAAATCTGCAGGTACAGAAGCATTTGTTGGAAATAATGCAGATTCAACGAATCCAAATCGTCAATTAAGTATTACGAGTACAGGAATCCGTATTGGAAATAGTGCTCATTTATTACAAACTGGAAAAGTGACATTTAGAGATACTACGGCAGGTATTTATCCTTTAAATGTAAAAGGTGATGTTCTTATTGAAACGCCTTCTTCTACGAATGCTTTTTCAATATCTACGATTGGAAATATTGGTATTGGAACATATAATGCTCAACGTTCATTAGATATTCAATCTCCTATTGTATCAATTAAAGGTAACTTGGGTATTGGTACAGCAACACCAACATGTAATATGGATATTATTGGTACTTTACGTGCTTCACGTATATTAGGTATTCAATTTACAGATATCTTAAATGGCGAAGCAAATACTACTCAATGGGATCGTATTGGTTGTAATATTTATTATAATAATGGTAATGTGGGTATAGGAACATCTATTGTAAATATTGCTCGTCTTCATATTGATATACCTCTTATGAAAGATGTTGCATTGCAATTTAGCAGCAATGATAGAGGAAACAATCGCATTGGTTTTGATTATCGTAAAAATCAAACGGTTGTTTATGGTCAGCATGCAAATTGGCAACATCAATCCAAAGCGTCTTTCTATGGAAGTTTATCGATTGGTTATCCTAGTCTAAGTAATAATTCTCTTACTACAACTAATTCAATGATAGTAGATGGTAATATTGGAATAGGTACCACATATCCAACTGCTTCTCTTCATGTTCAAAAAGATGTTCGTATAATAGGTCATTTTTCAAATGAAGACTTTTTAATCGTTGGAAAATCGACATATGGAAATGTTGGAGGTACTATTTATCTAGGAGGTACATATGGTGATGATTCATATGATCATACTGTTATTGAAAATCGTGTTTATTCAGGAACAAAATCGGAATTACTATTTTTCAAAGGAAATGATTCAACGGTTACCTCTGGACCAGACCGTATACGATTACGTGCTCAACAAATTAATTTTGATATATATGCATCAAATACAACGGATCGCTATAAAAGAAATATTATTGCAAGTATAAATCCTAATGAATTTCAAGTGCATGGTAAGACTCAAATAAATTCAGCGGCTTATACAACTACACTAAAAAATCTAAATGGAACACTTATTTTACAATATAATGAATATCGTAATGCTGGTAATTATACAATTTCTCAACCGGCCAATTATTCTTATGTCCGTATTCAAATGTGGGGATCAGGGGGTGGAGGTGCAGGTGCCAATATTCAAGAAACAGCCAATTTAGGTACAGGCACTCAACTAGGAGGCGGCGGGGCAGGAGGCGCCGGAGCTTATGGAGATGTGATTATTCCTTACGATATTGCAGGATATAGCACCTTATCTGCAATAATTGGAATAGGGGGAGCGGGAGGATTAGGTGGATATATTAATACAAGTACAGTAATTGATACAACAACTACTTCAAGTGGAGCAAATGGTCAAGCAGCTACTGTAGGAACAGCTGGTACTTCTACATCTTTAACTTTAACTACATTAGGTGCATCATCTTTAACAGCTACTTGGACGGTAGGAGGAGGTGAAGCAGGAGAAACTACTAGCACTACAACTGGTGGCAATGCTGGTACAGGAGGAACAGTTGTTGTAACAACTTATTTCAATACAACAAAACCTGGTACGGCGGGCGGCGCAGGTGGTTCATCTGGAGCTGGATCAGACGGAACTAGTTTAACACGAGGCGTGGCTACATTTGCAAGTCAAGTACATCCAGGTACAGCAAATACTGGATTAGGAGCAAGTGGAGGGGGCGGCGGCGGTGGATCTCCTGCAATTGCACCGATAACTTATGCTTATTATAGTGGAGGCAATAGTGGTGCAGGATGTATTCCTTATAGTTACTTAACTGGTAATGCAGTATTTGCATCTGGGGATAAATATACCGCCACAGAACTTATTAGATTAGGAGAAGAAGGTTATACTTATATACAGACATATGGAGGCGGTACAGGAGGTGGAGGTGGATTTTCTTTATCTGCAAATCTTGCTGCTGGATATAATGCATATGGAAACAATGGAAGAATAGGGGGATGGCCCGCTGGAGGAGGTGGTGGAGGTGGTGCAGCACGTATAATTCATCCAGACGCAATAGAAAATGCAACAGGGAATTCAGGCGGCGATGGAGGAAATGGTGCGGACGGTGGAATACTTGTAACATTTTATTAATTGTTTAATGACGAAAATCGATTTAAATAGATTCATTTTTCTTAGAATATCTTAAGGTTACATATGTCTATATCAATTGGGAGAGTCCCTAGGTATCAAGTATCCGACATTGCATTAACTATCTATACAAATGCGTCGAATATATTAAAGTTAAACACAGATCATTTACGAAATGATATTCAATTTCGTAATTTTAAATTAGGTCAAGTAAACTCCTCTCCAATTCATTTTGAATTATATCAATCCAATGTTTTACTAAATCAATATACATCAAATAAGACAGTTTTATATAAATCTAGTCAATATCAATCGAATGTCCGTGTTTATAAAGATATAACGATTCAAGAACAACTTCAATCACTTCGTTTGATAAGTTCAAATTTATGGATTCAATCTCGTACATTTACTGAAAATCCTTGGCGTATTTACGATATAGATAGAACATTGTTTTTAGAACTGGATTCCTATGGAAATATGGATTATATAGGTAATATAGGTATTGGTATTACTCAACCAAGTGTTGCTCTTGAAGTTATAGGGAATGCATATATTCATAGTAATGTATATGTAGGCAATTTATCAAGTTCAAATCTATTTGTAAATGAAATATATGGATTATCTAATCTACAAAACTCTATTAAATTTCGTTCTTCATCTATACTGATTGATGCATCTGATGTGATTATTGAAAATCCAACATTATTAGGAACAATTACTTATGATGGAACTATATCTTTACAAGATAGTATTATAGATTTAGTAAATTCTTCCAATATACGTATTCTAAATAATTCTTTAAATAAACACGCATTATATATTAAACAACTGAATCCAACATTTGGAGATACGTCATGTAATAATCCAATTCATATTGATAGCTATATAAATTCGATAAATGAAACAAGACCCATATTTACAGTGGATGCAGTGGGTCGTATATCTTCTGGTAGATTTACAAGTAATATTCCTAGTCCAGATGCAGGATTTAGTTATCAATACGATGATAGTCGTTCTGTTTATTTATCTGGATTCATGAATTTAACAACGTGTAATGAATATGAACAAACGATTATTGATAAAAAAGGACATATTGGAATTGGAACATCAAGTGTATTGAATAATTATTTACAAATTAATCAACCTTATATACCTGAAACTGAAATTCTTTCTTTGATAGGACTTTATCAATCTTCAAATGAACCAAAATCTTTTATTCAATTCTATACATGTAATGACCGTATTATTTTTAATATAAATTCAAATGGTTCTATGTTATTTCAAAAAAATAAATTATTAGATGATCGTTATCGTCTTGAAATAACAAGCAATGCTTATATTAATTATTTACATACAGATAATCTTTTTTCAAGTACAGGCGTGATTGATTTTACAAAATCATATTTATGTAATATAGATCAAATTTTAGCAGATAGCATTCATGTTAATCAAGGAGGTGTCATGTCAAATATTTTTATTACTGGATTATCCGTAGATAATATTAATATTGGTGCATTTGATTACATTAATATTCCGAGTACAAATTATAATGAATTTAGAATTTCAACAACACGACTTTTATACATTGGTTCTAACTTTGTCATGAATCCAAATCGAGAATTTTTTGAAGTGGAACAATCAAATTTACCAAATGATAAGATTCGTATTTATGCAAATGGTAATTCTACACAAGAAATGAATGTAATTCATACGATTGCAAATAATAGTATATCTACCTTCTCTGTTACAAATTGCAATACAGCATTAAATAGTGCTGCACAATTTGAATTTGATGCAAACCAAAATAAATATCATTTTGGTATTTTAAATACTGGCGATTTTTATGGCGAAGCTTATATCACTTGTAATGTGGATTTAACAGATCCAAATCGTGAATTAACTTTTACAAATGATAGTATTCGTGTTGGAACCAAAATGCATATTTCAAAAATAGGTGAATTAACATTAAACAATGCAGTTGCTGGAGACAATTCACTTAGATTGACAGGCGATTTAGAAATTATTACAACTAATGGAAATAGTAATTTTGTAATTACAACCAATGGTAATATTGGGATTGGAACGAATCAACCTAGAACCATGATGGATATTCAAACCAATACATTGCTATTTGGAAATATGGGTGTAGGTGTATTATCTCCATCTTATGAGGTAGATATCTCAGGTATATTTCGTGCTTCACGTGTTTTAGGTGTGAATTATAGTGACCTTCTAGGTGGATCGTTTAACCAATGGGTACTGACAGCGGACGGAATTTATTTTACACAATTATCATGCAATATCGGTATTGGAACGACTCATCCAAATGCATCATTGCATCTTCATACAAGTAATATAACTAAAAATCTATTTAGCATTTATCAAAGTAATATAGCTATATTAAAATATGATCCATATAAATTGACTCAATCTCATACGATTGTAAATGGTGGAATGGTGGTAGGGTATGTAAGTACAAGTAATCAAATTCGTGCTCCAAAAAATTCATTGATTGTGGATGGCCAAGTTGGTATTGGTACAACTTATCCTACAAAATCATTACATGTCCAAGGGGACGTTAATGTTTATAAACATACATCAAATGAAGGCAATTTTTATGTTGGTACAAATTATAATCTTTATATTAGTACAAAATTAACTTCAAGTAATATCTTAGTAAATTCAGGAAGTTATGAGACTGTTTTAACTACATTAGATGAAGGTTTTTCAAACATTACTTATTTCCCTCCAAGTGGATTAATTGAAAATATGGCTTTTACGTCAAATGGAGATATAATTCAATGGACGAATTACTCCTATACAGATGGTCAAGGGCTTTTAGAAGGTTTATCTAATATTGTTATAGGTTCGAATGGATATTATCATGGTTTGATTTTAAATATGACAGGAACAGTAGTAGATGATCTAAATACATATTATACACAAATTACGATTCCGGTTGGACTTTCAAATTTAGTACAAAATATAGTAGAAATTCATAAATTGGATATACGTTCTGATGGAAGGTATGGAGGTGGAAGTATATTTTTAGGTAATATCAATAATACGATTAATAATACGGTGATTGAAAATCGTATCTATAGCTATGGCACGGAACAATCTGAATTACTACTCTTTAAAGGAGCTATAGCAAGTGATATCTTTTCATCTTCGATATGGACATCCGTTATATGGGTATCTGAACTATCGTTGTTTGTTGCGGTTGGATGGGATCCTTACATTGGAACAAGTACAGATGGAATCACTTGGAATGTTGTTGGGACAACATCCACAGAATATTGGACATCGGTGTGCTGGTCGCCTGAATTATCACTATTTGTTGCTGTCGGTTGGAGTTCTTATGTGATGACCAGTCCAGATGGTATTACGTGGACAAATGTATCTATTCAATATAACTTATGGAGTTCTATTGCTTGGTCTTCTTCGCTTTCACTCTTTGTGGCTGTCTCTTGGGGACGAATTATGACGAGTAGCAATGGTACTATTTGGACTTTTGCAGATGCTCCTGTATCGAATATTTGGAAGTCTATTTGCTGGTCACCTGAATTGTCCCTCTTTGTAGCGGTTGCTTATGCAGGTGCAGACAATCGTGTGATGACAAGTTCTAATGGAACTTCTTGGACTTTACAAACCACACCCACAAATACTTGGACGTCGGTCTGTTGGTCTCCTGAATTGTCCCTTTTTGTGGCAGTTGCTGGATCTGGAACAAATGACCGTGTTATGACAAGTGCGAATGGTACATCTTGGACCAGTCGTACATCTGCAGTAGATAATGATTGGTTTTCAATTGTTTGGTCTGCAGAATTATCCCTCTTTATGGCTGTTGCCTATTCCTATGTGAATGTAGCAAATCAAGTGATGACCAGTACAGATGGTATTAATTGGACGGCAAGTTTAACGATTAGCGATAGTAAATGGCATTCTGTTTGTTGGTCACCAGATTTATCAAGATTTGTGGCAGTGGGTGGAGAAGGTGTTGCTAAAACCATGTATAGTACAGATGGTACATTATGGATTTATGCGACGGATGAAATACAAACAATTTGCTTACGTGCTGGACAAATCGCTCTAGATGTCTATGATAATGCAACGACGGATCGTAATAGTGAAAATATTCAAGCTTACTTTACAAGTAATAGTTTGGTTGCAAGTACAGTAACTACTTGTAATGTTCAAATCCATAGTATATCTGATACAAATGGTATTTATCTCCTTCAACGCAACATATACGATACACCAGGCGCATTTACGATTACATCTCCAAACAACCTTCAATATACCTATGCTCGTATTCAAATGTGGGGTGCAGGAGGAGGTGGTGGTGGTGCTAATTATCAAGGTATTATAAATAATGGAATTGGATCTGTTGTTCCAGGCGGCGGGGCCGGCGGGGGAGGTTCTTATGGTGAAATCCTAATACCTTATCAAATTCTTCAAAATAGCACCCTGATAGGAAATGTAGGTTATGGTGGTTCTGGAGGTTTGGGTGGTTATATTGCAACGAGTACACTTATAAATGCAAATAAGATTTCATCTACGGCAGGAGTAGGACGTGAAGGAACTGATGGAGAAAATGGTACAGTTACAACGATTTTTTTAAATATGACAAATGGCAACGGAAATTTAACTGCAAATTGGTATGCCAATGGAGGTACTGGTGGAAAAGTAGGTGTTGGAACGAATGGAGGAGCTGCAGGAGCAGGAGGTACTATACTAGGTACATTTGACACTTCTCAATCTGGTGTGGCGGGTGGCGCTGGTGGTTCTACAGCGGCGGGAGCGAATGGTACAAATTTAACAGCTTCTGGATTTGCGGCGAGTGGTGGTGGTGGTGGTGGTGGTTTACCTGCGACAGCCCCTACACCTTTCATTAATCGTAGTGGTGGTAATAGTGGTACAGGTTGTATTCCTTTTGCTTATTTAACAGGAACAGCAATAAAAGCACTTGGTGAAGCAGTTGATGAATTAGGTACGATTATTACAGCAAATGAATCAGGTTATACAATTGTTGATACCTATGGAGGTGGTACAGGAGGTGGAGGTGGTTCAAGTTTAGCAGCGAATATTGCTGGGGCTCCTGCTCAAGGCAATCCTGGAAAAGTTGGAGGACGGCCAGGAGGGGGTGGCGGCGGCGGCGCCTCTGCTAAACAACATTTCCCAAATACAGGTTACTCTGGATATGGAGCAAGTGTGACTGCTGGATATGGTGGAAACGGTGGTAATGGTGCGATTATTATAACTTATTATTAATCTTACTTACCATTAGAAGATGCCTATATATGCTTTTATAGATACAAAAAAAGATCGTATTGTACAACTTTCTCAACAACTTCCCAAAGATATTATAAATCGTTGGGACATGTTAAAAAATAAATTTCCAAATCAATCGATGCCAAATTATGTTGAAAAAGCTATTCAATATAACGATTCTCAACTGTATCAATATATTATAATTCCATTTGAAATTATGCCTTATTATACGCTTCATATAACAAAAAATGAACTAAATGAATATGTAATTACTTATATGGACACTCGTCCTCCACCAGAGGCGGAACCAGTTGCTGAACCAATTCTTGAAATACAACCTCTTATCGAAGAATCAACACCGCTCGTAGAATAATACATATGCATCTCGATTTTTTTGTAATATAGATAAAATATTCGTGAGATGAGTAATAGATAAATCATCGTATAAACACCAAGGATGAGATTCTGAATCATTTTTACAAATGGCATTATAATGCCCTCCATATAAAGATCCATAATGATTGCCAATAGCTTTGAGTTGATAGCTACATGCAGAAGGTTTTGCCATTTCAAATCCTGTTGGCAAATGTAATTCTAAAGGAATATTTACAGGTATATGTAGTTTCTTTAATCCATTAAAACGTTTTAAAACGATCATCCATATATTTGGTAATCTCCATACACGAAGAATTTTTTCATTTGTAGAACCTTTGCATTGATCACATTTCCAATCTTCTACGGTATCTTTTTCCAACCATTTAATCAAACATTCTTCAAATTGTACAATTTCTTTTTGAGGTAATTCAAAATAAGTACATTGAAACGGTTCAATATTATGATAAAGCTTTCCACATGTTTTACATTCCATTTGTTGAACTTGAACGCCTTGAATCAAATCTAAAAGAGGTGAATTAGTATTTTGACTATGTTTTGTCAATTGTTCTATCATTTCTTTATGTAAATAATCAAGCATTGGATGAGGATAACTACGTGTTTGGAAGTAATTGGATTTAAATTGAAATTGATGTGATTCTTCCAATAAGTTTTGAATGAGAATCATCCATACTTCTGTAAGGTCCATTTGTTCTCGTCCAATACGAAAGTCTTTTCCCAACGTTTCTTGTAAAGCGGATAAGAATCGTGAAGGAATCAAACTGTCTTGATCGACCCAGAGTTGTTTACAAATCATACGCAATTCATCACCCATTGAAAATTGATACTGTTCTTTTTTATGAAACAATTGTGTTTCTTCCAATAAAAATTTACGAAATAAATCACAATGACCTAAACATTGAATCATTGTATTAATACTACAGGTGTTGCCCATATTTTGAAGTCCTTGAAGCATCCTAAAAAGTTATACTAAAAAGGATTGCTTTCCTTAAGTGGTTAAAACTTTCTTGAGGATATATAGAGTTTAAACCGATATGGAACCGGTACATCCCAAAGAATGGATTTTGCCAAATCGTATTTATTTTAACAAGTGGGTATATCGTGAATTCCATCCTTCTAAATATCATAGTGAGACAAAAGAGAAAAAAGGATTTGATCCTGATCCTTCTCAAAAATTGGTTCGTGACTTTTTACATTATGACAGTCCTTATCGTGGTCTTCTCTTATATCATGCATTAGGTACAGGTAAATCATGTAGCTCTATTTTATCAACTGAAAGTTTTATTTCTCATAAAAAGAAAATCATTGTGATGACCCCAGCCTCTTTAGAAAATAATTATCGTAAAGAATTAAAAAAATGTTCTTTGACAGGAGGTTTATTAAGAAAAAAATGGACTCAAATTCAGCTCCAATTGCCCGGAGATCAAGATCATTTTCAATCTCTTAAAAAAATGTTTGGTATCACTAAAGATTTTATTGAAAAACAAAAAGGACTAATATGGCTACCGATTGTTCCAAAAGAATTACCCAGAGAACGTATTGTTACAGCTGCGACATTGGTTCGCACATTATCTGAAGAACAAAAACAAGTCGTTCAAAAAGTATATGAACATATTGTGGATCAACGTTATATTTTTTTGCATTACAATGGTCTTACGAACAAAAAAATGGATGAACTTGAAAAGAAAAATGATTTTAACAAAGATATATTTGACGATACCATCATTGTTATTGATGAAGTGCATACGTTTATAAGTCGTGTTGTGAATGGAGGTAAAATTGCTCGTCGTATGTATAATATCCTAATTTCTAAACCCAATCTAAAACTTGTGCTTTTATCAGGCACACCTGTTATCAATCATCCATTTGAACTCTGTTATACTCTAAATTTATTGCGTGGACCCATTGTTGAATATGGATTATCAATGTTAAAGGATACACCTTTACCTTCTCAACAAGGATTGGAAGATACATTGATGAAAGAAAAATTATTACCTTATATTGATGATTTACGATTGGATGAAGGTCAACAACAAATCAAAATAACTCTATTACCATCTGGTTTTATACGAAAAGAAGCTAAATCAATTGAAGTTATTCAAGGACCTAAAATATATGATCCAAAAACATGGATGGATCGTTGTGTATCAAAGTTAAAGAAAAACTTTAAACTAAGTACACGTGTAAAAGTAGAAGAATATAATGCTTTACCAGAACGACGAGAAGATTTCTTTGAACTTTTCTTTGATACAACGGATCCAAATAACCCTAAAATAAAAAAAGATGTCTATGAACTTTTCCTCAAACGCATTTCAGGGATTGTGAGTTATGTACGTATTACAGATGAAGGACTTTTTCCTAAACAATTACCGATTGAATATGAAAAAGTTCCAATGTCGAATACTCAATTCACTCATTATGTAGAAGTACGTAATACAGAAATTAAAAAAGATGAATTTCAAAAGAAACGACAAGCACGACGAAAAGAAGGAGTCGATCTGTTTAAAACAAATTCTTCTTATCGTGCATTTAGTCGTATGGCATGTAATTATGTCTTTCCAGAAAAGATTAAACGTCCTTTTCCATCTGAAATTTATGCAAGGTTCTTAAAACGAGAGATGGACATTCAAGAAGAAGATGAAGCTCAATCTAAAGAAGAAAAGAATAAAGAAGGTTTGCAGGTTACTAAAGAATATGAAAAAGAACTTCAAGCTGCTTTAGATACTTTGAAAGATCAAGCCTCTAATTATCTTCAAGGAAAAGGTCTCTATGAATCCAGTCCAAAGATGGCGAAACTTGTTGAACTTCTATCATCTAAGACCGAAAAAGCATTGCTTTATTCTCAATTTCGTACTGTAGAAGGTTTACGTATTTTCCGTATGGTATTGGATCAAGCAGGATGGAAAGAAATTGATTTTAAATCAAAAACTGGAGGAGATTGGGAAATCGTTCAAGCAGAAGAAGTCTTAAAACCTGAATACAATGGTAAACGTTATTTACTTTTTGGGGATAAGAATAAAACTGATTTATTGATTGGTTTATTCAATGTAGATCGTAAAGTCTTACCACCAACAGTTCAAGCTCAATTGGAAGCAGTTGGATTAACTGAAAATTTACGTGGAAATTTAGCTTCTCTATTGATGATTACCCAATCAGGAGCAGAAGGTCTAAATTTACGCAATGTACGACGTGTATATATATTAGAACCTTTTTGGAATGAAGTACGTATAAGTCAAGTCATTGGTCGTGCGGTACGTAAAGGTAGTCATTTAGAATTACCAGAAGAAGAAAGAAATGTTAAAGTTACAATGTTTTTAACGACCTTTACCAAAGCTCAAGTGAAATCAAATAAAACGATTCAGTTTAAAGATAATGGATTAACCACTGACGAGAATGTACGTGAATTAGCACTTAAGAAAGATCGTATAATTCAACAGTTTTTACATTTGGTTCAATCGAATGCAATGGATTGTGTTTTTAATTCTGAAAATAATAAACCTCTTCAACATCAATATTCATGTTTTGCTTATCCAATCAATAAACCGAATGAAGCCTTTAGCTATATTCCAAATCTCAAAGAAGATCAAAAAGTCTCTTCATTTGCTGTTCGAGAGAAAACTCGTAAAATAAAAGGAAAAGTCTATTTAAAAGACAATCGTAAAGTCGTTCAAATTGATGGTGATAGCAAATTTTATGATTATAAAGCTTACAAAGATGCGGGTGTATTAATTGAAGCGTTATAAATTTTATGAAGTATTTTATCAAAAATTGAAATCATAGTTTCCCAAGAATAATGTTGTAGGATTTCTTGACGACCACGAAGACCGTGTTTCAATACCAATTTAGGGTTTTGATAATATTTCCAAATAGCATCTGCAATATTTTTTGGATCTGAAACCTCTGCATAGCCTCCAATTCCATCACGTAATTTATCTACATAATAAAACCATTTTGGTTCTAAAACGATAGAATTATCTGTATGTAAAAATTCACGGAAGCCTCCAATGTTTGCGGTTACTTGGGGACAACCTACGGCTAAATGTTCAAATTGACAGAGACCAAATCCTTCTCCTTCACATGTATTTAATCCAATATCACATGAATTATACATAATATTAATATCTCGATCAGACATTTGTTGAGGTTTTGCAATCGTGGTTAAATAATCACGAACTTCATCCAAACTATATCCACGTTTCTTCATTTCAATTTCAAACAATTCCAATAAATCCCAAAATCCTTGAATCGCTGTACCAATCATAAGTTTCATTCCACGAATGGGTTTGGACGATTTATTTTTAAGTTCCATATGTCGTTGAACCACATCGGCATAGGCCATAATCGTATGATCCCATCGTTTACGAGGTTGATTACGGTTAAGATTTAAAATGATAAAATCATCTTCTGGCAATTGATAAAATAATCGTGCTACTTTACGAGCAATAGGAAAATATAATTTAGAATCAAATCCATGTGGAAAGAAGTAAATAGGTAATTCTTTGCGAATACCAATAGAATAAGCAACTTCTTTCCAATAAGGAGTAAATGTAATAATTGCATCAAAATACTTATTGAGTGTTTCAATATATTCTTTACGTTGATAAGGATAAACTTGATCCATATAGCTAATTAATTTAAATTGATTTCGTTCTTGTTCTGATAGTTTTTCAATAATATCTTTAACAAGCATTGTCGTAACAACAGAATCATTAAAAATAACCACAATATCTTGAGGATTTTTACGAATAAAATCTGAAATTTCTTGTTCTCCAAATCCATTGCGTTTAGGTTCTTCGGTAGCATAAGCATCGTGAAGTTTTACAGATGGAGGAATATCTGTTCGTGTATGAGTAGTTGCTTGGCGAAAATTTTGAAAACCGTAAATCGTTAAATCAATATCTTTTACGGCTCCAATATGTTTTGCAATATAATAAACTACACGACTGTATCCATTGGATTGACCAACAGGATAGGTTCCACAGAAAAGTACCCGTATTTTTTTTTGTAAAGGCGGTTTTTCCTTGTCGGTTTCGATAACTATTGGAATTTTTGTATGTTGAGTCAAAGCAGGATTAACTTGAAGTTGAAAAGTAGGTATAACTTGATCTTTTGTAATAGTATGATCTTGATTTGGTTCAATAGGAGGGGTCAAATTTGCTCCAGGAATAATAGGTTTTGTAGAACGATCTCCAAAATCATCCCCTTTGCTTAAAATGCCTAAAATATTCATCTTATCTCTTCTTCCATAGCTATTTTTAAATCCATTATTTTTATTTAAAATACAATTATTTGACCATAATAAAGCAACGCTTCTTTGGCAGAAAGATTTTCAGCTTCTTTTTTGGAATGACCTTTAGAAGTTCCAAGTGTAAGACCTACTTTATCTTTAACACAATAGGTAAATACTTTTTGATTTTGTTGAACTTCAATACTAATTTCAAAGAAACGAGGTGCATCTTGGAATGTATGTTGCATATATTGAACCAACATATCTTTATAATTAGTACGTGTTTGAATGAGTTCTGCAAAATCCAAGTATTTTTCTAGAATGGAAAGGATCCATTTTTCAGCAATATGATATCCCATTCCAGATAAGGGAAAGAATGCAATTGATTTTATATCTGGAAATGCTACATTGTAATCAGATGTATTATAATCCATATAAATTGCTCCAATAAAAGCTTCAAATACATCTTCCATAATTTTATAATTCGAACGTCCATGAACTTCTTCTACTTGTTTAGAAATGAGGACATATTTAGGAAATCCAATTTTATCACTAAGATATCCTAGCATTTTACCATTGACGAGTTTTGTTCGTAATTTTGAAAGAAAACCTTCTGCTTGGTCGGGATAACGTTCATATAGATAAGTTGCACATACCATTCCAAGGATAGAATCTCCAATAAATTCAAGTCGTTCATATGACATTTCTTGAAGAGGTAGACAGTTGGGTGGACAACGTTCATTTCCAGATGTAAAATCGTCATTCTTCATCGTACAATAAGAACGATGTATGAATGCATTACGATAAAGATTTATATTATGGATTGGCATCTTTTCAAGACCATGATCATCAAATAGTCTACGAATATCTTCTATTTGAATCAAACAATTATTAGAATTATAAGGTAGTTCGGTTTCTTGGACATCTTGTGTTTTGTTATGAAGATTATTCATACGATTCATCGTATAGATTTAAAAAGAAAGATATAGTCCTAATATAATAAAGGCATCAATTTTTTAAATGGGATATAAGTCTAAAACACTCACAGAGCGTATTAACGAAATTAAAAATATTTATCTAAAACTTGAAGAGTTAGGCTTACATAAACGATTTGATTCAATGGAACTTTTTTATAAAGATGTTCAAATTTATATAAAAGAAGGTATTTGTATTCAAAATAAAATAAAAATTCCAGAAATTGAAAGGGTTTTTTATTATAAATTGGTGATTCGAAATGATCAAGTATGTGAAGCCTTATTAAAGTTTGTTAAGGGTTTGGAATAATATGTTCAGTACATTTACGTTTACGACTTCCATTCATTGAACGAATCAATTCATATAGTTTTCGTTTACGGGAAGGTTTATTATCATCTTTTATGATGTATATATCAATATCCATCTGCTTAGGTGAAGATTCAGTATCCATTGAATTTAATTATTATTAATTACATAATTCTTCAATTTTTATACTTATATATGTTAAGGATTGTTAAATGAAACATTCAAAAATAAAAAGTTCTAAATTTCTATATGAGGGTTCGTATAGTTGTATATATCATCCAAGTCCCTTATGTCATCGTCTCATTGAACAAATTAAAATTAATGCTTCAAACAATAAGCAAGTGAATACAGACTATATTGGTAAAATGATTTTGCCTCAAGATAGTTTAATAGAATGGAAAAATGCAAAAGCATTATTTAAAATGGATCCACAACAAGAATATGTTATTTATCCTGTTCAAGTATGTGAAAATATACCCATTCGTACTTCAAGTAAATGTTATTTAATAAAAAAAGGACAAAAAATTCATATATTATATGTACCTTATGAACCTTATACATTAGCAGATTATGTCCTAAAACAAAATAAAAAAATTCGTATGAAAGATTGGATTCCAATATTATATCATTTAGTTCAAGGCCTATATCTTTTACACGATCACCATATGATTCATCAAGATATTAAAATAAATAATGTGATGGTTACCAAAGAGCATTTACTTAAATGGATTGATTTTGGAATTTCAATGAAATCAAAAGATATTTTTAATATTCAAAAGAATGCTCTATATTTGCATTCAGATTATGTATTTCATCCACCAGAATATCGTTACTTTTCAAGATATTATTATATTGAAAAGAAAATTGAACAATCAAATTTTTTTGCAGATCATGAATGGTATATGCTTAATTTTGTTGTTACAGATATAAATGTTCGTAATATTGATTTGTATCGTATATTTTATGATTATAAAACTTATAAAAATGAAATTGAAGAATTATTTAAAACATTAAAAGGAAAATCAAAAGATGATATTCAACATTTATTTACAGAACACGTTAATAAAGTAGATATTTATGGATTAGGATTAATGTTATTACATATATATCCTTATATTGAAGTTAATAAAACTGAAATTTCACAACTATATTTTACAATGATTAAACATATGATACAACCTAATATATTCAAACGATATACTACACGTGAATGTTTAAGAGATTTACAATTACTTCTTCAAAAGATATAGTAATATTTACTGGTTTGAATAACGTCATTATTTTTTTTCCTTCCAAAAGAAAAAGAGCAACATTGGAAATAAAAACCCTAGTTTTACAGGATCTTCTATATCATTCATAACTGCAATGAAAATGAATAAAAACTTAAATTTATTCAATTGATCGTTCATCTTAATAAAACGACGATTTACTCGAAGAATATTTTGATCAGTGCTTTTTAATAATTTTGGATAAGATTGAATCTTTTGTAAATCTTTTTTTATACGATAATCAATAAATTCTGAATCCATAAATAGATTATCTGAGAACGGAGCTAAATTCGAAATATAATTAAAATTTTGATCCAATAAAGAACATGTTCCATCAATGAGTGAGAATAGACGAAAAAGTGATAGAAAATTTGGATCAATTTTAATCTTAAAAGTATTATTGACAAAGATGTCTTTATTAAGAATTGCAGTTTTAAGTTGATCAAAGTTTAATGTTTCCAAGTAATCAAAGAAGTAATTAAAAAATGCTTTAAGTTCTAGAATATCAAAATTATCTTCTAATTGAAGAATTTTCAATTGAATTAATAATTCTAGAAATTCATCAATATCTTTTTGGTAAATAGAAAAAACCAAACGATTGACTTTTTCACGAAACTCTTTTGATAATACTACAACATTTCCAAAATCAAAGAGTACTATTTCCCCATTTTTTCCAATTCCAAGATTTCCAGGATGAGGATCACAATGAACATGTCCAAGATTAATAATTTGATACAGAAAAACAGTGACTAAATCTCGAGCCAATTCTTTACGATTAATATTTCTTCGATTAATTTCTTCTATATTATTAATTTTAATAGATTCTACATATTCCATGACTAAAACCTTTTGAGTCGATTGAGATAAAGGCTTCGGAATATATACTCGTTGGTCGATTAATTTGCGACGAAAATAAGCCATATGTTTGGCTTCATTAATATAGTTTAATTCACTTGATAAAAATGATTCATATTGATTAAGAATTGCTTCAAAATCTTTTGCTTGTTGAAAACCAAATTTTGAGAATAATTTATTGATTGAAATGAGTGTTTTAAGGTCATCTTTAATTTGATTTTCAATACCTGGCTTTTGAATCTTTAAAACAATATCTTGATTAGATTTTTTTAAAAAACCCCGATGGACTTGACCAATCGAAGCAGAAGCTATAGGTATTGGATCAATTGATGAAAATATTTGTTTATAATCTCCTCCATATTCTTGATGTAAAACAAATTCTAATAAGTCAAAAGGGATTGGATATATTTGATCTTGGAGCTCTGCTAGATAAGTTGTAATATCTTTTCCAAAAACATCGATACGTGTTGACATAAATTGACCTATTTTAATAAAAGCTGGACCTAAATCAATCATTTCATCCCGCATCCATTTTCCTACTTGTTTCTTATCTTTTTGGAATTGGTTTCGAAGCTGAAATTCTGCAATAAACCGTCCAATTCTAAATATAGACTTCTTAGGAGTTGTATCTTTTATTAACACTGTTTTCTTTGAAAGCAACATTTATAAATGATATATACTATAATAAAAGGGGATCATTTAAATCTGGTCATTTACGAGTGAAATATGAGAGATAAGTAATGGATGATTTAAAATATCTTGAGAAGTTGGCCGTTCAAACATATTTTTATTTAACATAACTCGAATCAATTGTTGGAGATCTTTAGAATAGATCTTCCAACGAGGTTCATTAAAGGTAGGTTCTTGATTTTGAACCATTAATTGATAATCTAAAAATGGGTTAGTACTATTTTTTATTAGAATAAATGGATAATATCCTGTAATTAATAAATACATACATATACCTAAAGCCCATATATCTACTGGGTAACTAAATTTTTCATTATAAACTTCTGGTGCCATAAAAGTTGGTGTACCAAAACGATATGTAAAAAACTTTGGAGGATGCTTCTTAGACATACCATAATCGATTGTTTTTACCAATGTATAATTGATATTACAAGGATCCAATAAACTTTGAGTTGCAATTAAATTACTTGGTTTTAAGTCTCCATAAAGGATCTGTTTTTGATGGCATAAATATAGCATATATGTAATATCATATAAAATATGGAGTATTTTCTGTTCACTTAATATATGATTTTTTTCAATCCATTGTGTTAAACAACCTCCAGAAAGATATTCCATTATCAACTCATAGCTATTTTTTGTTTTTTCTACATGATAAATTTGTGGAATAGGCCCTTGAGGCGATGCATAATTTTGTAAAGATTTTAAGATATTAATTTCATTTAAAGAATATTTTGAAATAGGTAATCGTTTTACAGCAATTGGAATCGCAGGTTGATGATTCCAATAACCTTTATATACAATTCCACTAGAACCTTTTCCCAGAGGTTCATTATATTGAATAGTATAAGGCTTCATAATGCGTGTATATATATTATTTTAAAGTTTTTTTTTAATATCTAGGTTTAATTATAGGAAGAAGTATGTCAGCTGTTAAAGTATTTAATAGTTCCAGTTCACAAAAATGTACCACAAAAACCTCATCTAAAGTATCGAATATTGTTCAAAAAATAGATACTCGTCGTCAAATATTTGAACAAGCTCGTCGTACGAAGATTCAACGTATTTACAAAGATATTGAATTAATAGTAAAACGTGAACAAGAGTATGCGAAACAAGTATTTGAGCAATTGTTTCCTGTAAAAATTACATGGAATGAAGATGCTTTATCGCAACTCAATAATATGATGCCTTTCCGTATTGAAAAATTAGAAAAAGAGCAAAACAATGTTGTTAAAACAGAAGATTATGATGCTGATACAGAGAGTGAAGAAGAAGAAGAAAAACTAGACGATACTATATAAAACCGATTATTGATACATTGCTAAAATTTTAGGGATAACTGTATGACGTTCAACATCTTTATTAGAAAATTCAATGACTTTAATTTCTGGAATTTCTTTTTTTGCAAGTCTTTCAAGAAAGTCTGTTAAACCATTGCATTCAAAGCCACGATCATGTTGGCGAGGATCACCTGTAATGATCATTTTACTTTCATTACCGATGCGTGTTAAAAGCATTAACATTTGATTAGGAGTCATATTTTGCGATTCATCTGCAATAATCCAAGATTGTTCAAATGTACGTCCACGCATATAAGCCAATGGAGAAATTTCAATAATTTGTTGTTGAATCATTTTTTGAATTTTCTGTGGAGAATAGTACTGATAAAAGACATCCAATACAGGTCGTATCCAAGGTTCCATTTTTTCTTCTAAGGTACCTGGTAAAAATCCATGTTGTTCTTCGACGCACACAGCAGGTCGTGTAATAATTAATTTATTAATTTCATTATTTTGCAATTTACGTATTCCAATATGACAAGGCATCATAGTTTTACCTGTACCTGCTGGACCCACAGCAATAATGATATTTATGTTTGGATTATCCAAAACATCTAAATATTGTTTTTGTTTTTCATTACGAGGTTTTAATTGAACTGGTTTTATTTGAAGTTCATGATAATTTTCCATCGAAGAAGAATAAGAAGAAGCAGGTGAACAACCTTCTAAAGTGAAATCTCCATCGTCATAAATATTTTTAAGATTATGACGATTATATCTATTCTTCCCCTTCATTCTTCTTAATGAAGCAGTAGAATAAGATTTTGTAGAAAATATCATTTTTACAAAACCATGAGATGAACCAACAATATGACGAGCAGTCAATAACATATGATGTGCTTTAATTAAATAATATTTTAAAATTTTCTACAACTAAAAGGGATCTTATAAGAATTTAATCAAATCGAAGGAAACACTGAGATTGAATAAACGTATTTGTAATAGGTTTGGATTGTCCTCGTGATTGTTTTGGAATGATATCTGTTATATGATTAACAGATTGTTTATCCAATCCTTCTCCACATAATTTCTTTTTACTTTGAAATTGATTCATTGCTTTTTCAATTTCAGCCTGATGTTTTAAAAGATAGTCAAGAATATGGTTTTGAAAAATCCAGCGGAAAAAATTTAATTGACCAATTGTGGTTTCTACAACAGTTAATGGTTTCTTTTCAATTACAAAAGATATTCGTTCATGACGACGAAATGGATCAAAATAGAGTTTGGTATAAGATCTTAATTGAGCACGATAATCTAAATAAAGATGAAACTTACGCAAAGAAGGTTTCATTGTATCCACATGTTCTATATAGATACCAACTGTATCATCAATCCAATATAAAATATTTTTATATTTTGCATAATGTGTAATAAACCAATCCATTACTCGTAAGGAAATTGTATGTTTTCCTTCAATAATATTTTCTAATGTTTTACGATGATTGGGATATTTATCATAAAAGTGAGTGAGTGAATTTAATAATAAATCACTACTTTTTGAAATCATTATATGAAATCGTTTAGAAATCTTTAAATCATATGCGTTTGCGTTTAAAATATATAAAAAATGAGTTTTATATATATTTTTTTAAAGCGATGTATTCGTGTGTTTTTATATAATTTATTTAAAATGTTAACACGTATGTATATTCCTTCAAAGATTGTATGTAATAAGAGAGTTATTTGTCATAATAGTAAGCGTGTCTTTGAACTTCATTCAAATATTTCAGAAACAAAACTTGAACTTGTGAGAGATGCCTATGAAGCATGTCATCATTTATCTGTAAAGCATAAAGAAGCATGTTATCTTGTGTTTGGACTAAATGCAAAAAATGTAGAAACATATTTTCCAATCGTTGAGGATTTTGAACAAAACTATCATAAAAAAAATATAAAATATCAAGATCTATATGTATATCATCTTGATCCTGATAAATCATCTACTATTCTAAAGATAGGTCCATATAAATTTACGATTGAAAAGCATGAATAAATATCTTTATGGATAGAATGGAGCTTTATTTATCAGGAATCGTACCGGATTCGATACTTGAAACACAACAGGGACAATTTTTAGATTTTTCATCGAATTGGACGTTACTTGAAGATATTTCTATTCCAGAAACCCGTATTTATGATTGTGAAACAAGAAAAACAATTGCACATTTAAAGCGAAACGCTATTTCACCGATAATTTGTAAACTTGCGGTTCAACATTTTTTACCCATCGCAAAAAAACATGATTCTACCAATCGTGGAATGGCAGCAGGTACCATTCATCGAGACATTATAAATAATAAGTTTGAGAAAAGTGCATCTGTCCATAGCGTTATCTTGGGATATTTTGATAGCACCAATGGAAAACTACCATGTCGTTTAACCAAATATTCTAAAGATTACTTTAATAGTTACCAAGATGGTTTACCATTTATTCAATCAATGAATACATGTTTTAAATCCTTATGTCCGGAAGCTTATCAACGTCAATTTACAATAGCTTCAAATTCGGGATTTTATATTCAAGACACTGCATTTAGTACAATTACGGTTAATTATAATTTTCGTACAGCACTTCATGTAGATAAAGGGGATTATAAAGAAGGTTTTGGTAATTTAGTTATATGTTCAAAGGACTTAGATGGAGGTTATTTACTGTTTCCAAAATATCAATTAGGAATCAAACTCCATACAGGCGATTATTTGGCAATGGATGTCCATCAATACCATTGCAATAGTCCAATTCAAAAAATAAATACAGATGGATATCGTATATCATTTGTTGGATATTTTCGTTCTTCTTTATCAAAATGCCGAGAAAATAATGAACGTTATGAAAAACGAGATCTTCATAAAACAGATGAGATTATTATGGAAATCTTTAAAAAAATTCAAGAACAAGTTCCTATAAAAGAGCCGATTGGCGTCGGTTCTCATGGAGAAATATGGTGGAAACGAAGTGCAGGTCGTTTTACATTAATCTATAAAGGTCGTCAATATATATTATACGATTGTATTTCAAGTACAGAAACAAAAAAGATACATTCACTTTATCCAGCTTATCTTTATGTAAAGCAGTTATTAATTTAATAGTCGCCACCGATTTCAAGGGGTTTACGGTTAATATCGGGTTCAATAGTGGCAATGTTCCAGGGAGAAACAGGCATTTGGGGGTTGGCGGGTTCACTACGTAGTTGATAGTTAGCGTTACGTAGAGATTGGCCTTGAGTGTTAATGCCAATATGGTAACCGGCAGTTAAGAAATTTTGATCACGAACATCCCCTTGTCCCATGGGGTTCATTTGAGCCCATTTACTATTGGCGGCGTCTTTAGGAAGTAGATCTTCAGCGGTTAAACGATCGCGGGGGAAACAAGAAGCGCCCGGGGTTGCAACAGAGGCACCAGTGGCGCCAGTAACTGGGTTAAAGACTTCATTGCCTTGAGGGTCAGATCCCCCAAGTCCAGGGAATGCCCCGCTTGCAGAGTCAGGAGTGGGTTTTGAATTTTGTGCAACACTGTTAACTTTATTGAAGTTGGGAATACCATCGGAGATATCATAAGCACCGAATTTTTCAGCATTCACCTTTTTGGCGGATTGATTGTAACTAACAAATAAAAATCCTAAGAGGATGGCAACAAGTAAAATCGCAAGTGGGACCATGAATTTATTAGATTTCATCTTACCTTTATTACTATAACTAAAATAGATAAAATATTTTTGAGAAACATATTTTAGTCCAAAGATAGTTCATCTTTATGAACCATTGAAAGTTCCTGTTTAAATTGATCTATTTTTGTTTCCCAAAGTTTTAAAGAAGTAGTTTCCTGAATATTGTCAAATGTTTCTTTAAGTTCCCGTTTTATTTTTTCAAATTTATAAATTTGTTTTTCAATGGAATGTTCAACGGATTGTAATTGAGCTTTCCAATAAGCTTCAATTTCTACACGATGCTCATAATCAAATCCGGCGTCATCATATATATTTTCATCATATTCTTGTATATCCGTTAAAATCCATCGCAAATGAAATTTTTTTGGATAAATGAAAGCACCGTCACAAACCACTTTGCATTTAATAGGAATCGGCATTGCATATTTCTTTTCATGAATCCATTCTTCAAAAAAGGGTATATTTGAAGAAGTCGGAGGGCGAAGAGCGGAATAATAGACTAAAAATTCTTGATGATTCATAGATGATTTAAAAAGTTGCTCTATGGTTTCACGGGATAAATCGTTTTTAAACCATTCTTTATTTTTTTCAGCAATTTGTTCAATAATTGTATTTTCAAATTCTTTAAGTCGTTGATAATTATATTCTATTTCCGGTATCTTTAATATTATAGCATAGCCTTGTTGCTGAGCAAGCGGATAAACATGTATCAATTGAACTTTAAAGAACGCTAAATGGACTGCTTTTTTTTCTTCGCTAATACGAATATAATAATGATTGGAGCGTTTTTTAGGAATAGCAAGTTCCATTCTCTAAGTTTATAAAGAACAAAGGGATTTCTCTGTTAAATAATAACGCATATGTCCGGAGATACTCAATCGAAAGTTTTGAGCCTGGTCCTCAATCTTATATTAAAAGAATTGAAGAAAACAGAATTTCAAACTGAAGTATTAAAACCCATATTAAAAGGAGCTCTCTGGTATATGGCTCCCTATATTTTGATATTCTTTAGTATCAATATTTTCTTTATGATGATTGCTTTTTCACTTATCCTGCATTTTAAGAAAAAGTAATTTTTTTTTATCTCTATATATTAATAATAAAAATGGAAGCAGGTGATCAAATCGTAGATGTCCCCTCAATGGATGGTGGAAAAAAACGCCGATCTAATAAAAACAAGAAAGGAGGTGCAATTGATATTGGAAGCGTGCTTGCCCCTGTTGTTTTATATGGACTACGTCGTTCCTTTAAACCGAAGAAACAACGTGGTGGAGATGCTTTCTCTAGCCAAGCTTCACCTATTGCGGAAAGTACAGGTCCACTTTTAGCAGTTATCCCAGTTGTTCCTCCAGCTGGTGTAGCTGTTGTTCCTCCTTCTATTGAACAAGTTGCACCTGTTGATATGCCTAAAGAAGCGGGTGCTGTTCCTACTGACAGTGGAAATGCTTCCCTAGCAGGTGGAGCTAAAAAAAGTAAAAAAGAAAAAAAAAGCCCCATGGCGGAAGGTCGCTTTGGTGTAAAAGGTAAACTAGGTCCTCTAGCTGCATCTACTGGTGTTTATGGCAAAATGAAACTATATGGTGGTGACAACCACGATGATGATATTCAACAAGAAGGTGGTAAAAAGAAACGCCGCAACAACAAAAAAGGCGGTGATAAAGAAGACAAAGACAACCAACAAGACGGCGGCAAAAAGAAACGCAATTCAAAAAAATTAAAAGGGGGCGCTCTTGATCTATACGCTCAACAACTTCAAAATATTAGCACATCTTTAAACGCCCTATTATTTAACTAGATGTAATAAAAATTGACTTCTATTCTTTTTGATTTCTTGAAAAACTTATCATGGAAACTTGTTACAAAATGGATATTGAATCCCTTGAACGAAAAATGAAAGAAAATACACATAGTATTCAAGATATATATCTAATTATATCTCTATTATTTCTATTTACTATGTTTATATGTATATATCTAATGTTTGATAAAACTTATAACAATACAAATGAATCAAATATACATATAAAATTTTCCTATGTTTGACAATAGCCATTGCAACGCCGTTTAAGATTTGTAAATATTCCTTGAAAATGAATTTGTTTCATTAAAGAAAAAAATGCTTTTTTATAGACATATTTAATATTTACCGTTGAGATGGGATGTTTTGATAAATAAGTTAAAATAGAACTACGATCTTTTAGGATTTTTGGCAACCAAAAATCTAAATGTTCCCAAAAATATTCATGAGCTTGTTGAATATCTAAAGTAATTTTATGAATACCAGGATGTATGTGAACACAACATGCCATAAACGTCCAGATCCCTAAATCTTTGCTACTCGTTATATGTTTGGATTGTTCTTTCCAATAATCATACATGCGTTCTTCTTCATATATTGGTTTTTGAACAGAATCATTCACACGATTATGTATTTGAATTAACCATTTCGGTATTTGTTTTTTAGATTCAGGAAAAGGTACTTGAGTTACATGTAAATCATAATTTTTACGACATGTTGGACAAGGTAATAAATATTTTATATTATGAAAAAAAATTTTTAAATCATGTACAGAAGCGTGAGACTGAAAACTTAAAATATGTAAAAAACGCCATGTATCCGGACCCCATTGATTTGGATCCATAAAATCGTTTAATATTATATTGGAATTAATATTTAACTTTAAGATATTTTTCATAGGACCATTTAAGTGATTCAGGAATATTCATAGGACCTTCTTGTTTTGCAATATACCATACTCTATCAATCGCTTGCTCATCGGTTTCACATGGTGCACGTAGAACTCGATAAAACTTGCCTTTTGTTTTCAAAAGAATGTACTCCATATTTATCTAATAATGCGGTTTATTTTAACTCATTTTTTTACATCTTAAATTAAGTGATGTTACGTTCAAAACAGTTCCGTAAACATTTAGAGAAAACAGAACTGTTTTTTAATCAGGATTTAATACCTCCTTATTTTTATGAATATTCAGAAATCTCTCCTTTTACAAATAGCTATATATCAAAAAGTATATGGGAAGATCTTTCTTTAACATCTTATGCTTCTCAATTTACAGATTACGAAATAAGTCATCAATTTATTCAATATGTATTAAAACATCCTATATATGATGCCTCTATATTGCAAGAACGACAATTCATGTGGACTTATTTTCAAAAACATAACCAATCCCAATTGTTAACACCTGAATTGGAAAAAGATTGGTATTGGTTATTATCATTGGAATCTCATACAAAAAATTATATAATTGATTCTTTATTCCCATCTTCTAAACTATTTCGTATATTATACTATCATCCTTATTTATTAAATGCTTTTCAGATTTATCGCTCTTACTGTTCTCCAATGGTTCAATGCATTTATCCTATCAGTTTAATTTTAGGTCCATATGTTTATGTTCGTACAAAAATGAAATGGAAACTGGCTTTTACTAATTATTTAAAAATAATTTATCAAACATTACGTTGGCTCTATTGTCAAGCAAAAGACACAACCACAATATTAAGAAATATCGCAATGTTATGTATTTATATAGGTATTTATATTTATAGCTTCTTTCAAATCATTGACTATAGCAATCAATTAAGAAAATATCGTAACATCATCTTAAAACGAATGCAACATATTCAATCTCATATTCAACGATTTCAAAAACAATTAAAAGAAATGACTGTTGATTTTTGGAAACCTTATATGCCTCATCTTAAACGAGATGATTTATTAACTGAATATAAAGGTACTGTTTATGAATTTTATACCCTTTGGAAATATCCCCAAAAACGTTTAAACTTAAAGAATATGTATGAAGTGATGGGTATTTATGAAACTTTACGACAAATGGCTCCCATACTTCATCATGATTGGACGCTGCCAACATATGACAAAAAACATACCTATTTAGGTTCGATGCGACATCCTTTATTACCCTTAGCAGTTGCAAATCCTATTCATCTAGGACATCATCTCATTGTTACTGGACCAAATGCAGCAGGTAAAACAACTTATGTAAAAGCACTTTTATGGAATATTTTATTAGGACAGTCATTTGGTATTGTACGTGCCGCTTATGGAAATATTCATTTATACGATACGATTCTTCATCATGATCGTATAAAAGATATGATTGGAAATTATTCGTTGTTTGAAGCAGAAATGAAAAAAATTCATGAATCATTAGCACAAATAGATTTATCAAATAACATTATTTACTTTATGGATGAACCATTACATTCAACACCTCCATATGATGGTGCTGCCATGTTAAAAGCATGGATGCTTTATTTAGCACAAAAAAATAAGTGCCCATCCGATATTAAGGATATCCAACCCAACCAAAGAGAGATTAAGATGATTTTAACAACCCATTATTTAACACTTCAACATTTAGAAGAAGAAGCACCAAAGGATTTTAAGAATTTATCTATGATTGCTTTACGATCCATGAAAGACCAACATCAGTTTATTTTCCCTTATAAGATACAAAAAGGATTCTCGAATCAAACCATTGGTATTGAATTATTAAAAGAACGTGATTTTCCAATTGAATTAATTGAGACTGCGATTAAAATCAAAAACAAAATATATTCTCAACAGGTAAATGTTTAAAGATACTCAAATTATGATTACAATGCAACTTGCTTTAATTGGTATTGTTTTAATCGCTGGACTGTATCTTGTATGGAAAGCGCTTGGAAGAATTGAAGAAAAAGTGGATCTATTACTATTGGATAAACAAACTCATACGTTATTTTCAGGAAAACCTTCAGATGAAAAAAAAGCTAAAATGATGGATCCACAAAATCTTATGGCAGATACCTTAATGCAAAGTATTTTTCAAGAAGATTTGGAAAATGACAAACAAGATGGTTTTGTTATTTTCTCATCTCCTTTTACAGTCGATGATACTCAAGGTAAAAATGAGACTTCAAAAGATGTGATTATTGAAGATGTAACTACATCAATAAATGAAGCTCGTGAACCTTCTGAATCTATGACTACTACTCCAAGTTTATCAAAAAGTAAACTTCATAAAATGAATTTGGATAAATTAAAAGAGCTTTGTAAAGAACGTCATCTTTCTACAGAAGGTACAAAACAACAATTGATCGAACAATTACTAGAAGATTAATCATAATAAATATATTTTCTAAATAATAAAGAGAAATGTCTTGCAAAGGTTGCGATGTTACTTTAGACCCCAAAATTATGTGCCCTGCTAGAATGGCGGATGGGCGAGGTATTACTGATTATCGCCCACGTTGTGTGATTAATGCGGAACTTATGCAAAATATTGGTAATAACAACATGGTGCGTAGTTCTTATGAAAGTCGTATGTATCTCCAACGAAACGCTGAAAAAGTGATAGAACAAGAACGCCAAAAAGCAGTAGAACGCCTCCGCCCTTGTGCTCCATGTGAACGTCCTTTCACAGATCCAGGAACTATGTTACCTGAACGTTATGTAATTCGTTGCGATGGTGTTACTTGTACTCGTGAAGAAGTAAACCCAAGTGGTTTAGGAGATGGTCGTATGTACTAAATAAATTTTATATATTTTTTAAATCAAACTGAATAAGTTTGTTTTTATTATATTAAGATTCTATCTCATTAAATGGAAATAACAGCAACTACAGAACAAAAATTTATGATCATGCTTCATGAACGTATCAATACACTTGAAGATGAATTACTTCGTTTAGAAAAACAAATTCAAAATTCTACATCAAGTCACTATCATAAAATTGATGTAAAAATACCTTTTCAACATGGAAATAATATGACATCAAAAATAAAAGAAGTTTTAAACCTTATTTTCAATCATCGTAAAAAATTTGAACCTATATTTGCTGCTTGGAATTGGCATATTTCTCATGAACAATTATTAATTACGTTAATTTTAACAACCAAATACTCTATAACGGAAGAACAAATGAAAAAATATATTGAAAATCTTTCGATAACTTATACTGCTTTTTACGATCTCTATATATTTATTCAATATTTTAACAATTATTATCACGATGAAGATGAAGGTGATACTAAATATAACTATGAATATTGGCATTCTCACTATGGTAACTTATATAATTTAACTGATTATGAATTTACAGATGAACCATTTACAAAAAGCAAAAATTATAATGATTCTAAAGAACTCCAATACTATCTACGAAAATGGATCTTTCATCCACAAAAAAACTGGATTGATATATTAAGAATATTCTTATGAAAGACAACCCATCATTTGATTCATAAAAAAATATTATCCACAAGTAAGGTAATATTATAAAATGTCTATTTCAAATGACATCTTAACTTTAAATGCAACCGTAACAGATGGTATTGTTCATTTAATAGGTGGTATCAAAAATCCATCTAAATATCAAAAAAAGTATTTAATAGCATCAAACCCAATTGATCGTATGATGAACTATACAGGTTCTGGATTACCTTTTACTTCTCCATTTATAGCCTTTGAAAATACTCCTAATTACTATGATATTCCTGAAGATGGAAAGATTGAAGCCCATTTTAAATATCCAAATAGCTATTATACAACCGAAAGTCAAGAGAAAATTATTCCCAGTGTCTTTATTACGTTAAAATCCAACAGTTTATCTGAACCTATTTTTTATCAATTAAAACTATCGGATCCAATTCCCTTAAAAACGTCTACTACTTACCGTCCTGAATTTAAACAAGGCCCTGAATTCTATGCTAAAAAAGAAGATGTACTCGGCGTTCCTCCTAATCAGGAATGGATTTTAAGAAATATAGGTGAATTAAAAGCAAAACATGGATTTGCTTAGATGGATTTTGATAAACGATCTTTAAATTCTTTTTGTTGAGAAATACACGATGATTGTTCGTAAGATGCTGGCATGTAAGCATGATAATGTCCATCATCTCCTTTAAAAGATTCTCGCTGAAGTCGTTTTGAATATTCAAAATTGGCTTTACTGATTTTATCAGTAGGAGAATGAAGCATTACAATCAAAGACTGTAATGGAGCATCTCCCCAACGAAAATAAAATATAGATCCATCTTCTTCAATTTTTTGAAGAATTGATTGTACTTCAGGTTGATGCCAAAAACTTGTTTTCGTAATAAAGAAGTTGTTATAATACATGATTGGCATATAGAGTTTTTCTTTTTCTTTAATCACTGGAAGAGGTTTTTGTGTAAGCGATAGAATCGTACGGAAAGGATGAAATTGAACGGTACGCATGGGTACTTCTTGTTCAATAAACATTTCTGTGAGAAGTTCTTTCTTATCTGGATAGTATTTATCAAAAAAGTCTTTCATACCATAACAACATATACCACAATCCACATGTAAAAAGTTGGAAGCATAGTTAAGATCTTTCTTTTGCGCCCATTCAAATAAATCATATTTAATTGGCTCTTCAATCAAAGAATCATCATCTAAACGCATCACATAATCATAATGTTTCACATATTTTGGAAATTCCATCAGCCACCAACGACACATTAGACGATACTTTTCATTTCGCCAATAAGGAGTTGGATGCGGTTTAACAGATAAACATCGTTCTAGTTTTACTTGATCAATGCATGAAGGTACTTTAAAGTCTTTTGGATCCAGTGCTTGAAACGATACAAGATCTCGACATGTACCACGAATACTCATTATAATATCTTGTTGAGCATCATTGTCATAGTCTCCTTCATGGAAAATAATAACAGGATATTGATATTTTGCATTAAAATATTTGAAGAGGAAATAAAGAGAGGTTTTAAGATACGTACGGCGGACTTCATTGTTTTGAGTTAGATAACATATGGCGGCATTTACTTTAGTCATTTGTTTTAACAACAATAGAAACTTTTAAATCATAGAAATATTTATTAAATTATTTTTAGCGATGTATATCTTGTAGCTATATTAAAACACCTATATTTTGCTTAATTCTCTCTAAACTATCGGAACTAAACATGGAATAAAAAGTTTCTTTTCTATTAAACATATTATTTATACTATTTGTAATGAGTTCAATACAATATACGCTTAAAGGTGACCTAAAGAAAATTGAAGACACTTTTGAAGGAAGATTTTTTTTTCGTAAATATGTCGATGCTTCACGAGAAAACAATGAACTTGAAATTGCGAAAAAACTTCTATCTCATTCATGTCCTCACTGTGTAAGAATTTATCAAGTAAAAGAACAAGATGATAATTCTTATATCGATATGGAATTATTAGCTATAAAACCGTATAATATAATTGATATGGATCAGGTGAATTATGATGTCAAAATGGCATTAGAAGAAATGCATCTATTACAAATTATTTATATTGATTTGAAATATGACAACGTTGGGTTTTCAGAAATAGATAAAAAATGGAAAATTTTTGACTTTAATATTTCAGGAATCGCTGATCCAAGTTTTACCCAATGGATCGAAAAACCACCATATTATTATTCTTATAAGAAAGCAACTAAAATTTATCATCAAATAGAAGATCCTATTTTTTCGATTGTAGCATCACAATATTCATTTCCAAATCTTCTTATATTAGATGAACTAATGTATCAAGATTTTGTAGCAGAAATTAATAAAAAATAAAATGACAAACTATTTTTTTTCTAATTGATAAAAATCTTAAGAAATAATATAGTAATGGAATCTAAATCATCTCTTTGTAAATATCGTTATCTATTTGGAGTAGAAGGTCAAGGGGCCCATAAATATCGTATTTTTAATATAGCAATAGTTGATACAGTGGCTACTATATTAGTAGCTTGGCTTATATCCTATTTATTTAATGTTTCTTTCTGGAAAACTCTTATAGTTATATTTATTTTAGGAATTATATTACATCGTATTTTTTGTGTTCAAACAACACTTACTAAAAAAATATTTGGTAAATATTAGTTATCATTGAAATAGTTTTGTACTATTTTTGATATTTTAGGATCTTTGGATAACATATTTATATTGTTAAATGGTAATTTTAATTGAAAAGATCCTTGATCCAGATTTTTTGGAATTGTTGTTGGTGTGACTTTACTGGTAGTAGTTGTGGCCGATGTAGCTGTTCCAGATGCTGCATCTGATAAATTTTTATATAGATTATCTACCTTTAATAACGTACATTTTTCAAGTTCGGCATCAGAAACAGGTTTATAACCATCCATTTTAATGGTCCATTTATCTTCTTCGGCTTTCTCCTTTGCTTTATCTTTATCTCCTTGAAGAATTTTGCATTGTTCAAGTTCTTTACGAATATCTTCAATTGATAGAGATTGTTGCTTCACCAAATTATCCAAGTCTTGAAGTTGTTCTTCGGTAAGTTTTTTAAGCTCATCTAGCATCGCCGCAATACCAGATAGTTGTTTATTAAAGTATTGAATTAATGCTTCGTGTTGTTCTTTTGTAATTGCCGTCTTAAAATACATATATCCAAATAAACGAGCATCCCATTTACCATTTCCATTGATACGAATACGCGAATTACCAACAATAATCGCAGGAGGTGTATCAGTTTCTGCTGTAAAAGACGTTGTACCAATATGAACGTTTAAAATTCCTTTTTTACGATCATTGTCCGTATTATATACAATGCTAATTAAGATATTATTTCCAGATGATTTTAGAGTTGAAATAGGAATGGTAATTGAATAACGGTGTGTTTTAGTTACATCATCCACATCTAATCCAACAATCGTAATAAGTTTAACTTTTGTAGAATCAGTCTCGTCAGGTTCAATACGAGATAATAAATAATAAGGAGTTTCTACAAACACACGGAAAATTTCAATAGGTGCTCTATTTTCATCAAATATAAAGGTATTATTCTTTACAAAGAAGCACATGCTAAATTCTTTAATCATATAATCACTGCCTGATAATTCATCAGAACGAGGACCTGTAATTACTAAATTATTAAGTGGCATTCCTGGAGGATTACGAATCGATGCAGGTAGAGATTCTGATGTAAGTAACATAAATGGTTCACTTTCTCTTACATGATTGTTCCATTTTTGACGATCTACTTCATAACCTTTTAGTTTTGTATTATAAGCTGTAAAATCACTGAACGTACTTAGGTAAATATCTAAGTTCTTAACATTTGGTATTTGAGATGGATCTTCAATATAAGTAAAAGACTTCTTTGATTCATCGTAAGAAGCTAAACCACTTAATAAACTTTGTAATGAAGATACTAATTCCGTTGCTTTTTTTGTATCAATGGTATTTGCATCTCCACTTGTACTTGCTACAGTTGTTGTGGTTGATGTCGTAGCTGTTTCAAACATTTCAATCTTTGTACGACGAACATACCAATAAATCACAAGAAACAATAGAAAGCCAAATATTACAGATAAAAGATAAGTTCTAGACATCTTTTCTTTCTAACTTTTAGATATATTTTTTCCTTACGATATTGAACTTCAAATGAAATTACCTCAAAAGACACCCTCTACCATTTTACCATCTTCACCTTTAAAAAGTTCCTATTTTTACCCAAATGAATGGAAATATATTCATACGATTTACCGTGAACATTATACTGTTGTTTTATTACTCTTTCATCTACGAACCCATCAACTTGGAGCGTTAAAGTTATACCGAAAAACAAAAATGACACCTCGTGAAATAGAACGGAAAGCAATTGATTTTGAAAGAGAAGTTAAAGTTCATCTATTGGCAGATGGTGTTCCACATATTCTTCCTTTATGGTTTTGGTTTCATACAGACAAGGAATGGGGATTAATGACCAAGTATATGACCCATAGTTTTTTATTTCATCGTATCTATGATTATCCAAATGAACTATGTATTTTACATTGTGTGATTTATCCTTTACTAAAAGCAGTCCATTTTTTACATTTAAATCATATCATTCATCGTGATATTAAACCTGAAAATATTTTTATTCACGCTCATAAAATTTATTTGGCAGATTTTGGGTATTCTTTCATTTTAACGGAACAAACTCCTTATTGTACAACACTTGCAGGTACGTTAACCTATATGGCACCTGAATTATTGAATTATTATGTTCATAAAAATCCTTCTTTACATTACCGTTATGAAGTGGATATTTGGGCAATTGGAATGATTATTTATGAAATGCTCTATCATATTAAACCCTTTGGATGGAGCGATCATAAACATTTTTCAAATCACGATCCGAATAAGCCCGGTTTTATTTTAAAATGTTTGAATCGTGAGTTATCCTTTCCAAAAAGAATGACCGTTTTTGCAGAAGATTTTATAAAAAGATGCTTAGTCATCAACCCCAAAAAACGTGCAACCATTGAAGAATTATTGAATCATTCTTGGATCACAACTTATTTAAAAACTAGAAATGATAAAGAATTATTGTATTCATGTCACAAAGACATAAAAGTCATTCCACAACTTCCTCCCTCCGTAGCAGCCTTGAAGAAAGCGAACCCAGTTCGGGGGACCTTGAAAACATCGAAGCAACCGTGTTGGAAGAGCCTATGTATTACATTCTAGCACGTTATCTGGAAACCGAAAGCGGAAAAAATATTGCTACTGTACTTGAAGAATTGGTTCAAGAACTTCGTGCCACACGTCAAGCCATTCAATCTATGAAGACTTCTTCTTAAAAGGCTTCTTTACAAAACACACAAATTATGTATATTGCTTTTTTTTAAATATTACAATAGTAATAATATATATGGGTGGAGGTTTATTACAACTTGTAGCATATGGAGCTCAAGACGTGTATCTTACAGGCAACCCACAGATTACATTCTTTAAGAGTATTTATCGTCGTCATAGTAACTTTTCTATGGAAAACATTGAATGTATTTTTAACGGCCACGTGGGATTCGGTCAAAAGGTGGTTTGTTCGTTGCCACGAAATGGGGATTTAATTCATCGGATGTATCTTAAAATGACGGTGAGTAAATTATCCCAAAGTCCGATTGCCATTCATTCTTATGCAGATTTCTTAGCCTATCGTTTGGTGGAATATATTAGCATTGAAATTGGAGGCCAAGAAATAGACAAGCATTACCGTGAATGGATGTTTATCTGGAATGAATTAACCATTCCCATTGGTAAAAAAGAAGGCCTGTATAAGATGATACTGGCAGGGGGGCATCATTACCAAACGTTTTCACCGCTTCGTGGTAATGCCAATGATGAAACTCTGTATCTACCGCTTAACTTTTGGTTCTGTCGCAACCCAGGATTGGCATTGCCCTTAATTGCCCTTCAATACCACGAAGTAAAGATTATTGTAAAATTTGCCGAAAACACAAGGTTTATTTATTCACTCCAGAATAGCAGTTACGGTTTACTTTCTCCAAATACCGCTTACCCACAACCTACGTTCACTGCATCTTTACTCGTGGATTATATCTTCTTAGATACCGATGAACGCCGCCGTTTCGCTCAACATAGTCACGAGTATTTAATAGAACAAGTTCAATACAACGGTTACGATGTGATTGATACAAACACCCAAATATCCTATAATATTCCAATCCGTTTCAATCATCCTGTCAAAGAACTCATTTGGCTTGTAACAAATCATACTGCTGAAAATGATTGGATAAATATAAGTGAGGATAATAGTTATGAAGGTTTCTTAGATGAAGACAATGTCCATATGTTAAAGAAGGTAAAATTAATGTTAAATGGTCAAGATAGATTTGCAGAAAGATATGCCGAATACTTTGAAAGCGTCCAAACCTATCAACACCATACAAATAGTCCATTCTATGCTCGTATATTACCAACATATACAGCCGAACTTTATATCCGTTATAACTATGGATGCTATTCTTTTGCATTAAGACCAGAAGAACATCAACCCAGTGGAACCTTGAATTTTTCAAGAATAGACACTGCAGTCTTAAACGTGGTTTCCAATCCAATTGAATTTGACGAATACAAACTGCATCTGTTTGGACATTCATATAATGTTTTACGTGTAATGTCAGGTATGGGAGGATTGGCTTATAGCAATTAAAGTATTTTACTGCAAAGACTTCTTCGTCTTCTTAAAAGGCTTCTTTACAAATGAACTTGGTTTCTTTACAAGTAATGGTTTAAGTATTTCATAAGTAATACTATTATTATATACTGCATTCCAATATTCTTTTGGAAGAGGATAGTTTTGTTTTTCATGGACCAGATAAAGACCATATCGTCCCATTTCAATAGAAATATCTTCCACTTTCATTGGCAGTTTTACTAGAAACTGGATATCTTCCACAGTAATATCATCGATTTCTTTTTCTTTCCATTCTTGAAAAGGTACAATCGCTACAAACTTCTTTGTTTCTTTAACAAACAACGCTGGACCGAAACGTGTTTGAAGAATATCTGCTTCCTCAAACGATTTTAGAATATTGGATGCTTTTGGTGCCAAGGGTTTTGCTTCCTTTGTATCTTTAACGTGTTCTTTTTGTACTTTTTTAGCATCTTGAATCCATGAAGCAAAGGGTTTATAAAATTCATTTAGAACATCCTTTTTCGTTGTTTCGTGACGACTGATTCGGTCCAATTGTTCTTCCATTTGCGATGTAAATGCTTTATCAAGAATAGACGGCAAGGCTTCTTCTAGATAATCAACCACACGTTCCCCGAGTGATGTAGGAAGAAAACGATCTTTATCATTTCCACCGATTTTTAGCAGTTCTTCTTGTGTTTCAAGCACACCTTTTTCAAGAACATAATGTTTGACTTCAACCGTACTTTGTGGATCGCTTCCTTTTTGGATATAGCCTTTGCTTAGAATCTTTTCCAGAATGGCCGAATACGTCGAAGGTCGTCCAATACCTTCTTTTTCCATCCATTTAATCACATTGGGTTCATTATATAGACTCGGAGGTTTTGTCACATTTCCTTCTCCCATAACTTTTTCCATCGTAAGAGGAACATCTTTCTTACCGACCAAAGAATCCCATTTTTCAATTTCAGCGTGTTGAACACTCAATTTAGGTTGCCAGATTTTAAGATAACCCAATTCATTGAGGAACGATACTTTACCACGGAACTCATATTTCTTCATCATTGAGCTTGTCGTTTGAAGCGTAAAGTGATAATGAATGTATTCAGCAGGTGCCATTTGAGAAGCAACTGTCTTTCGCCAAATCAAATTATAGATTTTACGATGGCCATCTGTAAAGTCTTCTGGAAGAGCATCACTTAGCACGGATAGCTGAGAAGGACGGATGCATTCGTGGGCTTCTTGAGCATTGGCCACTTTGCTTTTAAACTCACGATCCACGACTTGATCTTCACCAAAGACCTCCTGAATATATTCGTGGATATCTTCCTTCGCGTCTTGAGAAATATTTACAGAATCTGTACGCATATAAGTAATATAACCTTTCTCATATAGTCCCTGAGCATAAATCATGGTTTGTTTTGCTGGGATTTTATACTTATCATAGACTTCTTGTTGAAGCGCAGATGTCGTATAGGGTGCCGATGGATTTTCTTTACCATGTTTTTTATCAAAGGTTACCGTCCAAGCAAGCTTCTTTTTAAAATGTTCCATCATTTTGGCGACTTCATTTTCATCTGTAAAATGATGAATACTTGTACCTTTACGTTCATAGAGTTTGGTTTCTAGAAGTGTTTCAAAGAGTTGAAAATTCGCAAGAAGCATCCAATATTTCTCAGGTTGATGGTTTTGAATTTCTTTGTAACGATGGACCATCTCTGCCAATACCGCACTTTGAACACGTCCTGCTGACAAAGAACCCGTTGTAAAGCGATTCCATAGCAGAGGCGAAGCTTGATAACCGACGACACGATCCAATGCCCTTCGTGATTCTTGAGCATCTATTAGAGGTTGATCCAATTCTCGAGGATGTTTGAGTGCTTCTTCAATCGCTTTCGGTGTAATTTCGTGAAAGGTAATGCGTTGATAGTTTTTTATCTTTAATTGATTTCTAAGATGCCATGCAATCGCTTCTCCTTCACGATCTGGATCGGCCGCTAGATAAACCATGGATGCATCTTTTACAAATTTCTTCAAATCCGTTATTAATTTCTTCTTATCAGGAATGCTTGTATATTCAATTTCCCAAGAGTCAGTATTCACACCAATGGTTTTTCGTGGCAAATCCACAATATGACCAAAGGAAGGTACAACTTTAAAAGGTACCTTTTTTGCAATACTCAATTGGTTTAAATATTTTTGTATGGTTTTACTCTTCGCAGAGGATTCTACAATGACGAGTTGATAGGCCATGATAAAGTCTAAACAAAATAAAAGAGATAAAATTCATTTTTTAGATTTCTAGATTGAATGATATCTTTGGAATCACACGACGAATACTTTTAACTTCTTTTGTTGGGCGTTCATTTTCAAATAACTCTTTAAACAATTGTTCTCCAGTTAAATGACGTTTCTCAAGAAGAATTTCTTTCACATCCATTATTTTAACAGGAATTTTTGCTTGACGAATTTTATGATGAATACGTTCACCATGTTGAGTATTTAATGTACCTATTTCATAACGATTCATAAAAGTTTGTATTTTATCACCTAATACACGAATATGAACACGACGTTCTCGAATGGCAATATTAAGTTTGCGTATTTGGTCGTCAAGTTTTAGATATTCACTCACTTTTGCTTTAAAATCTTCAAGTTCTGTATCTGTAGGACCTTCTTGATGTTCATCTTCTGTATCTTCGCTTTCTTCGCGCTCAATTAAATCCATCTTTATTTTAAAAACGCAAAATAACTTTAAGCCGATGAACGAACTCTATCGGCTTCGAGTGGATAGATATATAATGTAATTAAATATAACGTTTAATATATACCTCGAGTGCATCCATTGTACGTATATCATTAAATTCAGATAGTACTTTTCCTCCTTTCATCATTTGAATCGTTGGAAAACCACGAATTTTTTTGTATTTTTTAGGAACATAATCCATATCTGCATATTCTACTTGGGCCATTTGCAATTTTCGATTTTTACCCATTTTTTTAGAAAGCTCTTTCCAAGTGGGTTCAAACATTTGACAATGAGGACACCAATTGGCGTAAAATAATACGAGAGTCGGTCGTTCTTTTTGTTGAACATAATCTGTAAATTTATCTTTATTTTTTTCAGTGACCTTAATTAATTTCATAAACCTACTTTACACACATAAAAGATTTATGCAAAGAATAACTCATAAAAAAAAATTTCTATTAAATAAAGAGATATGTCTAGTGAAGAATGGAATCAATTAACTTGCCAAAATCTAACCAGTGCAATGTCGTGTTTAGCAATGCGTGATCTTGCTATGAAAGAATCCGAAGAAAATAGAAATAATCTTTCTTATATGCTAATGGATCCTTCCCTAAAACGTCTAGAAGCCAAAGCGAGTTGCTGGGAAAAATATAATTTATTAAAATGCAAGAATGATGGAAAACCTCCAATTGATGTACCAAAGACAGGCGTTCCTTCATGGATTGGCCGTTGGCCTCAATAATTACTACTTCATAATATTTACTTTCAGTAAATCTCGAATTTGAATTATAATATATAAATGTCACTCGCTGTAAATCCTAGTAGGTTCAAAAATGTCTTTTTAATAAGTAAGGTATGAATTTAGTTTTATTTCCAAATCAATTGTTTGAACCAAAAATTATCAAAAAAGTCTTTCCAAATATAGCTATAGAAAATATCTACTTTATAGAAGATCCTACCTTTTATGGAAAAAGAAAGGGAAGTGGTGCAGTTTCTACTCTTCAATTAAATCAATTGCGTATTCTCTATATGTATATGACTCATCAACATTATCTTCAACAGATCAAAAAATATTATAATGTCAATTATATTCCCATTCAACAAATATGGAAAGATACAGATTTATCATTTTTACCCAAAGAATGCTTATTGATTGATCCATGTGATCTTGTTCTTATGAAACGTCTTCAATCAACCAAGATTGAATGGACTATTGCTGATTCACCTTCGTTTGTTCTAACAGTTTCTCAACTTCAAACTTATCAAAAAGATCGTAATGGAAAACGACTTCAACATAGCTCTTTTTATAATTTTTCAAAAGAGGTCCTTCATATTCTTGAACATGTGAAAAGTCAAGACATTTACAATCGCCAACCTTATTCTAAAAAAATTCCTTTACCTCCCAATCCCTATCATCATGTTTATAGCAACATAAAAGAATGGGAACAAGGTCTCCGATGGCTTGAAACGACTCCTTTTCTTTCTAACCCAAAACCCAGTAAAGATTGGACATCACTCATTGAATCTTATTGTATCTATTTACCACTTACAACAAAAGATGTACGTATATGGTTTAAAGATTTTATTCACCAACGCTTATCTAATTATGGAAAATATCAAGATGTTGTTATCCTATCTCAACCTTTGCTCTATCATAGTGGTTTATCAATTTATCTCAACAATGGCTTAATAACCCCTTTAGAAGTTGTTGAAGAAGTATCAAGCATTTCTACAGACATTAAAAATAAAGAAGGATTTATTCGTCAAGTCATTGGATGGCGTGAATATTGTCGCTTATACTATCTTTATGTATCTCCCAAACAATATCATAAAAATATATTTGGTCATACTCGTAAAGCACTTTCTAAAGCTTGGTATCTAGGAAATACCGAAGTGTCCTTTGTAAATGAAACAATAAAATATGCGTTTAATTATGGATACCTAAACCATATTCAACGATTGATGGTAATGTCTAATTATATGACGCTTAATGGTTTCCATGCGGATGCTATTTATAAATGGATGTATGAATTTAGTTTGGATTCTTATGAATGGGTTATGGTCTTTAATTGTTATTCGATGGGTTCATGGAGCGATGGAGGTTTTGCAATGCGTAAACCATATATTTCAAGTTCCAACTATTTATTAAAAATGGTAGAACATACAGACAAAGAATGGATAGAGCATTGGGATCAGTTATACCAAGCCTTTTTAAAGAAACACGCTTCTATATTAAAGCATACTCAATTAGCAAATTTAATCTCTAAATAGTATAAACGATAGATGAAATCTTACCAATTACCTTTAAAGAAGGATGCGAAAGTTATGTTTGTTTGTCACGGTCGTACACATCCACGCAAAGCCCCCATTAAATTAACAAAAAAACATTGGGATAATGGTTTCTATGTAGATATTCGTCAAGAAACAGAACCTGATATTACGATTCCTATTCATACTTTACCAAAAGATACCTATCCAGATCACTTTGATGCGATTGTAATAATTTATTGTACATTAGATGCTTATATGAATCCAAAAAAAGGAGAATTGTATAAACGTTTTTTCCAAAATGTTGCTCATTGGTTAAAACCAGGAGGTTATCTTGTAAGTACAGGGCTTCCTATTTGGGCGATAGAACTCTTAAGTCTTTATACATTTCCGTTTAAAATATCACGATATGAAATAATGTATCGTAATTTATTGCATGCTCGTTTTAAAGACCCTCAAAAGTATGCAGTATTAAAAGAAAAACTCCTTAAAGAAAATCATCCTGAAAAGTTAAAGGTCTTGCAAACAGTTGAAAATATTAAAACTTATCAACAAGGAGAAACATATTTAGAGATTCCTCCTGAAAAAGAACTTCAAACGATGGTTCAATTTGGTGAAATGATTAAAGATATTACAGATGGTCAGTTGGTATTGCAAGAATCTATATCAGATATTGATCTATATATTTTTAAAAAGTAGATATATACCTTTGAAAGTTTATAACGCCTTATTCCATGGTGTTCATATTCGCTCAACTTCCAATACAGTTTGTTATACATTATCATTTTAATTTTTGAAGAGTAATACACCAATTATTATATTCATAGATACAAGATTCAATGATTATACCAGGAATTTTAAAATAAGATTCCAATTCATCTTTGTGAAAAAGATGGTAATAGCGTTGGGATAGAATGTTTTGAGATTTATCACACCAAGGAATCATAGCATCTCCATTGGGTTGGACATTCCATTTTTTAAAACGTTTGTTATCCGGTTGTTCAAATGCCCATACAGTGACCAATATTTTTCCATTTGGTTTTAATACACGAATCATTTCTTGAATAAATTGATGGCGTCGTGAAATATCCGATAAATGATGAAATACAGCCACACATATAATCGCATCAAACGTATCTGGACGATAAGGAAGCATTAAACCATTTGAACGAGTGACATCGGCTTTCTTTTTTGCAATTTCTAGAAGTCCAGAGCACATATCATTTCCCATAAATATTAGGTCTTTACGATATTGAAGATATTTTCCATTTCCGCATCCATTATCAAATACTACTGAATAAGAAGGTAACCCATCTAAAAAGTTTTTTACAGCATTCCAATAACAGAAACGTGTTTGATCAAATGGATCAGCAATAGTTTCATATACTTGATGAACATATTGTTGTTCGAACTCTGTCATTTTGAAGAATAATAGAAGATATAATCATTTTTTTGTAGCGAATCAATATCTTCTGTTATAGAAATAAGAATGAATCGTGAATATGTGCTATATTTAGAGGATTGTTTAGATTACTTATTAGAACATTTAAAAAATCGTCGTCATCGTAAAATATTAAAATCTTATCGTCCAATTCTTCAAGCCTATTTAACAGAGCATACGAAAGATGGACCTCCATTTACACAGCCATTGGTTGCAAATTATATTTTACAAGGAATGGTTCTTCTAAAGAAAGAATCGAAATAACATAATATTTACAAAAAAATATAGCTATATTAAAAAAATGAATTTTGCAAAAAGGGAAGAATACCTATTGATTCCAAGTTGCGATTGAAAAAGCCTTTCAAAGATGGCAAGTCCGTTCAATACCTTTGGTGCCGAACTGCGTGCTTCTTATAATCAATATAAGGCATATTGCAATGTTCGCACACTACGTAGTCAGCGTGTGATTGATCTATTCTTTGCTGAAATGATTCGTCCAAATGTTAAGAATGTACTACTGAAGAATGCTAAGGAAGGTCGTTCTTGGGGTTACGTTTATACTTATCCAAAGGATCTCTATGTGGTTCTTAACCAAGGATTTGGAAAGCAATCAAAGCCTGTACTAACTTATTCAGATCATTGGGTTAAGGATAGTTATCAGATCTATGAATTAATTCATCATAATCATCACTTTGTCAAGCTTATGGCTCAGGTTGAAGAGGAACTATCTGATGCCTATACAGTTGTGCGTATTCATCGTACAGAAAGCATTGACAATGAAGAAAAGTTTAACGGAGTTTGGGTTGAATGGTACAATACAACCTCTTTCTAAACATAAATTGAAAAATCCTAAAAATATGTTATAAATGATAATAAAATCCAAAAACATTTTTACTTTTCTAAATTTTAAAATTTTTTGCCCATTTACGGAAAGCAATAATCATACGATCACATTCAGCTGGCATCACATAACGAGCTTTAAGATAATCAGGAATATTTTTTTGTTGGCCTTTTAAAACATCTAAATCTTGAGTCATAATACGATCAATTATTTCATTATTAATAAATTGATAATGGTCTTCTACAAAATTCTTTGAAAATCCATTTAGAAAAATATCTCCATGAAATCTTAGCCAGCCATTTTCTTTTGGTAAAAAAGTATCTTTCATTGCAACATCACGAAAAAATACATTACACTTTTTATCATCTTTTGGAGAAGCAAAGATAATATTCTTTCGTAAAAGTTTTTTAGATTTTTTATTATAAATACTTACATCTACCATAAAAGGTTTAATAAAACGAACACTGATATCAGGTGTATCATCATTATCATGTTCAAAATAACCATAGATTTCTTTTTCTGTTTCTTTAAAATATTTTAGACGAATGGGACTGGCTTTTTTACGATTACCTTGAAAACCATCATGAACAAAATGTAAATGGGCTGGATCTAATAAATTTTCAATTTGAAGATAATAGCTATAAGGGGCATCTAAATAATAGTCTGTGACAAAATATTTATCATCATTTAAGTATTCCTTCTTTGGATATGGGAAAGTAGCTTCCATTGGCGAAGCCCATACAATACCATCCCATACTTTTGTATCAAAAGCTTTTATTGAACACATTTTTAGAATCTTATCATTTGTTAATTGTGGAATTTTGAGACAGGTTCCTTTAGCATTAAATTGCCAACCGTGATAAGGACATTCAATATGATTTCCATCAATAATACGTCCAGCTGATAGTTTTGCGTGACGATGAGGACAACGATCAGGCATACAAACAATATCTTTATAAGATTTCCATAATACAAAATCTTGTTTTTTTAAAGTTACTACTTTAGGTTTTAAAGTTAAATCTTTTTCAAACGCAAGTGGATAATACATAAATATAGTATATATAATAGAATGTATAGCATGGTTTTAAGTATGTTTTTAGGCTCTTTTATTATTCAAATGTATATTATGCCTTTCGTAATGACATCTAAAGTTAAGCATATTCAATTGTTTTCTTTGAATAAATTCTATAATTCTATTTTTATGGCATTTAGTATGGTATTTATCCAAGGTATTACAGAACCCTCTATACTTTTAATAATTATTACATTATTTGGGATGCATATTTTTTACTTTGCGATTAAATATCAATTTATGGTAGATGAAGAAAATTACTTACTGGATATGATAGAACATCATTCTATGGCCTTACAAACTTCTAAACAATTATTAGAAAAATCCATAACAATTGAAACGAGACGCCTTGCATTGAATATTTTAGAAACCCAAGAAAAAGAAATTCAACAAATGCAAAAGATACTTGATTTTTCAAATATGGTGTAAGCTATAAACATATAAGAATGTTAGGAAAGTGATGATAGTTATTCCCCATAATAAATCTCTTATAAAGATGGCAGTATTCCATTCATTAAAAGCAACATAGAGTGTACCATTAAATACACCATAAATAGCTAACGCTAATACAAGTGCAAGACGGAATGCTTCTAAATAAGAAGTTTGAATTGTAATACGTTCTGCAACAAGAATCCACCAAGCCAATGCGACCGCTAAAAATGATAAAATAGCAATAATTATTGTACCAGGTTTATCTGTTGGATAACCACTATTTTGAATGGCTTTGATACGACCTTCATAAACCGATTTGGATTGGGTCACATAAAGAGTATCAATGATTAAGTATAGGCTAGCGATAGATGCTTGTAATTGTAAAGGAGTCATTTTCTTAACGAATTAAAAGATTATTTTAAACGATAAATCATAAAAATGCCAATAACAATCAATATAGAACCTATAAATGCAGAAGCATCTAAATGGTCTTTGAATAAAATAGCTGTTATAATAATGGTAAGAAGCACACTACTATATGCGATTGAATTAACATAACCAATATTAGGACTTATAATTTGAGCTTCACGTAAATAAAGGAAACCATAGAAGGATAAAATACCACTTAAGACAAATAGAGCTACATATTTTGTATTCAAAGGTGTTAAACGAATTTTTTTATAATAAATATAAATTATTGTCATTATGATCGTAGGAATAAAGCCATATAATACAAGATCGATTGCTTTAAAGCCCATTATCATCAAATAGCGATGAATAATATCTTGAAAAGCTAAAATACTAAATACAATTAAACTTGATGAGAACCAAGTCATTCTCTTTAATTTTGGATAATATTTAAAGTTAAATATAGCTATAGAATTAGATGTCGGCAAATTGTACGATTGTAACGTGTTATTATCGTTCTCCAGCGAAACATTCTTTAGAAAGATATGATGAATGGATGAAAAACTTTTTAACAACGATTCCTAATGAAATGGTAATATTTTGTGATGAAGTATCTGCATCTACCATTGCTTCCTATCGTGAAAAAAATATAGATAAAACAAAAATTATCATACTTCCTTTGTATGAAACTTATTGCGGTGATCAATCTAAACATGAATTATGGATTCATGATTGGCGCCGTGATATTGAACATAGAATTCATCATCCAAATTTATATATTATTTGGAATGAAAAAGCAAAATTTGTTGAACGAGCTATAGAACTAAATCCATTTCATACAGATTTCTTCTGTTGGTGTGATATTGGATGTTTCCGTCATCAAGAAGAATTATATCTTTTTCAACAGGGATGGCCATCACCTACATTTCTTCAGTCTGCACAAAAAGATAAGATGTATTTTTTAAACATTACGCCTTTTGAAGAAAAAGATTTTAATATTCTTCCCAATGGTTTAACACATTCTTTTGAACATGTTACTCGTATAGGAGCAACGATATTTTTAGGTCATAAGATCGTATTTCAAGAATATATTCAATCTTTTTATGAAACAATGAATCAATACATTCAAAATGATTATTTTACTGGAAAAGATCAAAATATTATTGCTACATTGTATGTATTAAAACCGGAACTATTTAAAATGATAAGACCTATCGATGGAGAAGGAGATCCGTGGTTTTATTTACAACGTTATTTTCTTAAAGAAATCAGTATATAAACATTAAATCATTGTATAAGTTAAATCAAATGTTAGAATATCGAGATTATTTAATACTTCAAACAGATGATATTGAGACAGCTTTATATTATATATTTAAATCTAAAGAAACACTCGATCAAATTCATGGTGTAGGTAATTATTCAACACCTGAATGGGAAGGTAATCAACGTAAAATAAAATATACTTTACCATTAGATTATGTACCTGAAATATTTCAATTCCTGATTGGAGGAGAACAAATTAAAGCAAAGGCAAAATTTGCAATTGAATATACAGAAAATGGAGCAATAGTTCCTATTAAAATAATTCCAAAAATTATTGGTTCATCATTAATAAAAATTAAACCAATATATATATTTACAAAACAATCGAATAAAACTATTAAAATGGAGCTTTATTTTAAAATTAAAATTTATTTACCAGATGATTTACAACAAAAAACAGAATCATTTATTCTTTTACGTATGAAAGAACATATTCAAAATTTAAAAAAAAGTTTAGAAAAACAAAAAATACTAATATTTTAAACTTTTGTATAAATTTCATTTACTACTCCTTTTTCTAGACATTCCTTTACATTCCAGATAGCGTCTTTAGTAAGTAGTTTTTCAAGAGTTTTTTTTGTGAGACTTGTATTTTGAGTATAATAATTGGTTAGATGATCCATCATTTTTTTTAGATTACAGTACTCTTGATTAATATCACTCATCTTACCCCAAAAAGCTGAACGAAGTTCATGAAAAAGCATATAGGCATTGGGTTGCATATATCGTTTTTCACCCGCAAGACTAATCAATGTACCTGCAGAAGCAACAAAACCATCCACAACAGTATAAACAGGACAGCGAAGGGATTTAATACAATCTACTACAGAAAATGCTGCATGAATTGCTCCACCATAAGTTGTAATATGTAGATAAATTGGCATTACTTGAGTACGATGAATATTTGCAAAGAGATAAAGCTTATCATCAAGTGCACGCAGTTCTCGGTTTAGACCAAATACACTTTCATAAGTAATGTCATCGTTAAAGAAAATACGATTATTAAGTGTACAAAGATTGCTTGATGGAGGTTTTGGAAAGATAAAAGGAATCGATGGACCATCATCATCATCGTCCATTGTTATTGGAGGTGGTGAAGGTTCTTCTATAATTTTTCTTTTTTTACTACGAGTTGCACTTGCCCAACTATACATGGTCCAATTACTTATTACTACATAGGTAAAATATGTTTAAATCATTTCATATATTACATATTAAAGTCACGAGAAACAATATTTGTATAGATATCGAGATATTCAAGGTCATTTTTATAATAGTTATTAAATTGAGTATCGTCATAAATCAGTTCTTTATGACCCACTTCCCAGCCATTAGGAATATCTCCATAAAATGCCATCCATACAAGATCGTGAATATAATAGTTACGGTAATCATTTTGATTAAATTTTACTGCTATACAACGATATGGTGTTCCTGGAACGGGATTGCCATAAGTAATATTGAAGATACTATTTGGATATTGAATAGCACCTGTATTTGATATTTGAAGAGTAGTATCTCCAATAGTAATGGATCTCCATTCAAATCGAGATTGAGTTTCATCTTTATAAATAATATCATCTGGGTCTTCATAAGAATCTATATTGAATTCAGCATCGTAAATAAAGTCTTCATCATTTTCATCATTGGAATATGTATGATCTGAATCATAATCATAATAACCATCATGACCATAATAATCTTCATATTCATTTAGACGCGTCATAATGAATTAATCTATAATACACGAGTTTAAGTAAAAATTGAAGTTCTTAATAAAGTAAGAAGAAATATTGCAATGGAAGTGTTATTGACTCGTATGATCAAGCAGCAAAATCAATTTTTATTGGAGACTATAGCTCGAGATTATTCATTAGACATTATTTATCTCAAACAGATGTATCATACACCTACTTTTTATAAAGTAATATCTGATAAAAAGTATCCTTCGATAATTTTCTTAAATAAAGATAAATGATGCAAACAGATAATAACAAGCAAAGTGGAGGTGTTCTTCCCAAATCTAAGAAACCATCCACCAAAACTCGAGTTTCAAAAGCACTTTCAATTGTAAAAGATAGTATTAAAAAACCTACTAATGCTGATGCTGAATATATGTCTATTGATAGATATGATGATGAAGATACTGAAATGCAATTTTTACGTCGTAGTATACGTTCAAAAGTAAAACCAGAAGCATATATGCCTGGAACTACTCAACCAAAGAAAACCCGAGGTCCTCTCACCGAAGAACAAAAAGCTGCTCGTGCCACTGTCCGTAAAGCAAAAATTGAAGCTGTACTTAAAGCAAAAGAAACTGCTAAATATGCTCTTCCAAATCCAGAAGAAATTGAAAAGATGCATCAAAAACAAGAAGTTATGCAACGTGCCCAATCTATTTTTGCTTCTAAAATGGAAGAAGATCTAGAACGTAACCGTGGTACCAAACAGAAACAAATGGAAGAACGTCTTATGACATCGGCAATTGCAGAAGCCAAAAAACAAATGGCTACTGAGAAAAAAACAGAAAAGAAAGCCCTAGTTTCAGAAGCAGATATACTTGCCGATCTCTTTGGAAAAATGACTACTACTCGTCCAGTTCCTACTACAGCTCCTGTTGGTCAAATCATGCATTCTTCTGGTCATCCTATTATGGGTTATGATCCACGTGATGGATGGCCTCTTGGTATAAATCCAGTCACAGGTAACATTGAACGTTTTAGTACTAAAGACGGCGGCAAAAAGAAACGCATGTACAAAAAGAAATCTAAAGCTCAGAAAGGAGGTGAAAATGAGGTAGAAGGCGCTATAGCTGAAAATGTAGAATCCCTTCCTGCACCCGTAGACCAAACCGGTGGCAAAAAGAAACGCATGTACAAAAAGAAATCTAAAGCTCAGAAAGGAGGTGAAAATGAGGTAGAAGGCGCTATAGCTGAAAATGTAGAATCCCTTCCTGCACCCGTAGACCAAACCGGCGGCAAAAAGAAACGCATTAAAAAACAAAATAAATAGACATATAAATTTATGGCCGATAAAAAATTTTATTTTTATTTAAAAATTGAAAACCATATTTAATTTAGTTTAGTCTCATTTAAATGGCTTCTCATCCAGAACAAGCTTATCTAGATCTTCTTCAACGTGTACTTGATAAAGGTCACTATCAAGAAGATCGTACAGGTACAGGTTGTTATTCTATTTTTGGTGATCAAATACGATTTCCTATTAAAGATACCTTCCCTCTTCTAACTACAAAAAAAGTGTTTTGGAAAGGCATTGTAGAAGAACTCCTTTGGTTTCTAAAAGGCCAAACAGACAATAAGATTCTAAAAGAAAAGGGTGTTCATATCTGGGATGGAAATAGTACACGTGAATTCCTAGATAAGTCAGGACTTTCCCATTACAAAGAAGATGACTGTGGAGCTATTTATTCTTTCCAATGGACTCATTTTGGAGCTGAATATAAAGATTGTCATACCGATTATACGGGCCAAGGTGTGAATCAGATTGATTGGATTATCAATGAAATCAAAACAAATCCTAATAGTCGTCGCATTATGATGAGTGCTTGGAACCCAGCAGATCTTAAAAAAATGTGTCTACCACCATGTCATGTATCTGCTCAATTTCATGTGAGAGATGGAAAATATCTAAGTTGTCATATGTATCAACGTAGTTGTGATACTTTCCTAGGACTTCCCTTTAATATTGCTTCTTATGCACTTCTAACATATCTTATTGCTTCCAAAACAGGACTCATTCCAGAAGAACTCATTCTATCTTTTGGAAATGTTCATATCTATAGAAATCATATTGAACAAGTAAAAGAACAGTTTAAACGTGAACCATTTCCATGGTGTACACTAAAAATAACAGATACGGATTGGAATTGGGATACCCTCACAACCGATAAAATTAAAATCTTTGATTATCAATCCCATCCACCCATTAAAGCACCTATGGCGGTATAGCAATATTTATTGGATCTACAATATAATATAAAACAGCTGTTTGTTCAGCAAGTTCCTCTTTAGTGTCTCCATATTTGGCAACTATTGCATCATAACCAATCATGGGTTGTACATTTGGACAATCTTCATAGCTTTCATTTTTATACCAATGTTTCATCACCATCGTATTCATAATTCCAACTTTTAACCCAAGATGCTTTTTTAAAATTAAATCCAATCCCCACATCCAAGGATAGTTTGGATCCACATGATCGTAATATTTTTTAAAATTTCGTGTATTTGCAAAAATACAAAAATATTCACAACAAGAGGTTACTTTAATCGTATAAAGATTGTAAGGTTCATTAAGCATGTATTTATATTGATGTTTTGAATCCAAAGAAAGAGACGGTGATAATAAATCAATATCAAGATCTTTTACATAACGAATCATTGGACCCCATTGAATCTTTTGAAGTTCAATATCATCTAATAAACATAGAATATAGTCATATCCATTAATATGAGAAAATGATGCATAACGATGAATAAATTCTCCAACAATCCCTTTTTCATAAATCATTTCAATATCATAAAGATGAATCCATTCTTTAGGAAGTTGATAAAGTAGTGGATCGCTATATTGACAGATACAAATTTTAACTTTTTTCCAAACGGTCTTATCATGAATTTTCTCTAAATTATTTTTGAGGATTTCTATTTTATGGTCCCAATGAGGCGTTCCAAAACCAGAAATAAGGACATACAAAGAACTCATTTTAAATCTAATGGTATAATAAATGAATAACTTTAAATTATATTTATGGGCGATGGTTCTTATCCTAGTATTTGCATTGTATGAAGTATTCTTTATTCTATTTAGCTCAAAGACATCTACATTCTTTAAATTTATTGCTGTTTTAGTATTGATTGCAATTATAAGTGTAGGTCTTAAACGTAATACATATCTTCCTTTCTTAGGACCTACCGTATTACCACCTATTTTCTTACAAAATGAAGTACTTCCAGAAGGAGCAAACTTTACATTCAAAGTAGATATACCAGAAGCCGAAGGTCGTAAAGTGATGTATTGGGGATCACAACCTTCTAAAACATTATTTGAAGATCCATATATTGCATATGGAGAATACAAAAACAGTGGGATTACAACCGTAAAGAATGGAGAAGCAAAATTCGTTGTTTTTTGCCCATCTTCTTATCGTGTACCAGGTACACTTCTAAGCCCTCATGTGCATTATCGTATTGTCGAATCTAATGGTTTATTAGGAGAAGTTAAAACAGTATATGTTCAATGCGAATAAAAAAAACATCAATTTAAATTATTTAAGCACTTTCTTCCGGTTCGACTACATTTTCTAATCTTCCTACACGTTGAACTAATCCTTCCAAGTGTTTAGCGAGTAATTCTACATGAAGAGTTAAACCATCTAGCGCACTGGTCATTGATTTTAATTGTTCAAGACCATTTACACGTTCTTGCAGATAATCAAGGCTTTGCATCACTTTGGAATCTAGATCAACTACGCTTTTAGAAACTTCATCGTATTTAGAAGTATCCACTACAACGTTAGATTCAGTAACCTCTACTTGAGGGATACCAACAGATTCTAATTTATCAACACGGCGTGAGAGTTCATTAACACGTTTTTCAACGATTTCAGCAAGAGTTGGCATGTTTTAGTATTCTATATAAAGAAAATTATTTATTTAAATTTCACGCATTTTCCAAGATTCATACCGATAAATATATTCATTTTCTTGTTTCCATGGTGTATAGTTATAAAATTCATAATTATTAAAAGGAGGTATAAATTTATCACATTGAAAATCACCTTGAACATGTGTTTTATAGATGATACGTATCGGATAGTTTTGTAAAGCTTCAGAATAGACGTTCTCTCCACCGATTATAAAAATAGACTCAATGTCTTCAGAAATTATACAATAATCAATCGCATTTTTGAGGGAGGCTGCACATAAGACATTATTAAATTTATGAGAAGTTAGAACGATATTTAAACGATTTTTTAGAGGTTTTTGATTTAGAGATATAAATGTTTGTCTTCCCATGATAACTGCATTTTGCAAATTTTTATTTTGTGTAGATGTAGTCAATCTTTGAAAATGATGTAAATCATCTTTAATTTTCCAAGGTATTATATTATCTTTTGCAAAACCGTATTTATCATCTACAGCAACAACGAGAAGAATGTCCTTCATTTAAAAATATAATACAATTCTTTTTTAAATATAAGATGATTCATAATCTTAAAACTCAAATAGTATCTTTAAACAGACGAAATTCCATTTCTTTCCCAAAATCATTCTTTTCAAAACCAAATAGAATACATTGTTATGCTATTATTTATCGTGAAGATGATTCAGGTTCCTATGAAAATGAGGATGATGACAAAGAACAGTTTAATCAAAAGAAAGATCGAATAAAAATAAACCAAGAACAAACGATTAATAGTTTAAATAAAATGTTTTATTATAATTATACGCTTTCTTATCAAGAATTAAAAGATTTGATAATAGGTACGTTTAAAAAGCTATATCGTATCAAACTGGAAATATATGAAGGGAAAATTTGTTTTGTAGTTTATCCAGAAGTTAAGTCAGAAGACGATATTGAATATAAACGAGAAATGGATGCGATCGCAATGATATTAACCGATTATATGATGAAAGAATATTTATACGATGAACTTAAAAAAATAACAGTATTTCAAAGAGGTATTATTATTATTCCATTACATATTGATGTACAATAAAATTAAAATATATTTCTTATATTAGAATGAAAAATTACCCTGAACTTGTCACATTAAATCTAGGCTTTCGTAAATTTGAAATAACTAAACAAGCTCGTTTGGCGTTTTATGCTTACGTTATAATGGTAGTTTCTCTACTTGTAAGTTTTATCGTTGTACCAAAAGAGGTACTTCCTATCAATATCTATATGATGATCTTTGCACTCATGGTAACAACTATAACAGGTACTTATGCAGTTAATTGTTTAATTATTGGAAAATGTTATATCTATGCTAATATTCTTACGTGGCTTTTAGTTGTTCTTGCTAGCATCTATGTTGTAATAACTATCTTTATTCTTTATAAAATGATTCCAAAAGGAATTTCTCATAAAAATTAAAATATTTGATTATAATAAATGCAAGAACTTGTGACCCTTGATCTTGGTTTCCAAAAATTTAAAGTCGTAAAACAAGCTCAAATTGCTTTCTATACTTATTTAGTTACTATTGTGGCTATATTTATCATGCTTTTCATGTCTCCAATGAACATGGGTATGGTTGCATTAGTAGTTGTATCTCTTTTACTCAATTTGGTTTTAATGACTTATGGTATTAACTGTTTGGTTATTGGTCAATGTGATACATTTGCATGGGCAGTTGTTATCCTAATTATTATTAACACTGCTATTGTTGTTTATAGTCTATTAAATATGCTTTTCTCTAAGAAATCGTCCAAGAGCTTTGGTAAACGTAAATAAAATGCAAAAATATCCTCCTGAAACTGATTACCGTTATTCTTTTTATCACTGAAATTTTATACAATTTAAGAAACCACACAGATAGGCCTCCGTAGAGACTGTTCTACAGAATTTGGCCGCAATGTATTTGGCGAACTGTAACCCATAGATGGCTTTTGATGATACATTTCCTCATACGCTTTTAGAAACTCATCTTGTGTTGAATAATATACTGATGGAATGCCGATGCGTGTAATTACTTTGGTACAATGTTCACAGGGCTTAGACTCTTTTAAAGGATAATTCATGTTTTTTGATCCAATACGAACCACATATAACTTACATTTTTGAATAAAATTCTTATCCTTACCATTCATCATCTTACGTAGCTGATTAATAGCATCGACCTCAGCATGAATACTTTCCACTTTTTTCATTTCACACTCTTGTTGATTTATTCCCTGTGCAATAATTTCTTTATTGTTATATACAATTACACATCCATGTTTATGACTCATGCACGACTTTAGAGCATTATCGTGTGCAACCTGAATAAAGTGCTTATAACGCCGTCGCATCGTAGAAGATCGAAAAGAAGCTTTTAAAACTTTAGATAGATATGAATCTATAATTCTTAGATAATTCAAATTTTATTTATTTTAAAATATCTTGGTAAATATTTTGTAGATCAAAGTTGAGTTGTTTTTACTGTGTTTGCTTATCACATAAACATTTCTTTTAATGTAAATAGAGATATGGAGTATCACCCATTTTTATTTCCAGATGATCCTCAAAAAAAATATCGTTTCAAAGAACATTATATTGTGATTGATTCAACAGATCGTGATCGTACAGTTTGGCCAACCACCACTCATTTCCAGGTTCAATTGGAACCAAGCAATACCTTTACGGGTGCAACACTAAGCCATCATTATCGCAATGTGAAATCAATTGAACTCTTATCTGCATCTTATCCAACTGCAGGTAGTTCAAGTAATGAAGCGTGCCTTTATCTCTGTATTCCAGAACTTGAAGGCTCTTTTGATGGAACCAATATTACTGCCACCAAAGCCTTCGCCCGTCTCATTCCTACTAATATTACTCCTTATTTCATTCAATGTGATTTAAACACAAAACCTCGTCTCATCTTTGATACTCAAGGAAAACGATTAGACCGTATGACTATTCAAATCAAAAAATCAGATGGTACTTTCTTCAGCTTTGGTACGGATACTTCTTCTCCCACAACACCGATTCCACTATATCAAGTCAATCTTGTATTTAAAATTATTACAGTTGAACCCTTAATCAATTAGCTATAACAAAATATGGCCAAGTGTAAGATCAGGTTAAAATGATTGTCTTTAATCAAAATATTATCAGAATCATAAAGATTCATTTCAAATCGTAAGAGTTTAGGTTCCATTGGATTAAGAATATATGTATATGGGTCATCTAATATATTTGTGGTGACACATTGAAAATCATTAATACCAGGAGTGATACGTGCAAATAAAGGAATTTGATCTTGTTTTTCGTTTCGTACTAATAATCTATAGTCATTAAGTGCTAAATAAACACCATTTCCAGGTGTTAAAGAATGATAGAGTAATTCAGATTTTAATAATCGAACCCCAAAAGCATTGCGAAAATGAGTGGCTGCTTTTAAAACATAATGATTCATATTTGGAAATATAGATTTATCACGATCATTTGAGTCTAGTAAGACTTGGTGAATCTTATAATTTGACATCTTTACTTGGCGTGGAACCACCGTTTTAACTTTTTCACGATGATGTTTATCACGATAATTATCTCGTTGAGTTTCTTCATTAGATATTTTTTTAGTTTTATCATACGGAATTTTATCAAATGGTTGATACATGGAACTTGGTTCACCTATTTGTCGTATCGTATCTTTAAATTTTAAAAAAGCTCGTTTTTGTGTATTTGTAGCATCCATTACTATGAGTTGATATATGTTTTTATACAAATAATATTCAGGATTGTATAGAGTAGAGTGATGAATATGGGACAATTTGTTTATGATATCGCATCATCTTATGATGCTTTTGGACGTTTGCGTGTATCAGAACCCTATACAATTTTTAATAGTAAATTACTCTATGATAATCAACCAACGTTCTGGCATGATTTACAAATTTCAGGATCCAATACAACTTCGACTTTCAACTCTAATGAAGCAGCAGTAACACTCTCTGTCAGTTCAAATATTGCAGGAGCTCATGTACGACAAACCTATCAACGATTTGCTTATCAACCTGGTAAATCTCAATTAGTTATGATGACAGGTATTATAGGTTCTTATAGTAATGATATAATTCGTCGTATTGGTGTATTTGATTGTAATAATGGTCTTTTTTTCCAATCTGGTCCAGATGATTATTATATAGTAAAGCGAAGTTCAGTTACAGGAACTCCAGTGGATTTAGCGATTCCTCAAGCTCAATGGAACAAAAATAAACTAGATTCGCAATCACTCATTCAAGTAGATTTTAATAAAGGAAATCTATTTTATTTTAACTATGAATGGTTAGGTATAGGAGATATTTGTTGTGGATTAATTATAGGAAAAAAATATATTCAATTGCACCAATTTTTTATTGGAAATGAAAGTTATTCAGTCAGTTTTAGTAAGCCCAATTTACCTTTACGTTATGAAATAAGTAATTTAGGTAGAGGCCCTGCGGCATCTATGAAATGTGTTTGTAGTACTATAATAAGTGAAGGAGGACAAGGTGGATTAGGTAACTCATATTCTATAGATCGTTACACTACAAAATTAAGTATATCTGTATCCAACCTTTTATATTGTGCAATTGCCATTCGTCTCAAAAATGGGTTTGAGAGTGGTAATATTTTTTTAGAAAATATAAATATTGTATCTCCTACGCAAAACGTGCTATTTTATTGGGGAGTATTTATTAATCCTATATTTAGTGGTGGAGATCTTACTTATACCTCTAAACCAAGTAGTTGTTTAGAGTATAATATTACAAATACTACAGTTACGATGACAGATGGTATCCCTCTTCGTTCTGGATATGGAATAGGAACGAATTCAACATTAACAGCTGATCTATTATCAGCTACCTTTTCAATAGGAACTTCAATTACAGGTGTATCGGATGTACTTGTACTTGCCATTCAGCGTATAGACAATCAAACAAATGATTTCTATGCAAGTATAACCGTTCGTGAAGTACTTTAAATCACAAGATAAATAGGAATGAAAAACCATAAGGCAGAAATCAATAAATAACTTACCAATTTCAAAGGAGCTTGTCTATTTATTTTTTGACTATACCATAAAGATATGAAATAAATACCACAATGATATGCTTGAAGTATCAATAGAATATAGATAAATGCTGGTAGATTCATAAACAATAAGAACCACATCATTAAAACTAATATAGCATTGATGAGTTCAATCACAAAGACAAAATCGTAAGAATCTAAATAACGTGTATCTGAGAAGCACGTGTACTCATTCCAGGCGTCTTTCCAAAAGGTGTTAAAACTATTTGAACGAGACCAAAACCCAGGCTTGCATTTTTCTTTTGTTAATTGTTTTCTTCGATAAACAATGTACATTTCATAAATAGCTATCCATAAGTTGAACCATAACCAGGCAAAGAGTAGAGGATGAATGTTCGTCCAAGAGGCATATACCAACCAACCGGATAAAAGTATCACAATTCCAGTAAGACTCAAGATTAATACAGGAGATAATAGCATCTTATATATAGTTTAGATTATGTTGATATAAGAACCCAATAAATAATACACCTTAACAAATGAAAGTTTTTTTAATTTTTTATAAGCTCGATAAGCACATATATTGGAGTCAGAGTAAATAAGAATTGTTTCATTTGGTTTAATATTATTTTCTGCAAGTGTCTTCATTGAAATCTTATGTAAAGGAATTGAGATAGCATCAGGGAAATGATTATGTTCCCATCCTGTTTTCATACGAACATCTAAAATATGCGTATATTTTCCAGATTGAACCTGTTCTTTTGCTGTACCTGGTAAAATAGCAACTTCATGATTATAAATAACAAAACTCATATATAAGTTATAAAGTACAATGGATATAGTTATAATTGCAATCAAAATAAGTCCATTCATCTATTCATTGAACAAGAAAAAACACATCTAAAAATAATTTTATAGATATAAAAATAAGGATGCCTAAAACATTATTTCGAGATAATTATTATTATGAATTAACATCAATTTCCTTAACAATATATAAATACGATATTTATGATGAAAATTACATTAAAATCGATCAATGTTATTTGAAACAACTTCCTCGTAAGTATCTAGATATTATTTCAGAATTTCAAGCACAAGAAAAAATAAAAATATATAGTTTGGAAGCATCTCTAAAGAACATAAAGATATCTGTATAAGTTTATTTATGGACAATGAAACGAAAAGAAATTCATTTACTCAATCGCATTTATATTTATCCACCCGATAAGAAAGTGCTTCCTCATTTTGGAGATACAGAAGATGTGATTGATCCTGAAAAAGTGGTTGCTGTTTTAGATCAATTACACACAATGGAATATGATGAAATACAACATAATGTTATTTTACAACTTCACTTACCCAAAGTTTATCAAGACACCATTCATCGAGATACTTTTTATATGATGACTAAAAATCGAGAAATGTTTCAATTGTTAAAAGACTTAAATTATGAAGATGAAGAAGCCGTATTCGACTGGTTAATTCATTATTGGCAAATATCTTTCCTTATGACTTTTCCTATTTATTTATATAACGCTTTACCGTATACGTTTCATTTAAAAACAATGTCATTTGAAGCATGTTCATATAGCTATTCTTATTTTATTGAACATGGCCTACATGTGATTGGAAATGGAGTTACTTTATTTCTCTCTCTAAATTCTGCAGGATGGATTTCAAATGAAATGACTTGGAATGTACTCACAAGATTTATGGAAAAAATGGATTATGATGGACGGATGTATGATATACCGAAAGAATGGATAATGTATTACTGTCCTCACTATTTACATATTACTGATTTTCCTTTTTTATATGCATTTCAATTTTGTAATCCATTGATTTATCGTATGTTATATAAAATTACTTCAAGTACAGGAATTATATTTAAAAATAATGAATCTATTTATATATCTAATATATTTACCATTAATATACAACCAAAAAAGCATCATTATAAATTTATAAAAGAAACCAAACAATCTAACTTTTATATTCAAGATGTGAATTCAAACTTACATTTTAATATACATCATCGTTTAAAAACAATCTTACAGTCGTCATCAGAAGTTAAAAGATTTTTATCCAATAAATACAATAGACGTTTTTTGATTCATTGTATTTATAAAAACAAACGATTAGGATTATTAAAATTTATTCAAAGTATATGCTATTTATACAATAACCCTTCTTATTCAAAACGATATTTAAAATTGATATGGCGAAATATAATGAATGAGTTTAAAGGTTTTTTCGTTCAAATGATGAATATTTATTTATTGGAATATTTCTTATTAGAGTCCAATGCAAAATCTGCATATAGTTTATTATGTCCTCCATTAAAGATGTTACGAGACGTTATGTATGTATTAAAAGACTATTTTTCAATTCATAAAAAAATAGAGTTTTCCATGATTATTGCCAAAAAGCATCAATGCTTTTTACCTATTGATCTGTTTCAGTCTCCTAAAGCAATTTATTCCAATCATCAAAAATACAATATATGTATTTCTTTCTTAGAATTATTAGAATTGCTTAAAGATTATCATCCATTGATTCAATCTTATCTTCAAGCATTAAATAAAAAAAGGATGCTATTATTGCAATGTTTTTATAAAACAGATTATTCTATTTATAAAGTTATGCAGAATTATTATCGTAATAATCCAGATGCATTATGGAAAAGCTGATTTATTTTTTATCGATAAACAACATACGTATCCACAAAGAAGGAACATCGAGTTTTCTTGCCACAAGATACAGTTCTTGTGTTTGAAGCATTTTGCGAAACAAATCTTCCAGTTGAGATTGAACATCTGAACGTGATCGGGAAAAATAACGACTTAGTCCATCTACAGTATCTCCTGCTCGAAAACGTCGAAATAATTCTTGGATTTCATTTTCTGTCCAATGCTTCGAAGTTTTCTTCAATGAGAAGAACATAATAACAATTTGGTTAACATAATCATTCAACCCGAACAAAAGAATAAATCATTTTTTATACGATAACGGGGAATCGAACCCCGGCTTTTTGCTTGGAAGGCAAATGTCCTACCACTAGACGATTATCGCTCATTTTATAAAAAGCATAATATGTTTAAATAAATATTTACGTATGGATAATCAACGAATCAAAATTAAATGAAAGAGACCGAAATCAATTCCTGTGTTATTATAAATAGGGAAAAAGAGATCTTTATAAAAAGTTCGATATAAATAAGCGAGTAAAAGCTGTTCATTATTGATCCAACCTTTAGAAATCCGTTGTTCTAATTCTTGATCGATTTTATGTATAAGTTTATCTAAAACTTCTTTATCTCCTCCAAACATTCCTCCACTCATTAAACATTGACTATCCCATAAATATCCTTCGTTGACAGGATAGCCTAATAATAGACCATTGCATTGAATAATAAATTTATGTGCAGGTAATTCAATATGTTCAACTATCCGTGTATAGAGTTCTATCGGGACAAAACGACTAATACCTCCATCTATCCAAAAGAAATAATCACTTCCAAAGAGATTTGCTGTAATAACCTCTTCTAACCATTTAAATTTAGAATATTGTATGATAGTGTAATAAGGCAAATTACATTCTACACGACCAGGATGCTTTATTTTTGCACGATATTCTGGATTTTGTAAGATCGCAGAAATTGCGGGTTCATATTTTGCATAGGGGATCGCTTCTAATTCTTGTACAACTACTTTAGTTGCATAGTCTTTAGGACGATGTTTTTCTACAAATGAAATCAATTCTTTAGGAATATAAATTACCATTTTCAGAGGCATCTTTAATGTATTTTTAAACCATTCTAAATAATCTATCCATTTACGACCATCTCCTTTTTCTTCACGTTGAATATTATAGAGAGCAGTTACAAAGGTAATATTTTCCATTGAGTTCCCTATTAAACAAATGTTTATATAGCTATATATAGAATGACATACTTTGATAAAGTCATTATTTGGGGATATCCTTTGGATACACATACACATAGTTATATTCATTATGGATGGGTAAAAGCATTTAAATTCCTTGGATACGATACTTATTGGTTTAGTGATGAAAATTATCCATCAATAGATGTTTTCAATTATACAAATTGTTTATTTATTACAGAGGGTTATGCAGACCATCAAATTCCACTACATACAAGTAATATTTATCTAGTTCATGTAGCGGTTTATCCTAAAAAATATCTAGATAGTGGGGCTCGTTTTATTGATTTACGATACAATGTGACTGCAATTAAAGATTGTAATTATGTTTATGAATTGGAAGGAAAATCTCTTGAAACAATTCATCCAACTATGCTCTATGAAGTAAATGCTACAGATCGTGATTTAAATCCAAGATTTCGTCATCATTCTCCAGTGACTTATGAAGCTATTTATATTGCTTGGGCAACTGATCTTTTACCAACCGAGATTCAATTTGAAGATCGTTTTATTGAACCTGAAACACCTCCAGTTACATATTTTATTGGCAGTATGGGAAGAGGTAATATTCATGATATTCAACGTTTTGCAGATGCATGTGTTCACAAAGGAATTAGTATAGTTCATCATGATCCTTGGAAAAATCCCATATCTTTTAAAGAAGTTCGAGAATTGGTAAAACGAAGTATAGTTTGTCCAGATATTCGTGGTTCAGGTGACCCAGATAAAATTCGCATGGGGGAAACAGGTACATGTCATAAGAATATAGGTTATATTCCTTGTCGTTTATTCAAAAATATCAGTTATGGAAAATTAGGAATGACCAATTGTCCAAGACTCAAAGAACTGTTTGGAGACCTCGTTATTCTTGAAACGGATGAAGCAAAAATGGTAGAAGTCTATCTTGAAAAATCTAAAGACAAAGACTATATCTTAAAACAAATGGAATGGGTTAAAGAGCATCATACTTATGTTCGTCGTGTTCAGGACCTATTAAAAATCGTATATAAACAATAAGAAAGCTAATCCTATATGTTAAATCAGTTTTATCGCCGTTCTTTACAAAATGCAAAAGAATACCCAAAACAAATCTCATTGGGAAAGATTCCTTTTCCAATCAATGGTACTTATATTCAAAATGGACCAGGTGAATTTGAACGATGGGGTATTCAAACTCATCCTTTTGATGGAGATGGTTATATAAGAAAACTTGAATTTCGTAATGGAGAAGTCTTCTTTCAAGGACGATATATTCATACATGGCAACGTAAATTAGAAGAATTAACACATTCTCGTCTCTTTACAGGCGCATTTGGTTCTGAACCTAAAAACTTAATGATAAAAAATCCAGTCAATACAAATGTAATATTTTTAGACGATGAACATATCGCCGCTTCTAGCGAAATGGGTAGTACATATATATTGGATTTAAAGACATTAAATACTGAGGGAATATATAATAATATTATTTCAGCACATACACATGAACATATTTCTGTACAACGATTATATGAACATCAACGAACCCATCTTATATTTGACCAATCCGTTCAAGTTGATTTACCTCATTTTGTCTATTTTCATGATTTCGTAGTAACAGAAGATTACTTTGTTTTCTTTGACCATCACTTAACATTGGATCTATGGAAAGGTTGGAAAGAAGGATGGGTTAATAGTATACAGTTTCAGGAACAACCTTCTGATATTTATGTAGTTCATCGTAAGACTGGGGATATATTTTCAATAACTGTTCCAGAAGTAATTGGTTTTTCTTATCATTTTATGTGTGGAAAACAATACGATGATCGTTTAGAAGTATATTATATTCTCTATCCTGGTTTTTTTAGTACACCTAATGAACAATTTCCAGGTAAAATTTATCGTACGATTCTTTATTTACAAGAACAAACCCAAGAGACTCAATGTATTGATTCTCATTGGTTGGAATTTCCTGTTTATGATAAAAAAACAAATGAATGTTTTGGAATATTTCCTTCAAAGAATGGAATAGGTGTATTTAATTTAGATACTCAAAACACCGTTTATTATTGTTCAAATGGAAAAATATTTAATGAACCATTCTTTGATAATAACTATGTCATGTCTATTGTCTATGATGCTTATCAAAATAAAACTGAATTATATATTTTTGATCGTTCACATGGATTTGAAAAACCTTATATACTTCCTTTTCCATTGATGCTTCCTATGGGACTTCATGGAAATTGGCGAAACGCAGGTAAATTGATTTCCATATAAAACATTTGATATTCATTTTGAAGTCGTTCTAGCATATTTGGATTGTTAGGATTCCAATAATGTTGAATGTATATTCGTTGAATCCGTTTTGCCATCAAATTTCGTGTAAAATAGTGTCGTTTATAATATTTTTGTATTGTCGCAGCAGCTTTTGTTTTTCTTAGATATTCTGAATGATTTGCCACAACATCCGATATATAAACGCCTACTGTATAGAGAACCTTATAATCATTAAACAAGACTCGATCATTCACCAAAAGTGTCCAAATACAATTTGTATCATCATAATAAATATCTGTGACTAATGCCAAAGTAGATGGAATTTTCCAAATTTGGGAATTTGAATCATAATAAGTAAGTTGTTCATAAGGGTCTTGAATTTCAGAAAGCCATATCAAATCATATTTTTGAATCGCTTGTTTAGATTTAAGTCGTTCAAGTTGATTTTTAGGTACTTCAAGAATGCGATGTACCGTATTTTGATAAGGAATATTAATTATACTTCTTCGCATCGTATGTTATAAACTAATTAAAAAAGAGCCTCATTTTTTAATCGCATGTTGAAACATCCTTTCTTAGATGAAAATAGACAAAAAAGACTTTTTATATATAGCTATAGAAATATACAATTTAAAATTCACCTCCTAATTCACTAAAGAAAACACCAGCTCCCAGACCTAGACCAATAATCATACCCATACCCATCAACACATAGGCAAATATTTTCACTAAATCGCTAGGGTTTTGTTTCTTTTGTTCTTTCTTTAATAAAATGAATCCAGGAACAAAGAGTAACATACCCACAAAGGTATATACAATAATACTTGCCATAAAACCTAGACCTACACCGAAAGAAGTATAAGCAATATCACCAAGAGCAGGACGAGATGCTTTAGCCATTTGTTCTATCTTTTAAAGCCGAAAAAATTTTTCAATCATACCAAGATATCTTTGAATCACCACACTCCAACTAAAATGTTTGAGACCATATTCACGAATATTTTCACGATAGACCGCACTCTTAATTTGGTTTTCTCTTATGACTTTTGAAACGTAATCTAAGTCATCTAATTTATCCGTTGGAATGACATCAATCCATGGAAGCGAACGATCTAAGTTGGCAGCAGCAAATTCAGATATCACCAAACCTAAACCACATATGAGCGCTTCACAACATACCAATGGATGGGCTTCGCCATCACTCAATAGCACTAAATTTGCATAATCCGTTAAATGTTCGTATAGATGCATCTTCGTCCATTCGCCTTTGTAATTGGAACGAATCGGTTGAAAACGACTATCTGCTAGATTTCCAACAAAATCAATAAAATCAATGTTTTGATATATGTATTGCCGCTTACGATAATCAACCTTGGCTAAATAAATACTGCGATCTGGAAGGACTGCTTCTGAACGATAATGAAATACTTCATGATTGGCTCCATTTGGTACTACACAAACACGTTCTTGAGAACACCCATGTTTTAGATACATATTTTCAATACTTGGGGACAAAGCAACAATCTTTGCCGAACAATCTAAAAATCCTTTAAAAATTCCATAATATCCATCTTGAGGTCTTTGTTCTAATTGATCTAAATATCCATAATGACTTGTGAGTAAAACATTTTTACATTGAAACTCATTCCATAACGGCCATAAATTATCATACTGAATATGAATCACATCTGGTTGGCATTGATTAGTCAAATGGATAATTTCTTGAGGATGAGGTGTATTCACAATATAGACTTGAATACCAGGGATTTTCTCTAAAAAAAACTTATAATCCCATATAAGAGATTCCACAGCCCCCCAACCTTTCGGAGGAATAGGCATAATACCAGGACCTACAATTGCAATACGCATTTATATTCCATAACTTTATAAGCGTTTAAACCAATATAAATAAATATCTAAAAGAAATCTTTTTCTTATTCAATAGAATGTATTGCTCTCGCTATATTTCTTCTTATCGTCGCATTTCAATAAAACGATATGCGATATCTTATCCAATTCATCCTATTCCTATTGTAAAATACCATCCATATACATTTGCAAATCTTACTTTCTCTTTACCTCAGTTTCAAGCACCTGAATTAAAAACAGTACCCTCTACTGAATGGTCGTATACACATTTTATGAAAGAAGTAAAAAATAAACACATACAGAGCGTTGATATTCATGCAAAAGATCTTCATACAGAAGCACTTACATATACTGGTGAAGAAGTAAACGTTCAATTAATTCCAACAAATACACTTATTGATGATTTAATGAATTATGACGTAGATGTACATTACATTAATGAACAAGTCAATGATGATATGATTTTAGGTAAGATGTTTGAAATATTTATTCAAATGATTGGTTTATTCTTTATTTTACGTTTAATTTTCATACTTGTTTCAAATCAAAATGGTCGTGGTCCATTTGGTGTAAATCAACAAGTTGGTAAACTTTATGAAGAAGAAAATAAGATTACTGTTAGCTTCAATGATGTAGCAGGAATTGACAATGCAAAGGAAGATTTAAAAGAAATCGTTGAATTTTTACAAGATGGAGATAAATACATTGAAATGGGAGCTCGTATTCCAAAAGGTATTTTATTGATTGGTCCTCCTGGTACAGGTAAAACACTACTTGCCCGCGCTGTAGCAGGTGAAGCAGGTGTTCCATTTTTCTCATGTTCCGCTTCGGAATTTATTGAGTTATTTGTTGGCCTTGGTGCTTCTCGTATTCGTGAACTTTTTAAAAAAACAAAAGAGAAAGCACCTTGTATTATCTTTATTGATGAAATTGATGCAATAGGTAAAAAACGTTCAGCAGGTATGAATTCAAATGATGAACGAGAACAAACGATCAATCAACTCCTTATTGAAATGGATGGCTTTGACCCAAATAGTGGTGTGATTTTAATTGCTGCAACCAACCGTCCTGAATTACTTGATGAAGCTCTCGTACGTCCAGGTCGTTTTGATCGTCAAGTATATGTAGAATTACCTGATTTTATAGGTCGTAAAGCTATTTTAAAGGTTCATTTACAAAACAAAAAAATAGATTCATCTATTGATTTGGACGGCATTTCAAAGATGACTATTGGGTTTTCTGGCGCAGATTTAGAAAACTTATGCAACGAAGCAGCAATTTATGCAGCCCGAGAAAATTTAATTTGTATTAATCAATCCACTATCATCACTATATTTCATAAAATCATCTTAGGAGCAGAGAATAAAACAAAAATTGTATCTGATAGCAAACGTGAATTAATAGCTTATCATGAAGCGGGACATGCTTTAATTGGTCTTTTATTAGGCGATTATGATAATATAAAAAAAATTTCTATTGTTCCACGGGGAGATTCATATGGTGTAACATATTTTGAACCAAATGAAGATCATTTAGATAATGGACTTTATACACGTCAATATCTTGAGAATCGTTTAATGGTAGCTTTAGGAGGTCGTATTGCAGAAGAACTTAAATATGGAACTCTTAAAATTACAACTGGGGCATCTCAAGATTTCCGTCAAGCAACTACCTTAGCAATCCAAATGGTAACAGAATATGGATTTAATCAAACTATTGGTCCTTTAAATGTAATGGATAATATCGTAGGGGAAGCTCTATCTATTGATATTGCATCTGAAGTCAAAGAATTAATAGATCATAGCTATCGAGGAGGAATGGAACTTTTACGAAAAAATGAATTCTATTTGGATCGTATCGCAAAGGCTTTGATTGAAAAAGAAAATCTTGAACTAAAAGACTTAAATGAACTCTTAGAGGGTATAAATTGTTATACACGAGTTATGTCTTCTTATTATGATAATGAAACTGAATTATATGGAGAATGTTCATCTAATAATTGAAAGATAAGCAAATGCATCTTTCGCAATTCTGTATTTTTATATATAAGTTTCATAAACGAATGAGTTTTTTCAACAAATTGTTTTTCATTAAAATTCGTAGGTACTTTGAGAGCAATGTATTTTGATGTATCTTTAATATGCTCACATACTTCAGATAGTTCAACTTCTGAAATAAAGAGATCTACTACCTCTTTGCTTTTATATTCGGGTCCGCCCCAAGGAGGATCAATAAAGATAAGATCTTGATACAATCTATGACATGCAATCAATAAATCAGATAAATAGATATCTACATTGCTCGTTTCCAATACTTTTATATTATGTTGAAGATATTGATAACGTAAGAAATCTACTTCAATTGCATTCACTTTGTGAAAATACTTTGAAAAAGAATAAGTATTTCCACCAATACAAGCAGTTGCATCTGTAATAATTTGAAGATCTGGAATCACACGTAGAATATCTTTTGAAATACGATCGGCTGTATATTGATCTGTAACACTATAAAAGGCTTCATCGTCTAATTTGAGTTGACGCCTCTTTTCTATCGATATGAACCGAAAGAGAAAGTCTTTTTTGTCTTCCATAAAAACACGTATAAACACTATGTAATTATGCCAACTTTTGTTTAAAGCACTTTTCTGTTAAGATGCGCTCTTGACTCAAGTCATTTTCTTTTAATTCTTTAAATTTTTTTTGTATTGTTACAATCAATGGTTTATTTTGTTTCATTTTTTCTTCGTTTTCTTCAATGGCTTTATTGGCTTCTTTGAAAAGGAAATTTTTATATTGTTCTATTTTTTGAGGAATGGCTTCTTTACATTCACGTTTTTCTTTACGATCTTCAATTTCTTTGCATCGTTCTTCTAATAAAACTTTTTCCTTTCTAAGTTTTTCCTTTCCTCTTTTCTTAACTTCCTTATAATGTTCAAGATCTTTTTGAGTTTGTTTATAAATTTCTTGAACTTTATCTAATTTTTCTTTGACTTCTGGTAAGGGCGACTCACTCATAGATACCTCAATTGTTTTAACAATTGGAACTGCAAACTGTCGCATATCTTTTTCACGATTTAGATAACTCACATATCCAGATACTTGATTGACAAAGAGATAGGGATCTTTAAAAACACCTTCTTTTGTTAAAAAATCTTTTTGAAATTCTGCAAAAGTCTCTGGAAAGAAATTGGATTTGCGTAGTAAATTTAAGATTTTGATAAAGTTCATTGGATCATTAGTATAAGGAGTTGCACTCATCAATAACACACGAACCGAGTCTTTTCCAGATACCTGATACGAATTATGAATTTCTTTTTGTAAAATCTTAAAATCAGGTCTTTCTTGAGGTAATAAATCATCTGATAATAATTTATGAGCTTCATCAATGATGAGAATGGTCTTTTTTAGAGGGTCTTTTTCACCATTACGTTTTACCATTTCTTTATAAAATTGATTTCGTTTAAGAAGCATATTGGAAAATTGCTTATAGGTCAAGGGCATCATCCAACGATCCGATAAATATTTGAGAGGATTCTGTAAAGCTTTACTTAATGAAAAATCAGCAGGCATATTTTCACGTAGTGCGATTGAACAGATCTGTTGAAAGACATTTTTCCATAAATCAGAACGTAAGGTATGGCGAGTTACCCATAAAATCGTATAACCTTCTTTTTCAAAACTTGTTGTAGCAGTTGCAATCGCACTGCATGTTTTTCCTGTCCCTACTGATTGCCATAGTAACAGGCCTTTATAAATTGAAGCGGGTTGAAAATAATGTCGTACAAAATCTTGAGTAGGTGTAAATATAAGTTCCGTTTTTTTATTGGGATCGGCGGCAGATTCCACACATAAGTTTTCAATCTTTGGTGTTTCCCATTTAAACTTCTTAAAACGTTTAGAAATATAATCTTGAAGTTGTTCATAACTCATCTCACGCATGGGTGGTTCAGGAGGAAGTTGAATAGCTTCCAAACGAATTCTTACATAACGAAGCATTTCTTCTTTTTGGATTTTAAAAGGTCCTCGATTGGGAAGATCTTTGAGTCGTTCATAAATACGCTTTTCATTTTTAAGAATATAGATGTCTGGACGATGCCAAGCACTGCTTAGACGTTTACAATACTCTGGGTCTTGGATGATTTTTTGACATAGGAAAGATTTAGGTCGTTTATCATTAATAAAAGTTGCCTTTTTACTCATATACCAGACAATCAACATAAAAGGAACAGGCATTGCTAACACATTCCCTTTACAACCATTTTTACAATTTACAGGACCATGTTTTTCCATTTTAACACCATATTTTATAGTGATTTCTTCTTCGACTGGAGAAATAGCCATAGGACTTGGATAGTTACGCAAAGCTTTGTCATAGATTTCTTTAAAATCGTTTTGTACTGCATGAATGGGTGCATTAAGTCTTAAATCAACTGAAGCTTGAATAATTTTTTCATCCAACTCTTTACCAAAGTTTAATAAAGCAGGATTTAAATTGCTGTTTCTCAAAAACAGTTGATATAGCGTATCAGCTTCATATATCTCTTTGAGAGAATCTGGAACCGTTGAACGATACTTATATACAAAGAGAGGCCAACCTTGTTTAGAATCAAATTTAAGGCCTTTTTGTCCACAGAAACGTGTTCCACGACCAATGATTTGTTTTTGATCTGCATCTGTAATAGGTGTTTCTAAGATATGAATATAACGAATATCAAATACGTCAATTCCTTCTTTAAATCCAGAATCTAGAATTAAAAAGCGTACATCTTGTCCATATACATTGTCTGGACGACTGTTAAATAAGTCTAAGACTTTACGACGGAAACGAACACCAATCGCTTTTTTATAGATTTTCGTAGAAGTTAAAAGGACAAAGTTCTTTTTATTTTGAGGTAAATTGGATTTTAGTGAAAGGGAAGCATCATAAATCAATGAATAACCATTGGATAATAAAGCACTTGCTATACTTTTGGCACCTCCATTCGTCTTTAAATCGGAGAAAATAAGATGTTTATAAAGATGTCCGTCTCGTTTCATATCATCATGATCCAATTGTTCAATATTTTTCATTAAAGTTGCCATTTTAGGTGCCCAAATTTCTAGATTTTTTTGAACACGTGTGGGATTAAAAGAAGCATGATCTAGACGATGGGTATTTTCATAACTAGACCAATTTTCAACTTCCCGAATACACGAAGCACGGGTTTTAGACATCTAAAATAAAGACATTTTATTTTTTCCAAAAAAGGACAAATAAATCCTTTTTCTAGTTTAGAAGTGACTTTAAAACTTTTTAGCGACTTGAAAAAATAAAATAAATCCCCCCCACAAGAGTTCCCGGAGCCGGAGCTTTGCTCCCTGTCTATAAATTTCAATATAAAGATTTATTTTCTTTACTTCTTATAATAATGGAAGAATTACATGCTCCAGCTGCTCCCAATAATTGCTGTCCTATATGTTACAGTGCTTTTTCAAAGCCATTCAATATGCGACGACATATGCTACGATTCCATGGATATACATATGAGGACTATATACATAATAATACTAATGATATACATAATAATACTAATGATTTATATAATAATACTAATGATATATATAATAATACTAATAATATATATAAAAATACTAATAATATAGAGACAGAAGAAATAGAGACGAAGAATGATACGGAATATAGATGTAAAAAGTGTGATAAATGCCTCTACGCAAAATGGTATTTAACGAAGCATATGGAAAAATGCAAAGGGATTCGGGATAAGCATTCATGTGAATATTGCCATAAGATGTTTAAACATGACAATTCTCGTTTCGGCCACTATAAGATCTGTAAAGTAAAGAAGGAAAGGGATGCAACGGCTTTAATTCCATATGAACCTCTTACAAATGAACCGATCAATGTTAATACCATCAATAATAACATCCAAACTCAAAACAATAATAATATCCAAACACAAAACAATATTGATACCCAAAATAATACTCAAAACATTATCGTGGTCTATCATCAAGATAATATTGAATATCTTAAAGACCATATTGGTGAAGAAGCCCTTGAATATATTAAGAAGATGTATCCTCGTGTGGATCGTCGTATTGTTATGGATTATAGTAAACGTTTATTTGAACGCCCAGAAAATCAATGTGTACAGAAAAAGAATCTTAAAATGGGCCATTCCGATGTTCATATTGGAAACAACGAATGGGAAGCCGGTGTAGATAAATCAATTTATCCCAAATTAGCGTGTGGCGTAGCAAACCATATGTCGGATTATTTACATACAAAACGAAATCAACTTCGTAAAGAAGCTTTTGATAAAATAATTAGTTTTGTAGATTATATGGCCGATGAAGGTTATATCAATACAGAGGACAAAGAAAAAGAAAAACGTATTCTACGTGAATATCAAATGTTTGTAAAGGAACTAAAGATGATCATTTATAATAAAACAAAAGAAGTCAAACAGCGTGTTGCTACTTAATCTTCACTCAATTCATGTGCATAACATAAATGATGAATCGTTAATTGTTCGGTTCTTCCTACACGTTGTGCACGTCCTATAGCTTGTTGTCGATCTTCAGGCATTTTATGATAAATAATGACATCAGAAGCATAGCTAATATCAATACCACATCCTGCATACTGCGTGGTCAATAGAATAATCTTTAAACGACCTTCTTTAAAATCTTTCAAAATATGCATCATATGTGTTGTAGAACCTTTCATTTCGCTATGTGGAATATTATGTTCTGTCAATAATTGACATAAATGATAAAATTGAGAATCAACTCGTGAGAATAGAATGAAACGACCATCAGGTTTTTTTTTTAGAATTTCAATCAAATGTTCTTCTTTAGATAACATCTGTTGAGTAGGTGTTTGTGTCGATGCATTTTGTACAACTGCCACCAATTTAGTACAATCAATCGACGTACGACATTGAGGACAACCTACGTTAAATTGCCGTGTGATTATAGAAGATTGCATCCATTTAAATAAGCATTTACCACAAACTGTATGTGTACAGCTTAAATAAATAGGATTTTCAAACGAATCCATACATATAGGACACATTTCAGTACTTAGATTTCGAAGACGTTCCTCTAAGGATTCATAGCGAGTAGTAAGCCGATTTAATTCTTGTCTCACTATACGTAGTCGTGTTTCTTTTTGTTCTGCTTCCAAATCCAGACTTTGAATAAAAGCCAGTTCTTTTTTTTTATTTTGAATGTCTTTAATAAAATCACGTTTGACCAGATTGACGAGACCTTCTTCATCCGTTTGTGTTCCACCTAAATCATGAACTGCCCCTGTGATATCGTTGACATTAATCTTATCACGAATTGTTTGATTTACAAATAATGAAATCGCTGTTAACATACGATCCATACGACATAAATAATAGGTTTCAATTGGTTTTGGAATATCAAAAGATTGAATAACATATTCATTGATGTTTTTAACCAAAATATAATGAATTCGTTCTGTATGATGAATAATTAAGTCTAAATGATTGGCGATACTCTTCGAATTAGAATAATTAGATAATTGACGATAGCTGCTTGTAATCAACCAAATAAAGTTAAAATTCATAGAAGGTATCTTATATAAAATATCATGGGCTTCGTCAATCATAATACGATCAAATCCATGAATCTTAATAGAGGATTCTAATTCCTCATAATATTGAACCAATACCTTTAAAGTTGTACTCTTAATTAATACCATATCGTATTGTTCCAAATATTGCTTGAGTTCTGGATACATCTTTGGTAATAATTTTTTAATCGTATGCAAAGAATCAATTATAAGACATTTTAGTTGAGTATCTTTTTCAATAAATTGTTTCCATTGAATAAAAACAGGTCCTTTAGGTACCACGGTAAGCGTTGTATGAATTAAATCATCTGGTTTATAACGAAATGTACGTTCTTTTACAAATGACATAGATGCTGAAAAATGAGAACTTCCATAGCTATGGTTTTGTTGTTGATGAACGTAAATCTTGGAGAGAGGTTGACTGGCAATCAAGGATAAAGCAATGAGTGTTTTTCCATATCCTACAATATCACCAATGATGCCAATATTAGCTTGGACTTGGAAGGTACCTGTATAGGTAGGTATATAAGAATTATAAAAGCGAATCCAATGCTCAGGATTTGGAACATGATATGTTAAAAAAGGTTTTGTTTCCATTTCAATACATTTTGATAAAGCAGTTCGTTGATGTGGTTTTAACTCTTTTAGAATGGTGGGTGGTTGAAAAGAACAAGGGTCTTGATCGTTTAAATAAACCGAATAGCGATGATCCTCCAAAGTCATTGGACACAATTATAAAAAAAAAGAGAATAGGCTTTATATCAAAAGTATATTCTTATTCAAAATTATATTTTTTAGCAAAAGTATCCTTAGAGATAAGAATACCCAGTTCTTTTCCTTTGACAACTTTTGCAGATATATCATTAATATCTCCAGCTACCACCATAAAGGTTTTTTTAGAAACAGAGCCAGATATTTTTCCACCTAAAGCTTCAATCTTTTGTTCCCATTCTTTATTCCTAAAGCCCGTAAATACAAATGATTTCCCGTTAAAATCTTGACCATTTGAGAATAGCATCGGTTCAATAACAACTTTCTTTGAAGTTTTGCATTTGGTAATTCCCAATTCTTTTAAGAATTCATAAAATATAGGCAATCCTTCTAAGAACTGTTTTGCAGTTTTTGGTCCCACACCTTTAATAGGTTTTAATTCTTTTAATAGCACTAATTTTAGAATATCTGGATGCTCTTGAACAATCAATTGAATGGTTTTTAATCCAAATCCACGCCCAAATAGATTGCTTGCGACCATTAATTCTTCACATGTGACCGTTTTCATACGACTTTGAATGGATTTATAAATTTTATCAGCTCCTTTTTCTTGAATACCTTCAATTAATAAAAGATCTGCTTTTTGAAGGGCAACAAAATGTGATATGGTTTGAACACCATGTTCAAATAATTTTTTGATTATACCTTCTGCAACATATTTGATATCCAATGTATTCACAAAATGTACCATTTGACTCAGTTGTTGATCCAAATTAATAGCTCCTTTTTTCACACGAATATCTACACCTGTTTCATTCCATTCATATTCAATTTCTGGAAATTGAGGCTTACCATTCGCAGCAGGAGATAATACACGAAGAATATAAGGAATTACATCTCCAGAACGAATAATGATAATTCGAGCACCTGGACCAATTACATTTTCTTTAATATTATTTGCATGATGTCCCGTTGCTTGTTTGATTTTAACATCCCCAATATAAATGGGATTAAAATGAACCAATGGAATGATATAACCATCTTTGCTGACATTCCATTCTATATGAGATACAACTACTTCAGCTTGTTCGTGAGTATGAATGGTCTTAAAAGCGAAGGAATATTTGGGATTTTTACCAGTGATAATTGGATTATGTTTATTTTCACGAACAACTACGCCGTCAATGACATAAGGACTTTCTTCACGACGACGAATAAGATAATCGGATAGATATTCCAATGTAAGTTCTTCTTTTCCAATAACGTTATAATCAATTGTTGATATACCTATTTTATGAAGCATTTCTAAACTGGCTTGATAATCCATTTTAGGTTCTACGAGTTCATAAGCCACAAAGTCCAATTTTTCAGCAACTTTTACGTTAATTTTTTTAGAATGAAGCAAACCAGCCACGACGTTACGAGCATTGGCACCAACATCTTTAATTGTAGCCCAATTCTTTTTAGAAATAATTAGTTCGCCACGTACGATAAAAGAGATATTTTTATAAGCCGATACATCCCAATCTGTATGTTTTATATAAGGTAGCAATAGAGATATATTTTGTCCATATTCGCCATCGCCACGAGTATAAAGGTTAAATTTACCATCTTTATAGACAACTAAACCAGAATTACCATCAAGTTTATCACTAATAATATATGGAGGAGTATATTTATTAGCCCATTTTGTTAAGGCTTTGGGATCATCTCTAATTTTATCTTGAGAACCCATCCAAATTGGCAACTTTGTTTTATTATCAACTTCGGCACCCACATAATCTAAAAATGGATGGTCTGGATCTTTGATTTCAAGATAAGTCATTGCATAATCATATAAATCATCGTTAATGAGAGTTGTTTCTTTATTACGATAATAATCATTAGCTTTTTTTAAAAACGTTATCAAGTCTCCAACTGAAATACTGTCTAGATATTTTTTAGGGTTTGCAATATAACGATCTATATCAAACTGAACCATCAACTTACTTAATATATTGAATAATTTTTTCTTAAAATCGATATCATTTTTTATGTTAAAGATATATTAGCTTAGAAAAATAAAGAATCACTATGCTTAGCCTAACTCTATGTCATTGGATAATGCAAATATATACACCCATTAAATATAAACAAGAACAATTGACCCGATGGATTTTGTCATGGATTCCTACTTACATCCATCAGGTATTTTATATTCCTGAAAGATCATCTTATATAACAAAAATCTTTAATTATCGTCTCAAACAGCAGTTATTGTCTAATCATCCAGATAACGAATTTAAATCAGGATATTATTTATTTGTGTATTGGAACAATCACACCTATCAAATGGAGCGTATTTTCATGCATACCGATCATATGTTTAAAGCACTTGATATTCAAGATTTACAAGATGTTTGGGGTTTTTCACATCATGACTTGATTGATTTATTAAATCGTTATTTAAAAAAACATGCTACAAAATCGATTATTGATATATTTATTAAAGATGATAATTGTTTTTCCATTCTCCATAAATATTTGCCTAGTTTTCAGCTTCCAAAAAATGCGACAGCCCGTTTGGTTCATATAATATATCAATGTGAAACGGAACAACCGCATGATTTAAAACAAGAAGACTTTAAAGTAACGTTCTATACAGATACCCTAGATGAATTTACAATTAATCAAGACGATTATTTATATTCTTAAATTTTATTTTAGCATTACTTTTCCTTGTGTAAAAGTAGAGGTTTCTTTGGATATGTTGAATCTTCAGTCATCTGCCTATAACATACGCAGTGGTGGAGAAGGTCAATATGAATTTTTTTCAGATATCTCTACACGTTCTCTATTATCTGTACGTGTGGGTGAAAGTGCAGGTAAAATAAGTACAGGTTCAGGGAATGCTTTTATTGGTTATGAATCTGGTAAACAAAATATAGAAGGGTCTTTTGGAACCTTTGTAGGATTTCAAGCAGGTAGTCTTAATCAATATGGAAATTACTGTACCTATGTTGGTGCATTTGCTGGATTACAAAATCGTAATGGAGATGCCAATACATTTGTAGGTTATCGTGCAGGTGAATTGAATAAAGATGGTTCTGAATGTGTGGGTGTGGGTGCTTATACCCTTCGTGAAAACACTTCAGGAAGTCGTATTGTGGCAGTGGGTTATCGTGCAGCAGAACGAACATTGGATGGTGATTTTAATACAATGGTTGGTGCAGAATCCGGTCAAGACAACCGTAGTGGAAATTTTAATACCATGGCAGGATTTCGTTCTGGACGTGCTTCTTTCCGTGGCAATGAAAATACCTATTTTGGAGCTTATGCTGGTTATTCAAATTCACTTGGGAACGGTAATGCTTTTATTGGATATAAGGCAGGTGAGTATCTTCAAGATGGTGGATTTAATGTTGCAGTGGGTGCTTATGCCCTTCAAAGAGCCGAGCACGGAGATTGTAATATTGCCATTGGTGCGTATGCAGGAAGTGTTGCAACTGGTTCAGGTAGTATATATGTCGGTACCAATGCAGGGGCATCTAATGTGAATGGTGATTATAACGTTTATTTAGGAAGTGATACAGGTGCTCTTGCCAATGGAAATGAGAATGTCTATATTGGTAAAAGCGCCGCATGTAATCTTCAAGGAAATCAAAATGTAGTGATTGGTGCCTATACGCTATTAGATCGTCAAACGAATGGTTCTGTTGTTATTGGGTATCGTATTGGAGAAAACTTCCAAACAGGTAACAGTAATGTTTTTATAGGCTATGGTGTTGATACACATGATACAGCAAATTCATTTGGAATTGCAATTGGAACACAAAATGTTAAAACTTATCATAATGCTATTGCTGTTGGTAAAGACATTAATAATTCAGGAAATGCAGGAATTATATTAGGTGGAAATATTCTATGTGATGCAGAAAATACGATTTCAATAGGTCATGATATTGATGTATCCAGTGTATATGTTTTGGCAGATCGTTTGGATTATCGTTTTCCATTAAATACTTCTAAAACGTATGATTTCTTTAATCTTCAGGAATCTTACACAGATACTTTATTTGATGGTATTCGTAGTAATACATCTGCCATATTTGCTTTAAATACCAGTAATATTTATAATTCAGGTGATAATCGTGTCCCCATTCCTATTATAAGATTTGACTCCAATCTATTAAGTTTATTTTATAGTCATATTCTTTATCAAGGCAAAGTACTTCCTTTATACACTGCTCCTACAACCCTTTCCAATTTAACAATCGAAGTAAATATGAGTTCCAATATTCGTATTCAAAATGGTCTCGGTTTGCCTTTGATCCCAAGTAGCAATGAAATATTTGCAAGTGAACAAAAAAAGCTATATCAATATCCTATTACCATTCATTTTACAGGACATCCTTATACAGTATCCCCAAGCTTACTTATAAATAAACTTGGAACGCTTGGAATCAACCTTGTAAAGAAAGATGAAGATATTGGTCAAAGTAATCAATTTATATATAGCTATTACTTCCCAAAGAGATACCCTATTTATTCTCTTCAACAAAATGGTTATCAATCAAATATTGAAATGCCATTGCGTTACGAATACATTCGCCAAGCAAGCAATGTAGAATCTTGGAATTTTAATTTATGGAACTATGAAACATCTGCAGATGGGTACGATACAGGACTTTATGGAAGCTATCCAACAAATCAAGAAGTACTCAGTAATATTGTTCTGCAACAACCTCATTATGGTTTACTTACTTCGAATCTATACACCTACTCACCAACAATCACTTATACCCCTTTCCCAGAATCCTTATTTGCAACACAAGATCAATTTACAATTTATCCTGCCCGACAAATAGACCAACAATTACTCTTATCAGATCGTTCCAATGTGATTACTATGTATTCATCAAATATTGAACGATTTAATAGCAATGTGGTTTTCCTTCATCCTTATCAAGATACCACAATTGACCGTAGCTATTTACTAAGAAAGCCTTTATACGATCCTTCCACAAGCGTCCAATGGACAATTGGTACCAATATGACATTAAAAAATAATCATATAGCTTATGTAACCAATCCAGTGATAACTACTTATCAAGATGTTATTGACCAAAGTATTACGTTATGTATCACAGACAGTAATATCAGTATTGATGAACAACTTCAAGTAACCATAGGAACCGACGATTATCCTCTTTCCGTGTTTTATGTAAATACATCCAATTATATCAATGATTATGCCACAAGTAACATTACGGTTTCTCTAGCAACCAGCAATGTTTTAACATCAACCGCACTACCTAGTCTATTCACAAATGAAATTTATGTTCGCCAATATCCTACCTATGGAATGTTAACCGTACCTGAAACAGCGATCAATACAAATGAAATAATTTATCAAAGCTATCATCCAACAAAACAAGACCAATGTCAACTCTTGGTTCAAACCTCCAATGGAGATCGTCAAGATTATCGTTTATTAAATTATACATTTATACGAAATAATCCAAATACCTATTTCTCAATTCCACTTTACAAGACACAATATAGTGCTTATACACTATCAGGAGTGATTACTCAACTAGTACTATTAAATATTGACCAACAAAATCAATCTTTACAAACTTTCATTATAGATACAAGCACTGTATCGGTGACCAATGCAGGTGGAAGTATACCACCATCTATCCCATCAAGTTCTATATCCTATACATGTAATGTGACTAGTTATGTTCCAAACCTTCAATATTTAGAAACATGCAATATAATAAACAAATATAATTTCAATAAAATTTCCTATGCTGGATTAAGCATCGCAGATAAAAATAAACTTCCGTTACCCTCTCCATGGGATGGCCAAGCATGTAATATTTATTATTATAAATACACATCTGAAAATCCACTCACCTATCCAGCAACGACAGGTTCTTATAATATTAATATTGTAAATCGTGATTATGCACAAACATATTCGCTATACTTTTATGGTGATAATTCTCCCTATTATGAATATGAAACTATAACAGGTGTGACAAATGTTTACTGGGAATATCGTAAACAAATTACGCATGAAAGTTTTTATGATTATGCTTCCAATCTCTTTATCCAAACCTCTAATATTGTTTATGAAAGCTCACGTTACTATTCTGCAGAAGATCAAACTGCTCTATATTTTGATTGTAATATCCAAATACCAATAACTTATCCTTATACTTCTAATTTACGATTAAGTACACTTTCAGGAGATAGTATTTATAAGATTTATACTAGTAATTTTGCATATTATTTTGAAACCGCAAAATATATCAATGCTTATCCATTATATGATAAGAATCTATACCAATACAATGCTAATTATCAATATCAACAAACCAATAGCAATATCTCTATAGTTCAACGCGATGTAGGAATTATCACACAATTTAATCAAAGTAATTTAACTCAAGGTGATGTCTATCTATGGGTGACCAGCAATTTAACATCCAATCAACCTTATGAGTTCCATCGTATTCAATTTAATAACAATCGCCATATTGATTTAAATTATTACAGCAACGTTGCCACTCCAACTTCTTTGGATCAATCTTTTGCATTTCAAACCAGTAATTTCGTATCACAAACTTTAGATGGAACACAAGTCAGTCCAGCTTATAATTTTGCAAATGAAGCAAATACCTTTATTGGTATCCAGTCAAGCAAAGATGGCGTATTGGTTCATAAAAATACAAAAGAAATCACTAACAAGATTGATTATACTCAAGTTGCAGAATATCAATTTATTCCTCTCACACGATCTAATATTGATTCTATTCAATATTTCTATGTAGATAAGACGACAAATCCATATAAAGCACGAAGCTTAATCTCAAAACCGATTCGAATTGATTCACGAATTCAAAATCCCATTTATTTGAATCAAAGTATACAAGATATACGTAATAAAATTACAGCTAATCATAGTTATATTACTTACAATGAACTCTATCCAAATGAAATTGTCTATCGCATTTTATCTCATTCTAATGATTTCAATCAAACACAGTTTTCTCAAAAGGACATTCAAGACGAAGTGATTTATTTAACGACATCCAATATATCTGGGCGTTATACAATTGATTATGATCTTATCAACTCACTTACAGGAAATGCCTTCTCGCAAGGAAGTTTCTTAATTGAAAATTATAAACAAACGATTTATCCAGCTATTCAATATGGACAAACCAGTTGTAATGAATTAAATCAAATACAATCTCTATATGGTCATCATTTAAATGGTGATGTATGGTCATATCTCAATCAAGCATTTCAACCAACTATTTATAACTCAAATGAACTGTACATTCATATTATACGAAGCCCTAGCAAAGGCTATTTGTATTCTTCCAATAGTGCTCTCACACAATCCACGAATGTACGACAACGATTTACTTATGAAGAATTTAAAAACGATAAAATCCACTACATTCCTTATACACCAATGGAGTTATCGAATGATAGCTATCAATTATATCTAGAATATCGTGGCGATGTATCGGATGTTTATACAACAACGATCAAAAATTATTGGTCACGTTTCTCACCCTTCCTAGTAGATACAGGTCGTGTGATTAATGACACCTACCAAATCAAACTAAATACCATTCCAAGGTCTGCTGGTTTGATTCAAGATGGTTATCAATGGAGTTCTAATGGTAATACGTTAAGTATTAAAGACTATACCGTTCCAAAAGTGATTGAATACAGCCATTTTACCCAACGACCTTACTTTAATACTTCGAATGTACAAAAAACCTTAGACAATGGCGGTTTCTATAATTTCTCAGATCTTACCGAATATGTTGTTTCGAGTAATTCCCGAGATTTACATTTCTTTATATCCTCAAATCCAATCTATGGCTGTATCTTAAAAGAAGCTATTCCATTCAATTCTAACTTTAAATATGTTGCAGATCCTTACTTTACATATACAGATATTGTTCAACGCAAAATATTTTATCATCATACAGGTGAGAATAATGTTACAGATCAATTTAGTTTAATTGTTGGTTCATTGAAAGGTCTCACGGATTCAAATATATACGATGTTTCCCAACAATCACTCACTTATACAATTGATATTCAAACAAAACCACAATTAATTTTAAACAATCCTGATTATGTTTATAAATTAACCATGAGTAATATTTTAAATGATTATAATTTACTGACTACATCTATAATTGATATAACATCTGGAAATATCAATATTTATCAATCGAGTAATATTGAATTATATCGTAAAGACAATGGTTCTTATCTTCCTTCAAGCTTCTTTACAAAGAATGAATTATCGACAAATAAAGTGTATTATCAATTCAATAGCAATGTTTTCCAAAATAATTCCAACCAGAATCAACCAAATGACCTTCAATTTATTGTAAGTTCTCAATCCAATGTGAGTGATTATATTGATCCACTCAGTACACTTCCTTATTACAATGGATTGTATTTACAAACCTGGCAAAGTTATTTAAATCAATATATATCGTCTAATGAAATTGTTTATCCATTGACTTCTAATCAAGTGGTACAATATTCAAAACGTAGCTTTGATCCAGAATATGTAAGTTTTGATGGTCGTCGTGTTGAAATTGACTTTACACTCAATCCAGATCAACAACAACTGTATGTAAGTAGCGTCAGCGATACATTCCCACATTCGGTGTATTTGGATCCGATTACAAATTTAGCTTTTGATTTTAAGATTCAAGATCAAAATGACATAAATCTTTTTCAAGCACGATTTACAAAAAAGACAGTAACTTTATATAATTCAAGCAATATCGCTTATGGACCTATTCCAATTACAGTGGAAATGGATAGAAATAATTTATTCCAAGTCATTCTTAAAGATGACCGTAATAATAATGGAGTGTCTCTCTATATAAATAATACTAATTACTTAGCAAATATTCAATATGATCCATTGATCCCATCGGCTAGCAATATTAAGACATTTTTATTACAAGCAAATATCGAAGATTCAAAAAATTATTACAATTATGTGCTAACATCCAATCTCAATTCAAATGTGTATTTGTATTATAATTTAACCAACTTAACCAATCGCTTATTGTTTAATGACTTTAATATTCTTGTAAATACATATGACCAAGCATCACGTGAAAATGTTGGATTTAATGCATCTACAGCTGCTTCAAACTATAATGTGATTATTGGTAAAGTTTTAGATGTTAAGGGTTTAAATAATATCTGTATTGGTAGGAATTTTAAGACAGTTGGTACAGATTCCATTATTTTGGGAAATAATATTGGCGTCAATGAAATAATTACAGCAAACAATACACTCAATGAAATATTTGATTCCATAGTCATTGCAAATAATAGTTTTATTAATTCTAAAGTACGTGATACTATTGCTATCGGTAATAATATTTTAAGCAATATTGATCCAACATTGGTAGATATGAATAATTTCTTAAGAAAACGTCCTGTTTTGATTGGTAATGACATTACAACGGATTTGATTGATTTTCATATTAATTTTCAAAATACGATCTTAAAAACAACAGAAGGTCCAGTGGGTGGAATTTATTTGGGTTTAAATCAAGAAGTGGTAGGAATAGGTTATACACAAAATCAACAATTTACGAATGAATATCAATTATATGTGAATGGAGGAATTTCAACACGAGGTCCATTTACTATTGGTGGAGAACTTGTCACATTGCGCAAGCTATATGGAAACTTGATTTATACGAGTGGTATAAACCATTCACTTACAATTCCAATAAGTTGGACAACGACACAAACGGACGATTATTCAGCATTCCTTGTAACAGGTAAATTTAGAGGTTTACTCAATGATACAGAGACCTTATATCGTCGTTTTGAAACGTGGGTCACACCAAAGGATGATTTAGCAAATTCAAAACCTAAGGGTTTAGTAGATTATGAAGTCGCCAATTATAATACAGGTGGAATTAGTGGATTCGGTCATACACTTACACGAAATACAGCAACTACTATTAACCTAACTATATCTTGGACGACAAACATAACATTAACAATCTTACTAAAAATGATAGTACATTTAGACTTGGAAGTTTCTTATCCAGAAACTATTGGAAAAATTATATTGGGTACTACGATATTTGCGTAATAATAATAAACTAAGGAATAATATTTTTATTTTGTAATGTCTGTATGAGGTTGTTATAATCAGACTGTAATTGTTGAAGATATTGCTGTTGTTGTTGAATTGTTGATTCAAGAGTTTGAATTTGGGTTTCTTGTTGTTGAATTGTTGATTCAATGGTTTGAATTTGAGTTTCTTGTTGTTGAATTGTTGATTCAAGAGTTTGAATTTGGGTTTCTTGTTGTTGAATTGTTGATTCAATGGTTTGAATTCGGGTTTCTTGTTGTTGAATTGTTGATTCAAGAGTTTGAATTTGGGTTTCTTGTTGTTGAATTGTTGATTCAAGAGTTTGAATTTGGGTTTCTTGTTGTTGAATTGTTGATTCAAGAGTTTGAATTTGGGTTTCTTGTTGTTGAATTGTTGATTCAAGAGTTTGAATTTG